GCCGTACTCGGCACCCTCCTCTGCCTCTCTTCCCATAGGACATTCGTTACAAATACAACTATGTGTTACGCATTCATTTTGAATAACGTGTAATGCTTCAATTAGCTTTTTCATGTCTGCTCCTTTCTAAAACAGTCCAAATAATTTCAACAAACTCATAAAACACAATGTTATAAAACCACTTAAAAAAATGCAAAATATGCGTATCGTTGCATTAATCCATCCTTTCATGTATGCTCCTTTCACTCCCAATGAAATCTCTCATGCCATTGTTCTTCTGGTGGCAATCTTTTGTACGCATTCAAGCATAACTGTCTATCTGACTTATCTCTCCATCTTGGGTCTGGCATTGCAACATGACAACTGCATTTGCCATCTTCATTTAGTTGTAAATTCGCACACGTACTGCATTGAAATGCTTTCATGTCTGCTCACCTACTTTTTAATTCTTTGTATCAATGATTTAATATATCTGTTTCCTTTACCCATGAATCCTCCTATAGTTGCAATTATCCACATGCAAATAAGGTTTTCTGTCGCACGTTTCAAAGTGTTTGCAGTCGGCACATTCTTTGAAACCAAATTTAAATAAATATATGATTTTCTTTAACTTATCCTTCATGTCTACCCCTTTCGCAGTAATGCTTTCTGTACTTCCATATCATCAATTTCCCAAGTTTCTGGCTCATATTTAAGACCACAAAAGCCATTTATGGAAAAAGGACATTTAGGATCTTCTGCACACCTTCTGCGTTTCTTGCATTCTTTTTGAATAACATGTAATGCTTCAATCAGTTTTTTCATTTCGCACTGCCTTTCCGCATATCTGCTCCGCACTCATAACAGAATTTCATTTCCCTACCATAACCAACAACCTTTAATTTAAGTCCACAAACAGAGCATTCTTCCCACTTTGCAAAACCATGTTCATCTTCTTTTACAACCCACTCCCCATGAACCACCGGTGCAGCTTCGATTGTAGGCTGGTCATCAACTATGCTAATTATCGAACAAATGCTATCGGCTACTTCTTCTGCATCTGAATAACATCCTCGATTAGCAATCACTCCTGAACGCTCTTCCCACAATTCCTCTATCAACGCACTTCTGCTTATCAAATCACTCATACTCTTCTCCCTTCATCTGTTGCTAAATTTCAATTTGTCCACTTGCTGTTATATTTCTCTAGCCTATCTTCTACCGACTTAATACTTTCGTTGATTGTACTTAATGCGATTTCGTAGTTCTCAATTTTATTATCAAGAATTTCAAATCTTTGGTCTTTTAATTCTTCCAAAATAAGAGAACATACTGCTTGTGCTCCGTCTGCAAAACCACTTTTATATTTATGCTCTAAATCCTCTTTGGTAACAGAATTACTACAGCCACTCTTGCTAAGTCCCATAAAAACACCTCCACAAATCTTTATTCTCCCTTCATCCATTGCTAAATTTCAATTAACTGCATCAATCTTCATCTGGTAGGAATTGCGGACAATCATCTTCTGTTTCGATAAGCTTGTCACCTATGTTACAGTTGCAACTACAATTTGCATAACCTTCTTCTAATTGAGAATTATAAGAATCATTGCAACTATTTCTTGCACATACTCTGCATAGACAATCGGCACAATCTTCATCTGATTCTACCAATCTTTCTTTTTTCGGATCAGTCTCCTTAAATTCCTTCTTCTCTGGCAACGGTTTCAAAGGGCACCAATCTTGCTTTGTCTCATATCTGTTAGAGCAAAACTTATTTGCTTTCATGCAAATTCCATCATTTGAACATATCTCACATTCTGCACAGTTTTCTGGCATGTCCATAATTAAAATTGCTTTGCTCATTTCGCACCGCCCTTTCGCATAATTGCACCACACTCAGGGCATGAATTACATTTCACATAGTCTGACCAATAAGCCATACGATACTTGCCGCACACAGAGCATTTCGGTTTCCTATTCCCATGTTCATCTGGTTCTTCTTTGAGCCATTCACCATACACCACCGGTACAGCTTCGATTGTTGGTTGCTCATTGATAATATCTACTATTGTCGTGTCATCATAGTTATCACCACACACACCATCGTCCAAGTAAAATGAGACCTCAACGCCCTCTATCGATTTCAACAACGCACTTCTGCTTATCAGATCACCCATCTTTATTTATCCTTTCCACTAAATAATTCCATAGTTTTCTTGTGCAAAAATTCCACATCGTCAACTCCCAAAGTAGGAAACACCTGTTGCCAGTGTCCGTATTTTGCAGAATGTTGAATCCATTCACTTTCCATAGGCTCTAGCATTGGCTCATTATTCCTCACAAACATCATAAGCCTAATATCAACTGTCTTAGTATCTCTGTTAAACACCATTGACAAACTCATACTATCATCACGTTTTTGGTATACCACATATCTATCTGTTTCGCCGTATTTGTTACTTTCGTTCATACTCTTCTCCCTCTTGCTCAGAAATAAACCTATTAAAATCACTTGCAACAAACTTTGGGTCACCATAAAATCCACTTTGGTATCTATCATCTTTTTCCATGATAGCTTTAATTAAAAGTGCATTTCTTCTGCTACTGCATATCAGTTTCAGTTCTCCGTTCTCGTATAAGCCATAATCACAAACTATAGACCTTACATCATATTTGCTCATGCTCTTCTCCCTTCATCCTCTACTAAGATCTATTTTGTTTACATCCCGGATTTCTGGCATACGAACCTGCGATGTTTCTATTACTTCAAATATTCCTATAACCCAGCTGTCACCTTCTACTTTTTTGCTTTTGGTTGTAATGCTGATAACCTCCACATCATCATCACAAATTACTGTTATTTCCCTTGCCATAATTATTCTCCCTTCATCTTCTCCAAGGCTACTTCGGCTTCTTCTCTGGTTCTAAAACATTGATTCTCAAATTCTTTAAAGTCCAACTTCCAATAATCCCTTTGATTTTCAATAGAGTCTAACCAGGCATATCCGCAATTAATTTGGTTTACTTCGTCTACGTGAATTGTGTACCCTGTACATTTGACATGTGTCACTGTATCATCTTCATAAGCGAGCACCCAAAACTCATCACCCACCTTGCAAGGCAATACCAGAAGTCTCCCTTGTTCTTCTAAATCCTCATAATTTGCAAGCTTCTTCATTGCATCTGCAAAAGGATTGCAATGATGGCATTCATAATAACCATTTACACATTCTTTTTCGCAAACCTCATAACAGAGTGCTGTTTTATTATTTAACCATTTAGTCAATCTCTCCATGTTATTCACCCCAATTAAATACCTGATAGCAAAAGCTACAACAAACATCATCTTCATCCACGATACATCCGCAATTTGGACAGTTGCCTATAAATCCTACAAAAACCTTCTCATCAAGAACCATTGTTTTGTGCGTCGGATTCTTCGGTGTCATCCTTTCCAATGCTAAAACTGCCATTTCCAACGCTTCTCCAAGTTCTCCCTTGGGATTTCTATCAGCTATATACCGCATCAATGGTGTTTGTTTAATCTTTTCGATTGCTTCTTTCTCTGTCATAATCACCACTCCTATCATTTTTCATTATTCTTTTCGCTTAATACATATAATTCTGATATCATTCTCTTCCATCTTTTCATAACGTCGATATCCACACCAACCATGTTCGGCACCACAATTTTCTTCACAAAATTCATAACTATCATTTACGTGATCACACAACATGCAATTAGGATCTTCGTCATCTGCTGTATATTCTATGTATTTTGCCATATTAATCTCCTATCATTTTCAAAAAGTCCTGCTCAGATATGATTTTAACACCTAGGCCTTTTGCCTTAGAATTTTTTGATGAATTACTATTAACATCGTTATTCACCAGGTATGAAGTTTTAGCACTTACAGATCCACTTACCTTACCTCCAAGGTTCAAAATCTTTTCTGTAAGTTCTTCTCGATTCTTAAAATGTTCCAAAGAACCTGTAATAACAAATGTTTTCCCAGCCAATATACTCGTTTGCATATTATTTTGCTTACTTATTCCGGTTTCAAAATTAAATTCCCTTTTCAGTTCCAAGAACTCAATCCAATGAGCATCACGCCAACTTATTAACGACTTGTACATTGTTTCACCAAACCCCTCAATTTCTAAAAACTTTCTTGCAGCTCCGAAAGATATGATTTGACAGAATGTATCAATATTTCCCTTACAAAGTTTAGAAATATCCTTACTTGCTGTTCTTCCAATTAATGGAATGCTCTGGGCATACAAGAATCTCTCAAGATTAGTATTTTTACTCTTAGCAATGTTCTCAAGCAACTTTAATACGCTCTTCTCTCCGAAGCCAGGTTCCTTTGTCCATTCGTTTTTATATATATCTAAACTGTAAATATCCTTTAATGATTTAATCCAACCTTTTGATAATAAAAATTCTAATGTTGCAGATGACATATCCTCAATATTCAAGGCCTGCTTGCTACAAGCGTGTTCTAACTTAGATAACAGCTTAGCTTGGCAATCAGGATTAATACAATGAAGTGTTTTGCTTCCGTTTTCGTTGTGGATTTCTGTTGGCTCACCACAGCAAGGACATTTATCTGGATATGTCCAGGTATTACTTCTGGTTAAATTGTCATGAACCTTGGGAATTACCATATTGGCACGGTACACAGAAATAGTATCGCCAATACCCAATTCTAAATTTTCAATATAAGAAATATTATGTAACGTTGCTTTGGTTGTTAATGCTCCATCCAAATCAACCGGCTCAAATATCGCTACTGGATTAATTAACCCAGTTCGAGTAGTATTCCACTCAATGTTTGTAAGAACAGTTTCGCTTGTATCGTCTTTCCATTTCCTCGCCAACATATTAAGAGGATGATGCTCCGTACTACCAAGAGATTTTCCATATTCATAGGAATTATATTTATATATAGTTCCATCCACAGGATAATCGTAAGCTTCTGGATTAAAGAATTTTTCATCAATATCTAAGTAGTTTTGTGCAGTCACTTCCTTATGCTCAACCACATCAAATCCCAATCTCTGTAAATCAGCAAAAGAATCTAATACGTCTAAATTTGTAACACCGTCAATCGAAACAAGTTCAAACACTTTATATTCTAAGTATCTTTCCTTTGCCACATTTGTATCTAAGGTTCTAACAGATCCTGCTGCCAGATTTCGAGGATGCTTATATGGTTCTGCAAGCTTTTCATTGATCTTATTGAAGTTGCTCCAGGAAATCACGCACTCTCCTCGCACCTCTAAATCAATGGGCATTGAAAGCTGCAGTGGTAAATTCATACAATGCTTAAAAGATTCCGTCACATCTTCACCTACTAAACCATTCGTTCCTCTAGTAATGGCCTGTTTGTATTTTCCTTTCTCAAACCGACTTACAATCGTAAGCCCATCCAACTTCCAACTCTCTACGGTTGGGTTTTTAGAGACGAATCTTCCCACTTCACTCATATCTTTTGTTTTATTGGCAGAAAGCATTTGCTTTGTGTGTATTACCTTGGGTAAAAAATCTAAAACTTTTCCCTGTACTCTATGCAATGGTGAATTGCTCATGATAATACCGGTTTCCTTTTCCAAAGCTTCCAGCTGATCCATCAAATCATCATATTCTTTATCTGACATAATTGGATTGTCATTTAAATAATAAGCATCACTCGCTTTATTTAATTTGTCTATAAGTCGTTTCATTTCCAAATTCTTTTCCATCATATACCTCTTTACTTTTTAATTTACATCTGATATTATGTTTATGATGAACACCCGAACAGCTGTTCGCCTCGGTTGTTCACCATTTTACATAATACATCGGCAAACTTGCTTCTTTTATGTTTTCCGATATTTTCCAATATTTAATTTTATTTACTTAAAACCTAAAAAATCTATGTCAATTTCGATATTACCATCCTGTAGCACGATAGAATCCGAGTATTCATCATATGTAATATTATCATTAGTATTTTGAATATTTAATACAAACCTTCCTGCTTGAATACTCACAGAATCATCATAAACCTTACAATAGTCTGGAATTATGATATTATGCATGTCTCCAAGATTAGTATGTATGCCAACCGTAATTGTCTTATGATTTTCAATACATTCATTCACCTTCTTTCTTAAGATTTGGAATACCTCAACTACTGTCTCATTAACTAGTCCCATAATAAAGCACCTCCGTTGTTATATTATATGCTAGACCTACAGATACAATTAACGCTTTATATATATATTATATAAATAATATTAAAGCCGGTGTAAAATATTGTCAAGTGTTTATTTGGTATATTATTTTATTCCCCTAAAACAAACTCGTGTTCGCCTTTATATTATATACCACACATATTAATTTGTAAATACCAACAGAAAAAAAGACTACCCGGATTTAATCCAGATAGTCCTTGTGATCTATTATATAGCGTGTTTTAGAAATTTGACAATTATATTTCTCTTCAACTTCTTTAAAATATGGAGAATGTATATATTCTGAATCTTTCATTCCTAATTCTTTTGCTCTTTTCTTGATCATATGTAACATACCTGAATCAGATATGCTATTGAGCGTGATGTAAGAAGGAAGACCAAGAAAATTAATAATTCTACCGAAAGCTTGATATATATTTCTTCCCATTTGATAATCAGACACGTCTGTTTTTACGGTATAATGATGCTTCAACACATATCCTCTATCAACCAAAGGAATACTTCTAATCGGGCCATAATATCTATCTTCTTCGATACAGTCATCAATAATATGACGCAATATATTCGATATTTCTATTTCCCTTCCGGTACAAAGACTTAATGTATTTCCATTAACATCAGACGGCTTCAGCTTTGCTAATTCACAATAATCCTTACCGCCTATACCCTCAAATGTTCCCAACAATACATACTTGTCTTTAGGATTCGCAAGCTGCATCACCCAGTCCAAAACCATACTTTCAGTTACTATTTTTTGATTGAATACTCCTTTGTTTATAAATCCATTAAAATCTTCGTATTTAATTTCAATATAATGATTTTGATTGTCTGCTACTAAATGCTGACTTAAACACCATTGCGTATACATTGATAAATGGCTATTAATAACATCTAATGATTTTATCGTTGGAATATTCAACATTTTGTAAAATTCTATAATCTCATATACTGTAAAGTCGTGAACATCTTTGTTATATTCAAATTCCATTTCGGAGGTTTTTTCAAACAATCTTTCCAGATATCCGTTTGGCAGAGTGGTTTCTTGATTTTTTTCATAGATATATCTTGATTTTAACTCTTCATTATACATATGCTTCTACCTCCTGTATTATTTTTTCAATACCATCCACAACAACCTTTTTAGGTGTTCTTGAACGGAATTTCTTGTTATCCAACTGTTCAACTTTCTCTATTACGGCATCAATAACTTGACACATGTGTCTTTTATCTTTATCTTTGTAATAATTAAATACACACATGATTGCAGTTAACTTCTTATATGAATATGACTGTGTAATATATTTTGTATCATATTCTGTCAGCATATTAAAATTATCAGTTAATTCTTTTATGGCAGATATTAATACAACCTTTTCTTTTTCTTTTGAGGTATATCCTTTAAAATAGAAATAATCAATCAATCCAGACAACTCTGCAAAATTAATTATTCCCTGGTTCATACTAATTAAACCTTGTAAATTAAACTGAGAACTTCCATTTAATCTCTTTACGACGGAATTTGATGCTTTATATGAATCCATCGCATCACTATCAGTCTTAGGCATTCTCGTCTTTTGAGCTTCCTGATAAACGAATTGTCTTGCCTTATCTTCCATGAAATTAACAATTCTCAGTTCCATAGTGTAATTAAAATCCGGATTGTTGATATTTATCCTACATGCTGCTACGTATCTGTGATATCCATCTAAAATATCAAATCCTCCTAAGGATTTAATTACTAACTCTTTTGTTTCGTCATCATAATAAAAGTCTGAGTCTATTTCTTGTGGAATGTTTAATGTAAATGGAGTAGGAATATAAATTCCATCATTGTACATTTTTGTAATTGATTTGATCGCCGTTTCGTTTATGGTAATTTTATATATCTCTTTACCACCCCTTACAACTTTTTGCATAGTTCTCTGTGCATTTTCGTTGTAAGTTATTAACTGCGCATCTCTCAATTTCATTAACATTCTAAAATCTATCTTACCAGTCCATTGATCATCTGTTACTTGAATCATTTCGAATCTTAAAGGAAATTTTATTTTATCCACATTATACTTTGAATTTTTATATCCTCTAATTTCCTGATCAGTAAAATAATCCTCAAATCTTATCCTGGTATTTGGAATGTTATTTTTAATTGAATCTAATAAACAAAATAAAATAAATTCTGACGCTTCTTGGACGGGTTTTCTTAATGCTAGATAATCAGATGTAATGCCTTTGGGGATCTCATATGTTTCTTTTGCATATATACAAATTTGCTTGCACAACTCTGTATTAGCAGTAATTTTAAGAATCTTTTCTTCTAGATATTTCTCCAAATTTTCATTTGCTGTTAACATCTTATGTCCCTTCCTTTCTGAAATGATTATAGTCTTTTTTTATTATTTTGTCTAGTCTTTTTTGTCAAAATGGTGCTAAAATATTATTTCATTTACTTAATCATATAATGAAGCAATTGTCGTAATAGCATCTCTTTTGTCCTGGTTAAAAATCTTCGTATACCTTTTAGTTGGTGCTGTCGTTTTATGTCCTAAAACATCTGCAACTAAATAAATATCTTTTTTTGCCTGGTACAAATTTGTGCCACATGTACTTCTTAATTTGTGTGGAGTGATATGCTTATTTACAACAGGTTCTGTATGTTTTTTGATGATATACTCAATGGATCTAACAGTCATTCGTTTTTTCTGATTTGAAATAAATAAAGCCCTGCATGATTCTCCGTTTAAGATTTTTTCTCTTTGCTCTAACCATAAACTAAGAAACATACAAGTCTTTTCATCAATAAAAACTTTTTTACTAATATTTCCTTTTTCAATTACTTTTATAGATTTTTCTTTTAAATTGATATCTTCTAAATTTATTTCACTTAACGCAGTAACTCTCAATCCATTAACAACAGGTATTCTAAACAATAAATAATCTCTAAATTTCCAATTTTGTTGTTTTGCAACGGCCAAGCTATTTCCAGAACCTTTAATTATCTGATTTTCTACTAACTTTACCTCCTCCGGTGTTAGAAAGATAACATCTGTCTCTTGGATTTTAGGACGTTCTATCTTCTTATTAGAAAAAGGACTGGATTTTACATAGTCGTTTTTTACTAAAAATGAGAAAAAAGCACTTAATGAAGAATAAATACATGCTTTAGTTGCATTTGATAATTCTTTTACCTCATCTCCTTTGTTATATATATTTATTTTAGTCATATAACGTTCAACATCAAAAGAATCAATTTTGTCAATATCAGAAATATCTAACGAATTTATATCGTTATTAGAGTAGTCCTCTAAAAATCTAATAACGTTAGTAACATAACGAAATTTTGTCGTGTGGGATTTCTGACTTAATGAATAGTAAAATTTAATCATGTAATCCGGCATACTTGCTATTTTTTGCTGTATTTTCTTTTCCGTATCAATTTTATGCTCTAATCTTCCTTGCATATCAATATCTCCTTTACCATTTTAATGTTAATTCTTCTCTACTAGGCACTGATTTTGCTTTTAATTTTATTGCAGTATCCCTCCATTTCCATATATATTCTTGGAATACATTTTTTCTTTTGTCTGATATTTCATATTTATATTTTTTCATTTCTGCTATTGCCCATTGTGTTGCATAAAACTCTTCTTCACAACGCTTCATACCTGGTTTATTTGTCATAATATGACCAATTTCATGTAATAAATCAAATAAGGAAGTAGGCGTTGGATTTAAAAAATTATCACAAGATATACATATAATTCTTTCTGGCACATAACAATATGCTCCTTTTTCATTAGTAGGTCTAAAATTAATTGTGTTACAATATTTAACTATAAGATCGTTTTGAATTTGTAATACCGATTTCTTCATTTTTATCCGTCCTTAATTATACTTTTTTATTTCGCTTGCTCTCCATAAAAGAAAGACAATCGTTACAACTATCCATCCAAGTACTCTTTCATGAAAAATTGACAATACTAACATAACTAATATATATATATACCACCCATCTATTAATGTAGGGGCTGTTTTCTTAGAAACCATAGGTTTTTCTTTATATTCATGCATATCATTATGTGAATCTAAAACCTTTGATACAGTTATGTTATATTCTTTAAATAAATAATATATAATATAAGTATTTCTAATTATTTCAGCTTTATCTTGACACCAACTCCCTTCTTCATTGTAGAAAAGATCTGCATATTTATCACAAATAGCTTTAGCCTCCTTTTCACTAATTGTTTTACCTTGTATACTTTTTAAATATGCAACGCATTGTTCTCCAGCTTTACTTTCATGAAATGATTTTTTTGCATAATAAAACATATTTTTTACACTCCTTTGTTTTTTAGCTACAAGCTGTCATTTATTACATTATCCTACAAAACCAATCTTTTCTAAATCAATATTACCACCTAATCTTGGCAACGGTTCAAATCCATAGGAATTACAAACTTCTTTTACCTCCTCATCACTCATAATTCTATTAACTTTAATGGCTCCGGCAATAATCCATTCACCGAACATGTTTGGATTGGTCTTATATTTGTAAAATCCATTCTCCGGAACATAAGTAAGATATGCATTCTTAGGAATTACAATTCCTTTCTTATTAATACCATTCATATTTGCTGCTTCCTGGTAATTTATTTCAGTTGAATATTCAACTTCACACCAAACATGATCAGGATTAAGAAATTCAATTTCTCCACTGTTTCCCTTAACACCGATATGAGTTACATACGGCATATCAGAACTTAAGTGCCACCCAGGCCGATAGCAGAGCGGACCTAATTTTGACTTTACTTTACCATTTTCTGTACGTTCTCCACATTTAGCAGCAATCCATTCTCCCATTGGTGTTTCGTTATCTGCATCTACAAATAAAGGGAAGATTTTACCTGGTTCTGATTTTTTAACTCTAAATAATTTATAAGCTATATTTTTATCCATATTATACCATATCTCCTTTTTTAAGTCAAATTTGATTGTTGTTGTATTATTTTATTTACTTAATGCGCTGGAAAAATAACAGATTCTCCTTTGTTTAACTTGAAACATCCTTCTTCGTTATAATGGCAGTGTGCACAATTCCCCTGACAAAAGTAACTTCCGTATTCTGGAGCCGTTGTGCTACCGTCAATATACAAAACATGACTAACCGGAAGATTATGTCTGTTATCCATTTCGGTATCTTTCCAAGCACTAAAGATGCAATGAACATTTCGTTCAAACTCATTGTTGTCCAGAAACTCATTTACTTCTTCATAACTTTTGGTAAAAAATAAGATGTCACATTTCGGATTTTCCTTTGCCACTTTATTAATCAAAGGAAGATCCTCTTTGCAAACATCCCCACCGACGTTCAACCTCAAAGCTTGAACGCAATTGTATTTAATTCCATAACTTACTTCTTCCCAGAACCGGTTAATATCTAACCTATGAACTGCAGAGTTTCTTGCTCTATCAACCTGAACTTTAGGCTGAAAACAAACATTAATTACATCATAACATTCTTTTTTGCATTCCTTACAGTTGTGACCACAATCAGCAATTGGAATTAAACTAACTGTATATACATTCTTTCCAGTCTTAGAATTACCTTGCTGCAATCGTACATGAACATTATCAATATCCTTTTCAAATTCATTTCTTAACTCAACCATTCTCTGTACTCTTCCCATAATTACCTCTGTTTTAACATTTTTAATTTTCTTAGGCTGTGCTCCCATTTTTAATTTCTCTCCTTTTCTTTGTAACAAAAAAGACACCAGAAAAATTCTGATGTCTTTAATGTTTAAATTATTTGGTTTCGTTTTAAATATGTATAATGTAGTTAATTCTATTCAACTACTTCTACTTCATTTGTTTCATTTTCCTCTAAAGGATAAATTCCATATGCACATTCATATGCTCTGCCAATTTCAATCCATTTAGGATTGGTTGCATCTGTTCCAAGATTGTCCTGATCAGTAAGATATACCTTTTTAATACTACCGTCTTCGTACTTTATCTTACATCCATTTGTAATTTCTTTTCCGTTTTTATCAAAGTATCTGGGTTTTCCATTTTCGTATTTAATCATAGTTTTATTCCTTTCTTATTTATTATTTGCTAACTGATATATCGTAATTACTTCATTTACAATGTCAAGCATATCTTGTCTAGACATATAAATCAATTCTCCGTTTACCAAAGTTATCAAATATCTATTTTTAGATTTTGAGTTTGTTCCAACTTTCGTAACACTTTTTACTTTTTCTTGTCCGAACTTATAACAAGCAAGAGCATGCAAATCTTTTTTAGTTAAATAACGACTAACTATTTTTGTCAAGTTATCATCTCCTTGTTGGTTTTATTTATCAATATACAACAAAAGCAACCTCACAGGTTGCTTTATGTTATTTTTTCAGTTCTTGTAATGCTTTTAAAATTTCATTTGCTTCGCTTTCCGACATTACACCAGCATTAACTGCATCTTCCAGTGCTTCTTTGTGACCACACAAAGGACAGATAGGACTCTGATCTCTTCGAGATGTTGCTGGTTTTTCAGAAAACTCTTTTCCACATTTAGGACAAATCATAATTATTCACCCTCCTTAACAATTTTTTCTCCACAATTAGGGCAATAATTTATTGGAATATCATATCCAGAATCATGTCCTCCATTTTCCCAATATAATTCTGATATATTTACTCCAGACGTTCCTTTAATTTCCATAGCTTCTAAATATCTTTTTGTATTATACTTTTCTAAAGTTTTCCGAATATCATCACAATAATTACATCCCATATTTATTACCTCTTCTTTCTCTTATAATACTCTTCATACCAACGTTCTTTCCGGACATAAGCATTTGGCTTATTAACCTCTTTCTGCTCCTGGAAAGAACACTTTTCATTTTTCTTACATTCTTCCGTTTCCAAAACAAAAAACGGACAGTTGTTAATATCGTGTGGTAATGTACATTTCTTACTCATCTACAAGATTAGCCTTTCCAAGCAAGATATATAATCTATTGATTGTTACATCTATAGCTTTCATTTCAGCCATTAACGATACTTTTTTATCAAATTCTTTTTCATTATCATAGCCACGAATTTTATCTAATTTCTTTTTTAATTTTTCTTTATCGCTTACTAAGATATTTATTTCTTCGTTTACTAAATCAGTCCACTTCATAAATACTTACTCCTTTATATCAAACGCAGACAGTCTAAGAAACTATACGTAATTCCACAAACTTCAATTTTGTTTCCCTCTATATAGTAATCAGACAACCATTCTCTAAAGGAATCATGGCTACCCATATCTGATTTACGATCCTCAAGCCATTCAATCAACCGTGATTCATTTGCAAATGTTCTGACTACTCCTAAACTGTTCATGTTAAGCCACCTCTTTTCTGTTATATTTTATCCTGAAACTATGATATTTTCAACAATTATGCATAAAATATTTACAATCCAATCAAGTCTTCAGCTACACTCACATCAAAGGTTTCTTCAAACCAATGCCAGATTTCTTCTCTATGAGTTCCTGCAGAAAAATCGTTCCAATCTTCTTCGATACATTCAGTTTCCGGATCCATCGGAACATCACCAAATTCAAGCCAAAGATCTTTCACATGAAGTTCTTTGCAGTTAAGAAAACTATCATCTAATCCTCTAGAAATGATTGTTTTCATATCTTCATCACTTATGTTAAAATTCCTTTCTCTGCAATATTCCATTGCAGCATCATATTCGTTCTCCATAAACTGCTGATCATCTTTAATTTTATCAATTTCTTTTAAACGTTCTTTAAGTGACATATTATTTTATCTCCTTAATCAAAATTTTAAATTATATGTTTTTAACATTCTACGAACCATCATTTTGTTAGGTCTTTTAGTAGCAACTACAATATCATTTCCTCTTTTATAAATGAAATGGTCTCCATTTTGTCTTACGAATTCAAATCCATTATTAACTAATAGTCTACGGAACTCCTTTTCGTTGTAATTTTTAGTCTTGCCAATTGCCATTAATTCTCCTCCACTTTCTTTCTCATATAATCAATCTGATCCTGTAAATCTTTATTATGTACCTCACTCAAAACTTCCTTGTTTGTCATCTGATAAGCAAGCAGCGTTTCCAGGATCTGTTCATCAATAGTTTTCACACGAGGAACAATTTCCTCTAAACCACAATCTTCTGTCATTTCAATTCTGTAATACTTAACAGTTTTGTAATTCATAAAACAATCTTCTAACTGTTCACCATATTTAACATCGGCATCTTTTAACATATCAACTTCACTGCTATCATACAGTGCAAAGAAGATTTCCTTTGAACAGTCTTCAGTTTCATTTAATTCTTGAAAATCCATAGCAACTTTATGTAACCAAGCTAAGAAATCCATTGCATTCCAACCATCAATATTGTTATCTACTAACAACTGAAATAAACTCTGAAACACTTCCGGATAACAACTATTAACAATCACATTCTTTACAATATAATTTTGTTTAGTTAAATTCATGTTTTCAACCTCTTTCTTTTCTGTTTTAACTTCAACAGTATTTTCACGACAGTCAAGAATAAAATCATTTAACCTTATATAGTTATCATCTGTATAAGGAATTTTTACATTATGATTACCTACTTGAATATTAATATCAAGATTATCCTGATTAATCCAACCTCCGTTTTGAGTTTTAGAGAACTCTGCTAGTCCGTCATCTACAATATTTCCATAGAAAAAATCTAAATCTTTAAAGGTAAAATCATAATCAACTTGGCTTTCATACTCATCAACAAACTCCTTGATAGTCTTAACATATTCATCTCTATAATTATCATCTTCTAAGAAAGTCGCACCATAAAACCAGCCAACTATTTTTTCTTTGATTTCTAGATTTTTATCTCCCTTTTGCCAACTCTCATATTCCTCTTCTGTTAAACCGGTTGAAAGAATAAAACATCTGTCACTTGTTTTAGCCGGACATAAACCAATCGTGCCGCCCATATCTAAACTATACATTTTTCCAGTATTTTCACTTACAAAATAGTAACCATCGTTATTTTTCTTCAACATATTATTCAACATCCTCCACTTCATTAAAATCTTCATCCCAAATTTGTCTGTACTTGTCAGAAGAATCAAATCCTAACGTTGCATAATCTATTTCAAAATCATCATGATTAAGTTCTTTTGCTTTTCTTATTGCCTCTTTGTCGTTTGCTGCTTCAATTTCTGCAATTGCAAATCCTAAAACTGCTACTCCAACGGTATATTTCATATTATTCAACCTCCCCACTATTAACTAATATATTCAATGCATCGATTATTCTATTATACGATTCCGCACCCCATGAAATCCTTGTAGTTAATCCACACATTGTTATGTCGATTGTGGTTTCATACAATTCGTCCATGTCTTCACCTGACAACTTAGAAATATATCTTTCACATTCCTGTATAAAGAGTTTCGCCGGCATATTATCTGATTTCCATTCGAGATATTTAACATAATGCATATTATAATTATCTGCATCCTCTTGAATTTCTCTTATTCGTACTCCTTCATTTGTATCTTCTACAATATAAATAGCTTTTGTGTTTTTATCATAAAACTCCTGGCGATCATAATACTCATGAAACATTTCCATATTCGGTTGACAAAACCAATTCTGCATCAACATAATTAATCCTCCTCACACAATTCTTTTGCTAATTTCAACATCAGTTCCTCGGCATTTTCAAAAGTAATAACTTGTCCATTTCCAATGCCGGTATAAATTTCATTAGAAGCATCATAATCTTCCAAATCTTTTACCTCATAAGCATCTAACCAAGGTAAATGCTTTTCTCCATCTTCAAACATTTCAGATGTTGGTACTTGTAACTCAACCATTACAACATACCCTTTTTCATCATCGTAAAACAACCGTGCAGCTTGTTCATAATTAGTTCCCATAAAATCGTTTTTCATATCATCAATAAATCTTTTAAAACATTTCTCAGTTTTAATTCCATAATTCCATTCAAATCTATACATCACTAATCCTCCTTATCGCTAAACCACTTAGCATTGATATACTTTCTGTTCTGCCAAATGTAATCAACAACGGTTTTCTCATAACAATTATTATTTGTTCTAGCTACTTCCAATAAAGGATTAAATATGTCTCTCAAATCTCCATTTCTATTGAGCACGGAAACATTCCCTTCTTTATCTTTTCGGAAGACAAACTGAAAACCATCGTCAGTTACTATGTAGTACTCATTATCTTTCAACATGCACTGGTTAATAAATACATCTACATCAGATTTCTTTTTGATTTTAAATTCATTCGGAATTACCATTACTATCACTGTTCTCATAATATTTTTCCTTTCTTTATAGGCTGCCATATTTCAGACAGCCTATTTTTTACTCTTCTACTTTCTTACAACTGTCTTCCCCGTATGCAACACCAAGCTGATGGCCGGTATCCCAATGGACATGAATTGTACCAATGTCATCTACCGCAACTACAGTTCCTTTGGTACCAACAGGAATATGTGTGTAAGGATCTTCCATGTTAACTAATTCAACTCTAGTTCCTTTTGGATATGTTTCTTTTAATAACTTAACAATGTGTTCTGGTGCTCCAATGTTCATTTTCATTCCTCCATATTATTTTATTTAGTTAAATCATTTTGTTAACAGCCTTCATAATATCATTAATAATTGAAATTCCACTGTCTCCTTCTACACTCTGATATCTGGCAAACAAATCACTTTGATTTCCCCAACTAATTCTAACTTCTTCAGTAGGATCATCAATTTTGTTAAGTTCTATATCAGATTCGTGGAACTTAATATCAATCAAATATCTCTTTCCATCTTCATCTGGTTCAGAATACTTTCTTTCTACATAACCATATTTAATTTGAATTCCCTCAGCTGCTCTTGTAGTGTTAAGTAATGTTTCTAAATCCTTAATAACCTGTAATCTGTTTTCCATTATTCTTCCTCCTCTAAATCTTCAAATAATACATCTTCACTTCCAGATTCAATAACTTCTACATCTAATCCAAAATGTTCTTTGATTACATCTTCATATCCATATGAATCGTAGATAAAGAGCAACGTTTCATCATCAATAAATGAATCTGCTCCACTTTCACCATCTCCAATATCTATCCATTCATACTCTACATTGTAGTAATCAGAATAAGTTTCCTCAGTACCATCAAAACCATAATCTACACAGATTTTACACATCTCATCGTAATCAGGTACAGAATGAAACACTTCTTGAATTAAATTTCCATCAACTCTAACAAGAACTGCTTTCTGACTCATAATTATTCCTCCTTAATCCATTCTTCAATTAAATCTTCGATATCTTCATCATCATTTCCACCATAAACATAAATTAAAAAATCCGATAAATTTTCACCACATTCTCCAATATCATCATCTGTTGCTTCTTCTTCATACCATCTCATTTCTTCTTCAAGATCATCTAACATAAATGGTACCTTTTCTTTTAGCTTTTCAAAACAATCAAGTGTTTCTAAATATGTATATTTCTTCAATATGATACCCTCCTTATTCTTCTATAAATTCTCCACCATATACGCTAGGAAAATACTCCATCTTAAATCCACTTTCCAATTCAACATATACTCTACCGGAAGAACTTGCCTTGTGTGGTTCTCTCCAGGATATTAATTTTGCTTTCTCTCCTCTAAAAGATGTAAGTTCCATACCAACAGTTGCTTCTTTTCCTCTGATCATAAGTTTCATCATGTTTATACACTTTCCTTTCTTTACTCAAAACACTCTTCAATTTCTAACATTAGTTCATGTGTGGCAATTTTCATATTTTCACACATTCTTGCTTTTTTATAATCCTCATTTTCAAAATGATAATTATATTTTTTCGTATAATGTTTTTCTCGTGCTCTTAAAAAAGACATTATATTTTCTCTGGTAAATTCCTTTTTCATAGTTAATCTTCTTTCTCAACAATAATAGAAATTCCATTACAACTTATTGCCGGATAACGCTCCGGATAAATTTCCTTTACAGTGTATTTTTCCAATGTGTCCAAAGTGTCCTTTGACATATATTGGACTTCTGCGAAATAGATACAATCTTCAGTTGATGTACTGGTGGAAATCCAAACCGTTGTATATCTATCAATCTTTGACAATAAATCTGTTAGTTTCATCCCCCTAAAACCTCCATTTTCTTACTTTACATTTTTTAATATTTCTGACTTCAAATAATCACATAATTCGTCATCGTCATATAAACTAATCAACTCATAATCTTCTGCGCAATATAAATCTTCATATGAATGTGCATATATTCTAATTTCACTTTCTTCATATGTTTCCGTGTCAAAATTAGACACATTGGCATATATGTATTTCTTCTCGTGACCAGATTCTGCTTGTGTTACATCTTCAAACTTTCCTTCATACATCTGAAAATGATACATGTCAATAAACTTAACCTCTTTTAATTTTAAATTTGTTCTTTCCATAATTCTTTCCTCCTATTAATTATTTTAGTTACTTATACTCTTCAACTTCTGCAATATAGAATTCTTTTATGTCTCCATCTTTCCAAGCAATTTGAGCCATTTCTTCTTCAAACCAGCACTCGTCTTCATCTAATGGATCATCATCATTGTATACTCTCTCTGCTAAAAGAGCATTGTACTGATCTTCCCAAATTCTTCGCAATGCTTCTTCTTCAGTTTCGTCTTCGTTTATTGAAAATACTTCCGGCATGATTTCGCTTATGTCAATGTCGTGAAATTTTCTATATGTTACTATAACTTTCATATCGAACCTCCGTTTTAACATTTATATAAAACTTTCATTTCTTGACTAATGAATTTGTACTGATTTTCCATTATGAACTATTAATTCGGAATAATCACTATCTGGATATATCAGTAACCATGATTCATCTTCTAAATACGGCGCCAACGTATCAAACATTTCAATCATAACGCCTTCCCAACCATAGCTTGCATTAAATCCGTTTTTATATACCGTAAATCCATCCTTTTCACTGATATCTACTTCTTGATTCCTCCAACCAGCTAAAAAGATTCTCATTAAATCATCAAACGTTTCCGTTGTGATCCCTTGTTCCGCATATTTTTCCAACGAATAATTGGTCCGCTTATCATTCTTGATGTGTTCATTTAACGCCAAAATAGCACCTTTCTCATCTTTTACCTTTACCTGTAATGTTACGTTATAACACGCTCCCATATTCTCCTCCCTCTTTATTATCTAATTCAATGATTACTTTATTTGCCTTCATCCTTCTTGCTACTTTTACAAAATCCTCTACGTTTCCGTTCAAATAATCTTTAATCTCACAAGTAATTTTTACTACTTTGTTTTTTGGATCGATTACTTTGTAATCCATGCTATTTCCTCCGTTTAAAATCACTCTTTTATGTGGTTATTGGTACTTATACAAGCACACAAGTTTAGTATGAATCCTCTTTCCAAAAAGATAATATTCATTCCAACAACCAATAATATTTTTAACTTCTCGCTTTTCAAAAATCTTCATAGAAACCTCCTTAAAATCGTCATTTTATTGTTCAAAATCAAACTTAACTGAAAATCCTTTAATCTTCCTACTAAAATCCTTTGCATGAATTACTACTGCTCCACAATCTTCACACCATAATGCAAACTGATTTACTCCACTTCCCATATAATTTGCACCACCACGATTCATCTTTCCACCACACCAAATACATTTACATTCATTTGGTATTGTCATTCCGTTATTTACTACTGTTTTAATTTTTCCACTCATAATAAATCTCCCTATGAAATTATCCTTTTAATAGTCAATTCCCAATCTGTCCATCAACACTCTGCCAATGGATAGGCGAATATCATCATCGTTGTAATATCCTTCTTCATCCCAAGCAGAAGCACACATCACATCGTCAATTACATCGTCCATAAACATACTTTCCGTTTCTTCATTTTCGTGTTCAAGAATATATCTTGCGTATTCGCTACTTACTGCGTTCTGCATAATCATTCTAATTTCATTCTCAATGATTTTCTTCTCTTCTTTATTCATCTTTCTCATGCTAAATCCTCCCTTTAAAATCGTCATTTTATTAGTTAAAGCCAACCATTACAACTTTGTTGTGTCTAACCGCTTCATCAAACCAATCAATGCTGTCATCACTTGTGTATTCGTTCTGTAAATATTCTAAAGGATTTTCCATATCCATATAGTTAAATAACCAATCCTTTTCTACAATGACAATAACCTCATTAAAATCTGCTTCAATTCCGTTATCCTCATCTTCCCAATCCATAAAGCACTCACTACAAATACAAAATGCAATCAAATCTTTATGTTCTGCAAACTCTATATACTGTGTCACTCCAAGCAAAATTCTTTCTCTTACTGCGTTCATATCAATACCTCCTATAAATTATCCTTTTATTTACTCAACCATACGAGGGACTAACTCTCTGTGTTCTCTGATATACTGTTTGATTTCTGCTATTTCCTTTTTACTTAAATCGTGAGGGATATTATCATTTCCTTGTTCAGCATTTTCTATATTTCTCCAAAAAGACCAATATGGGCATTCTTTTGTTGGAACATCAACTCCCGTCATATCCCATGTATCATCGAAGTTTCCTTTGCTGGTAGGCTCTTTATGGAAATATAACAATACTGCGTCTCCATACTCTCCGTATGGTTTATATAAAAATGTTCTTTTTTCTTTTTTCTTAAAAATATTCATACTCAAAACCTCACTTAAAATTACATTTTTAATCTACTAAATCAAATCCATTGTGACAAAATCCTTCTTGGTCTGATAGCCAATCTGAAATTTCATCTTCGTCAGTCATACCTTCTGGAATTTCCATTTCTTCTGGCAATTCATATAACCATTCTAAATCTCCGTCTGTATCCCATTTAATATTTATTGCTTTCATATTTTTCCTCCACTTAAAAATCATCATCTACTTAATTTTCTTCCGAACAAATATCCACAATTGTATCGATTAAATTCTGTAAAGAATCAATTCCATATCCATGCAAAGGAATCATCAGATCTTCGGTAACTTTATCTCTCAGTTCGCAATAATGAGTCCAACCTTTCATTTCTCCGTCTTCAAGATAATCAAACGAAATATCAAGCTCGTTTCCATTAATAGAATCAATATCATATGTTACAATTCTCGTATTAAATGTTTTAGGCTTTCTTCCTTTGCCATTCCAATTGGTAGGATTCATCTTTTGCATAAAATCTTTTGCAATTCTTTCTGCTTTTTCAATACTAAACATATTAGATTCCCTCCTCGCTCATAACATACTCTACAGTTACATCATCTGTATCCATCCAGTCTTCTACTGAATAATTTCCCTCACAGAAGTCAAGCGACGGCCACAGATACAAAGCTCTTTTCTTTTCATCTTCTACATAACGATATTCATCACAACTTGGGTTGTCCAGGACATAGCCACCACAACCAAGGTGTGCTCCCCAATATTCTCCGGTCTCTTTACTTTTCTCTACAAGGTCCGCAACCTCTTCTGGCTGCAGATAGTAAGTACAAAGAGCATGAGCATCATTGTACTCAAACACATAGACACCTTCACTTTTACTGTATAAATCCTTTCCACTACAAAGATAATCATACATTTGCTTTCCGTTTTCGAATTTCATATTTGTCCTCCGCTCTTGTTTTGATTTATTAATACGCTACAAATTCTGGAATTCCATGCTCTGGATATCTTCCGCATGTTCTCAATGTTTCCAAAATATTTTCTAACTCTTCTTCTACAAGCCTATCAAATTCCTCATCAGAAACATCTTCTGGAATATCTTCACCAAGTCTCCCTTCTACATTTACTTCTGCCGCCACATACAATTCGTTGTTGTATACTTTATAACTTGAATAACGATGATCATTCTTTCTGGGTTGACTACTTACTTCATATAATGCATAAACTCTCATATTTGTTCTCCTTTCAGTATTAACAATACGGTACGCGACCCTTTTCTTTGCTACCTTGTCTCCTTTCAATTACAAAACTCTCACCTTCTCCTATGTAATAACTTCCTCTGTAAATACGGTTCCTTTCTTTATTTAACTGCCATGGATACGAACGAGTTTCATGTCTAATTGCTGCCCATTCATTTTGGTTTTCTTCTCTAAAACCTAGTTCTTCATTTTCTTTCTTGCACTCTTCCCAAATTCGCAAGAGTTCTTTTTTACAAGCACGTTTTGATTTGTGTTCACTTTCAACTAATTGATTACCAGAATAATAGTAACCACCCTCTGCCGGTTCATAAATTGGATACTCTGTATAATGACTTATGTATCTCATGTTTGTCCTCCGATCAAATAAGATTTTATCATCTACATCTTAATTCAAAATATTCATTGTTACCCATCTCTTAGCACTTGCTAAAGACTTACAATTTTTTAATATTGACGTAGCATCAAAACCAACCACGTCATATGTACCATCTCCTAACAGGTCAATCCAATAATATCTGCCGTCTTTTGTGCGGATTGCCCACTCAGTAGGTGTTCCATCATCTAAGTCACACTCATGAACTATTTCCCATTTTTCTTTTGTCATAACTGTCTCCTTAAATTAATCCTAATTTTCTTAACTGGCCAAAAATTGCTTCTAACACCGGAATACATATACTGTTTCCAGCAAGGAAACTCACCTGCTGCTCAGTAATTCCATTTTTAATCATGTGATTGTAATCTTTATCCTTGAATCCCATTAATCGTAAATGTTCTCTGCCGGTAAGCATTCTCAATTTCCCATCATAATAAATAGCTTGTCTCGGCGCCGTTGTTAAAGTCTTACATACACCATGGCCAACTCTACCTCTTCTTGTTGTACTACTAGGAAATTCAACATTGATCACATCATATTCGTTAACCTCTTTGTAACCAAGTTTAGTAGCTTCTCTTGCGCACAATTGTCCATCTTCCCTTACAAAGAAGATTTTCTGCTCTGCATCTCCAAGTTTGTATTTATCCCAATCAACACTCTTTTCAAGATAGTAACGAATATCTTTCTTTAAAGGCACAGGTTCAGGGAATTCAAATTCCTTTCCATCAAGTACATCTTCAAGAATGCTGATAGTATATAAACGTTCTCTTGCTTGAGGTATTCCATAATCTGCAGCATTAAGAATTGCATAATAATTTTTGTAACCCATCTTTTCCATTGACTCCAGATAATGATAATGATGAACACGATGATTTACTTTCTTTCCCTCTGACAGAAGATTAGGTACATTCTCCCAGAGAACAACTTTAGGTCTTGTAGGAAGTTTATGATCGATGATAGCAAGTGTTTCTTCGTAAAGAATAGATCTTCCAGTATTTACATTGTTTTTTCCATTCTTACTGAAATCGACGCAAGGACTTCCATGTATCAAAATATCTGGATTCAAGTTCCATTCTCTTACATCTTGTGGCTTATAATTAATATCAAAAATTGAGTTATAAGCTTGTACTGCAAATGGAAGAATTTCCACATAATCAATACTCTTAATATCGTATCCCATATTTTCTAGTGCTTTTCTAGGTGCACCAATGCCTCCAAACAACTCAACTGTTTTCAACTGTTCCATTTACTCTTCCTCCGCTAATTCAACACAAATTGCTCCAATCCATACCTTTCCAATATTTACGACGTATGGATAAACATAATCAATTTCTCGGTCTAAATACTCTTCAAATTCACTTGTTGGATCTTCATCAATGTTTCCTTCGTAGTAAACAGTTGGATAACTATCACATTCCCAACGCTGCAGTTTAACGCGACCCTGAAGTGTAATTCCGTTATTTATCATATCTCTTAGTGTCATTTGCATTTCCTCCTATTATTTTATTTACTTATTGTCATATTGTTATTAATATAACTCTTCATCGTCCTCCTCTTCATCTTCATAATATTCTTCATCATATCCTTCGTCTATAAATACAATCGTAAATGCATTTCTATCTTTATTTGCATATACATCATATCCACCATCTCCAAATCCAGATGAAGAAAATATTCCGTTGTATAAGTTCCATGCATTTCCGTCTTCAATTTTGTCACAAAATTCATACCATTCTTCGTCATTAAAGTCTGGTTTATTATTGAAAAAACCAGCAAGTCCTGCATCTACACCAATATTTCCGATGTATTCCATTTCTTCAATTTCCCAAATCTTATCTCCTTTGAAGATTGAAACAGAAGCAACTCTCATTCCCCAATCACCCTGGTCGCTCATTTCAATATATCCTTTGTATTCACCTGGTTCACAATTAGTTGTCATTCTACACCATGTGTCTTTGTCATAACAAGGATCCGTTATATCTACCTTTGTTCCTAATTCAATTGTTCCCACATATTCCATCATAATATTTCCCTCCATTAAATATGTTTTTATTTGCTATTCTTCCTCTTCATCTTCATCTTCTTCATCATCAATTTCAAAGCTACAATCTTCCATTGCTACTTCTCTTGCCTGTTCAATGGCATCATCTTCGTTTTCTGCCCACACTACATATTCTCTATCACAACCAATGAAACCACCAAAATTAACTCTTACTGTGTAATCTTTTGCCATATTTTTCTTCTCCTTAATCATTCTTTCTTCAAGCTCATCTGCTTGATAATTTCCTTCTGGTGCATTATGAATAATCCACAACAACATTTCATTCCAAAAGATTTCGTATTCTTCTTTTGCTAATGTTTCAATACTATGTTCTTCATAGAACTCGTAATAATCTGCTTCGTCTACGCTTGTATCTGCATTGCATATTTCAATACCATCCCATTCATCACATGCTCGGAAGTAATTTCCATCTGTCAATTGACCATAATAGATATAAATTCCTCCACCGGTATAGATTGCTGTTGCGTTCGCAATTTCTTTTTTCATATAGGTTTCTCCTTTATATTTCGTTTCCACACTCATCAAACTCAACTCTACTAGGGTGCAATCTGTGTAATTCCTTCTCAAAAAGTTCCCTAGCAAATTCATTTCCGGTTAAGTCATTTTTGCCTTGTTTCCTTTTAATGGCAAATAATCTGTTTAAATCTTCAAAGCTAATATAAAATTCAACCTTTGGCATGTTATTCCTCCTTTACACTCTAGGAATCTCAGTTCCTTTTTCACAAGTTCCACCTAAGCAGTTTCCTTTATACTGCCAAACCTCTCCACCGTAATTATCATCTTTGTAGAGATAAATGAATGTTGCATATCTGGCACCTTCTTTTGCATGACTATGAGGTTCACCACACTGAATCATTCCTCTATTGAATGTCCGTGGTGGTACACAATCTGCAAAATGCATTACAAAAGCGTAATCAACTTTATCATTTTCCTTTACATAGTCTGCAAAATCTTCTACGTCACTATCCATCCACCCTTCAAAAGTCTTCACATCTATGTCAACAACCTTTTCTCTTGGTGCAGTAATCTTAATCAAATCCTCTGCATACTCTTCAAGCGTTTCCATTGCACATCTGACAGAATCCATTAATTCTTTTTGTGCAATTTCTAGAAGTCTAATTTTACGCAAAATCATCTTCTCATTTTCTGAGATACAATTTCCTGGATACATAAACTCTCTGTCGTTCTGAAGAATCATCTGAATATCCTCAAATGTTTTTCCATAAAGTACAGTGTCTTCTAAATGCGTATGATCACTTTCTCTTAACCACATAATTAATCCTCCTTATTGACAGATATACATTTCGCTTAAATCTTTCTCTTCTTCACACCAGTCACAAACAACTAACTCAGTTTCATTTTCTTCTTCTGTACAATCTTCCCAGTCCATTCTCCGTGAAAAAATTTTTTCTCCACGACTTCTGATTGCTTCTAAACAATGTCCACATAAACACCAACGGTCTTCCATTGTTAATCCTCCTTAATTGTTCCATAAATCGAAATCTTCAATACACTTCTTAGCTGCCTTACTCCAAGCTCTTGCAAATCTTTCATCGTTATCAAAATCCTCGTATGTTCTTCCCAATGCCATTAAAGTATCATCAGGATCTTGTGTGTATCCAAATTCATGATTACACATCTCAGAGAGAATTCTTTCAACAAGATTCTCCTCTTTCTCTTCAAAATGTTCTCGTTCTACCTTATGATGCTCAAACATTTCATTCATTCTCTGAACATCTTCTTTAAATACATATCCACCGGCACCAATACTTGTAACATGTTTTGCAATTTCTTCCATTGTAGTAATCTCAGCGAACTGAGGTTTCCGTTTTACAATTTCTTCAGTCATCTTCTTAATAAAATCACTTTCACTAAAGGCAAACACCCAAATAAAAGGAAATTCATTTACCTCTTTCTGATGTTCTGCATTCATTTCTGCATAGTTTTCGAACTCTCTTATTTCTCTCATCTTATTCACTAATCCTTTCTCTCTTTTTTACAATCTTCACTGGATAACCCACGTTCTCTCTATATGTCTTCAATTGAAACTTTGCATCTGCATAATCTTCACAACAGCACTCAATGTCCCAACCATAACCACAGTTTCCATAAATATAATACACATCTTGCGTTTTTCTCTTATACATTACGCACACTCTCCAATCCCACAAATTTCTTCCAATGCAGCTTTTGCATGTAGATAACTATATTTGTCTAAGCTCTTCAACCAATTCTCTTCGTGCTCAAGATACGAATAATATTTTCTCTTGAGGCTTTCTAAAGTTGCTAACCCACTATTTAAAAGAAATAAGTAATACTCTTTCCAATCATCTTTCTTCATAGCGATTACTCCTCTCTCCATCCAGGGTTAAATATGTCTTTGAATCTATCCGAATAATGATATACCTCATCAAGTTTATGCCACAAAGAAGCATATACAAACTTGCCTAATTCATCATCCGGTGTAGTACTTTTCCATTCTCCATTTACAAGTTCCTGTTCATCTTCAAAGTGCATATTCATATCTTTGCTATTTACAAAGATACTTATGTTTCCTTGTGTTGTACTTCTCTTAGTACGTCTTGCTTCAATAATCCATACACCATCTGCAATAGGAATTCTATTGCGAATATCTTCTACAACCTCCTTCGGAAAATTAAATGTTCTGTCACACCACTCAATCTCTCTTCGCCTCTCATTGATCACTGCAACCTCTTTATCTCCCCAGTACCAATGTGTTCCGTCTGCAAAGCTGTAACCTTTAATCTCTTTTCCTTGAATCATCTTCATAGTGCAATTTCCTCTCTATTATTTTATTTAGTTAATTAGGCAACCTAAAGCCTCTAAAATACAATCTAAATGTAATTCCTTTGCAATGTTTAATTCTCTTTCAAGACTTTCAATATCTTCTTCTTTCGTGTCTACATAATCCAGATAATCCATGTCTTCACATCTTTCATAAATTCTCTCTGCTAATTTCTGCATTTTCGATTCTCCCTTTTAACACCTCATAAATTCCTTTAAATACCATCTGCGACCATTTCTTACAAAATACTCATCTCCACTCATATTGTAGAAAATCTTATTCTTGGTGATGTTTTTATATCCATCTCCATAGTTATCAGTTACGTATACATAATCATTAATACCGTAATCAATTTCCATTACGGCAAGTCCACCGTGGTTGCATAAACACAAGGTTCCAATAGGTTTGAAATCTTTCGGATATGTACCAAAATCCTCTTGGAATTTCCTTATAGCTTCTCTTTTCGGATAGAAGATGTAGGTTTGCTTTACACGATGTCCGTCAAGCATAATGCTCAATGTCAAATTACCAACATCGTTACGGCTACAACAAATATCTTCCTTTGTAAATCTGTATCTCATATTTACCTCCACAATTCATAATTCAACATATCAACAAGCTCATTACAATCAACCCATAATCCGTGATTTACTTTTTCCTTTCGGTAATCCTCTATTGTGTTTAATTGCTCTGGAATATCTAATCTGTTTGCATAATCCTTTAATAGCAACCACAATACAAAATTCTTTTCATCGACAGACCACTTTTCAACTTCTGTATCAAGTTCACAAAATCTTGCTTCTCTATCCATTCTTACGCCTCCCTTGCCAGGAACATCAATGTAAACTTGTCCATTCCTAATTTCCGGACTTCTTTTTCAATTCGTTCCTGTTCCTTAATATTTTTGTTTTCAATGGCTTTCTTATAAGCTTCGATGTAATCACTTAACATTACGCTACCTCCTTAATTCATATACATATCAATGTTATTTCCATTGATTACAACTTCGATTGTTACGATTTTTCTGTAGTAGTAAGAGTTTTCATTATGATTCTTGATTACCCAATCAGTACTATCTACACCCATTTCTCTAAACCCTAAGAGGAACTTTTCACCTTCGTAATTTCTGTCCCTAAATTTCTTAACCAGTGCGGACCAATGAATAAACAAATCACTTGCATAGCTTTCACAATATCTACCGGCAAGAAAGATAAGATGTGTAAGAATGTCGGAATAGTTTATACTGTACTGTTCTTCAACATCAAAGATTGGAATACTCCATGTTCCATGTGCATGGTATTTGCATTTCGCTTTATCAATCTTAAAATCATCAATTGTGTATTCTCTCATTTACGCCACCTCCTTCAAATCATCACAAAGTTTCTCAAAATTCGCAACTTCTTTTGCGATTTCTTCAATTAAATCATCACCCCACTTTTCAGAGAAGAATCCCCAACAAGAATCTACGTTTTCGTTCCATTCCATATCATCTTCATCAAGAAGATTCATTTTGCTTTCTAATGCTGCTTGGTAGTCCATATCAAGTTCATCAATGATGTATCCATAACAATCTCCCTGGATATACTGATCATACAGTTTAACTTCTCCTTCCATCCATACTTGCGCTGCCTTTCTCCAGTTCTTCTCTGTTACTTTGATGTAGTTTCCTTTTTCATTACGAATGCTTCCACCACATTTCATAATTTCTTCTTTAGTGGTATAAATCCAACCAGCTTGACCACTATCCCATGGACAAGAAAAACCACCTGTAGAAATCGTTATTCCACTATGCTCATAAATATACAGAGGAAGATAAGCAATTCCATTTCTCTCAAGCAGTTTCCATTTATCTTCAAAGGACATAGCTTCAACAATGTCATCAATAAGGAAATCCAGTTCATTGTTACTCTCAATAACTCCGTGGTGAACTTTGTTTCCATTCCAATATACTTTCCAATATCCCCAGAGTTCCCAGAGTTTTTCTTTTCTGTCATAGACAAGTTCCAGACCGTTTGATGTTTTCTTTGCCTTTACAAAGTTGATTATTACATTGTCTGATACATGATTCCGTACCATGTCATTCACAAATGCTTCTGGATCAGCATATGTATTTTCCTTTGTATCTCCAAGACTATATCTGTTCCACCAAACCATCATGTGACCAATGTTTCCGTCCATATCCTCTCTTGGATTCCATGGTGTTTCATCTTGTTCAAGATGTATACGACAAATCTTTCCAGAGTTTTGATCTTTGAAATATCTGTAATTCTTTTCCATATTCGTTCTCCCTTCTATTATGCATAAATCCATATTTCACCATATGTTTTAGATTCCCAATTAAATGCTTTTTCGTTTCCATCTTCATCTACATCAAGTTTGTGCCATTTAGAAGGTCTCTTTCCGGTTCCATCTACGTCTTCCCAGATTTCACTTAGAAGAATTTTATTTTCTTCTCTGTTAATTTCTTCGACCGTGTAATATGTAACTCCACCAAAGATTCCTACATCTCTGTATGTTTCTCCAAGTATGAATTTCCTTGGTTCTTCAATTTCTCCACTTTCAACAAGTTCTTCATAAGTTGGTTCGTATCCCAAAGCTCTACTCCAATCAACAGGCTCTCCATAGAAACTAGGTGTCATATCAACACCATCAAATCCTTCTGGAAAACGCTCAGTTAAATCTGGTATATAATCGTATCTCATTTCTATTCCTCCACTTCTTCATACATACTTAAATCTTCATTGGTTACTTCTTTTCCACCAGTTACTTCTCCGTCTGCATAATCATCTCCATTCATTATAATTTTCTTTTCTCTCCAAGCCTTATCTACCTTACTGCAAGCCTCATCAAAATCTTTAGCTTTTACTTTTAATCGCTTTGAGTAATGCTCCACAATGTCTACTAAGTAATAATTCTCTTCTTCATATTCAGTAACAAATTTTTTCATCATTATTTCTCCACCACGTTTCCAATCAACTAGTGTATTAAAATCATGACGCGTTCCTCTCTTCTCTTCCAAATACGCATCAAGCAAATCATTTACAATTCCACACATGTTTTTTGCATCTTCTAATGTGATATTGTTTCTTTTTAGTACTTCTGGAACTTTACTCATATAGTTCTCCTTTCTTTAAACTGGTCTGTAATAACAACTCATGCAATGCCCGGTACATTCATCTGGTGGACAATCTTTACAACCTCTGTCACTATCATCTTCCCATGCTGCAGATCCATCAAAGTAATCATCGTCATCATGATATACTTTTTCATAATTCCTATCTTCGTAACTCCATTGCTCTTCTTCGTTGCTTATACAGTCTTCAAAGTAATCATCATCTTCGTCCTCTGTTGGAATTCCAAAGAACTCTCTTTCATAATCTGTGAGTTCCATTACTTCTCTGAAATATCCCATCGCCAAACTATCATCGTTTACTCTTAAAGCATTGATTGCTAATGATGCAATTTCTACAAGTCTTTCTGTTGTAAAATCAATTTCCATGTTTGCGTATTTCATATGTAATTCCTCCTCGTATAATTTAGTTTAGTTAAGACCATCAAGAAATTCGTTTGCAGATTTCTCTTCCTCTTCGTCAACTAACACTTCAAAATGTATGTATCCATATCCAGCTTCGCTTGTCTCAAAGTTTATATGCATGTCTTTGAGGTATCCTTTAAATCGGACAACTGCATCTCCCTTGAGTTCTGTACTTCTCCATCTTCTTCCATTGCTTAATCTTGCCATGTTTATTCCTCCTCTTCTCCGTTAATCTCATCAATAATCTCACTCAAATCAAGGTCTTCATCATATTGTGGGCAATTACTGATTTCCAACTCTTTGTCTTCAATGTTAAAGTTAAAGTAAATTCCGTAATCAATTCCACATGCGTTTATGCTAATTCTCCAATCCCAGATATCATTGATTCCGTTTTTTACTTTCTGAATACAATGTGCAAATGACTCTATACTTCTTTCAATTTCTACTGAATACATGATTAAATCCTCCTTTAAAATCCTGTTTTAAGTCCCCCTAAACAGTCTAAAGCTAATCCACTCTTTTCACCTATTCTTTCATTACATTGTGGACAATAAATAACATCAGTTCCATGGTTTAAGCATGTCATTCCCGGAATATGTTTAATATCAGAAACTTCATATTCAAATACACATTTACAAGTAGGACAAGTTTTCTGTCTTGATTTACCTCTTTCTATAATTTTCATATTGCCACCTCATAAAATTATCCTTTTATTTCCTCTACTTCCCACACGTTTTTATACTGTGGGTTTAACCAAATTTCTGTTGCTACATCATTACAAGCAACATTGATAGAATAAAATTTTGGTTCTTTATTAATTAATTCAAACATTGTTACTTTGTAGTTTTTCATAACAAACCTCCCTATAAAATTATCCGTTCATCTTATTCATTTTTGCACCAAGTTTTACCGTTTCCATTGATGCCACATGAGCAATTGTTCTGTGTGCAATGAATTCAATATCGTATGGAAGAACATCATTATATTCCTCAAAAATATTTTCCATTGCATTTTCGATTGCAGCTTCAATACACTTGGCACGAACATCAGAAATCTGACCAATTTCATTTCTTTCTAATGGTGTAACATTATTTTTCATTTTATCACCCTTTTCATACAACCATTCTTCATAATCATCTCCGGTAACACAACCTTCCGGAACACCAATCTGTCCTCTGCTTTCAATTTCTTTAACAATATCCTCTGCAAATTTAATTTTCATCTGAAATCATAATCTCTCTTTGTATTTCTTTCCTAATCCCTTGTTCTGTCTTAACTCGTTTATTTCTTTCTTCAACTTTTCATTATCATAAACAAGCATCTTCATAGGTTCAAGAAGTCTTTCTTCGTACATAAACACATCATACAATGCTGTCTTTTTCATATGTTCTATCATTACAAAATGCTCTTTGATAAGTGATTCAATCAGGCTAAATGCTTCTGGATCTTCATGTACTTTTTCTAATGCTTCTAAACATTCTTTTCGGTTTGCTTTTATCATACTATCCACCTCATTGTTTTTATTGTGCAGTGACCTTATCTACATATTTATAAAACTCCGTTTCGAATTCATCAAAATCATCAACAAATGCTTTTAATACATATTCAACATTGCCACTAACATTAATTGTTTCTCCGTCTGTTATTAAGTTGAAGTTACAAGCACCACCTCCAGCCTTTCCTACCTTTGTAAGTAGGTTTTGTTTACCATTTTTAAATTCTGCAACAAAACCAACAAGATGTGACCAACTATTAGTAAAGAATTGGTGTGTGTCATATCCCTCATGACCACCCCAAGCTTTTCCTGTGAGAGGAATACCATATTCTAAACAAGCGTTTCCAACCTTTAACAGTTCATCAATTCTAGGCTTTAGTTCTCTAATTCGCTGCTTATATTGTTCGATTCGTTCTAAAGAAGCATTTTCCTTTGCAATCTGATCCTCTTCTCTCTTTTTTGCATATTTTGAGATGTTGTCAATTCTATTTGCTACCTTACTAGGTGCAAGCTTTGGATTATGTAAACAGTAGTCACAGTTTGTACACATACACTCAACTCCACGGTTAACCTCAAAATCACATTCTCTCTTTTCTGACATGTTATTCCTCCTCCATTGTGAATGTTTTGATTGGTGTGCTAATAGAAATTTCCAATCTCTCGTTATTCTTTAGATACTTCTCTTCCCTCCTTAATACAACGCTTTCATATTCGTTTCTCAGTAATTTCTTGCAACTTCTCATAGCACCGGATCTTGTTTTATATTCTTTGTGGAAAGTTGCCATTTTCGTTTTGTCTGCAAATCCCACAAGAAGATACGAGATACTGTATTTTGCTCTCCAGAATCCGTCCTTAATTTCTTCAAGAACGTATCTTTCTTTCATTCGCTTGAACTCTTTTTCAGTTTTACAGATGTAAGGATTACTTCCATCTATAAATTCAATGTGTTGCCATGCTTCACTCATAACTCACTCTCCTATCTCTATTCCATTTTCATCTTCTACTGCACATGCATCTGTTATAAACAGTTTCCCTTCATGTACAATTGCAAATGTATCTTCATCTTCCCAAGGTGCTTTCTCTTCGAAATTATAATTTGAATAACCTTGGCATCCTACAAACACTGGCATATCATCTGGGAGATTCTTTATGACTTCCTTTAAAAGACCTACATTCATTTCCATTTTACTCATTATCTTCCTCACTTTCTTCAATCACCTCAAACTCAATTCCGCTTTCCTTTAAACAGTGCAAAATATATTCTTCGCAACACCAATCGGTCACTACAATATCTGGATCTGTACACCATGCATCATATGCAGAGTCCATAATGTATTCTGCAAGTTCTTTGTTGGTTTCCTTTACCATGATTTCCAAATATCTGTCAAAGCAACCTACATCAAATGAAATTTGCGTTTTCATTATCATCACCCTATCTCCTTTGCGATTTCTTCCATTTCTACTTCTTTAATATTTTTTGCTTTGTCTATGTACAAAACTCCTTTCAAATGGTCATATTCATGTTGGATAATCCTAGCATTCATACCATCATATTCTTTTGTAACAATTTGTTTTCCATTGAAATATTTAATTTTGATTGCTTTATGTCTTTCCACTTCTCCACATATTCCAGGCACACTAAGGCAACCTTCCGTGTCAATTTCCATTCCATCTGAATATTCCAAGATTGTAGGATTTACAAACAATTCAATTCTTTCGTTGTCTAAAACTGCTACGAATAATCGCTTGTTTACTCCTACTTGTGGTGCTGCTATTCCACAACCTTTACCTTCAATCATTAAGCAAATCATTGAATTAATAAGGTTATTCATATAGTCTGCTTTCTCTTTTGTAATTGGTACACATTTTGTTCTTAATTTGCTTTCATTTTCTAAGGTTACAATATTCATAATTACTCTTCCTCTTCTTCCTCATCACTTTCTACATCTACTTCGCTCCAAATCCAACCGGCATAACCGAAGTCGTATACCTTTAATACTCCATCTGGTGTATTGATTTCCGTTGGTGGTGCAATCTCTTGTCTGCCATATTCAGTGTTATCATCTTCACAGTAGAATGTATCTGTTTCTTCATCATAGAAACATCTGCATTCTGTTTCTTCATCATATTTATAGGAAAACTCTTTACAGATGTCCAAAGCAGTTTCCTTTGTGAAGTATGGACAATCCCAACCGTTCCAATACTGATTAAATGTATATCCAGGATAGATGTTTCCCTCTTCAATGGCAAACTTCGCAGCCCTTGCTTCCTCAAAGAAGACTTCCTTTCTGGAATACTTTCGTTCATCAACCTCAATTTTTTCCAGAACTCTTACTCTACCATCACCAAGAACTCTGTTCTTATCACGGAACTTAATTTCCTTTGTAACTTCCAGAAGATACTCTTCTTTTATGCCGTTTATATCTTTTCCTAATGCTTCACTATATTCTGTATATTCTGACAATACAGACATAAATAATTTGCCTTTGTGTTTTCCTAATGTACACTTCTCAAAACTTACTAAGGTTCCTTCCTGTGTTCTGTATCTCCATGCTTCGTCCCTTGTTAATGTGATTGTTTTCATATTCTCTCTCCTTTAAATTCCATTCTCTTCTTCATACCTTGCACTTCTCTCAGTGATCTCCCTTGCATAACTACTTACCTTTCCGGATTTCATCATGTTGTTTGCATATCTAGCACCTCCGTTGTATTTCATGAGAACATAGTACACATCATCGTCTTCTTCGAAGTAGCTACTTAACAATGCAACACCTACCTTTACGTTATCTAATGGCACATACAAATCCGTTACTCCAAGTTCGTCCATAAGTTCGTAGTGCCATTTCTTTTGAATCTGCATCAGACCTTTACTTTCGCAATTATCTCCAAGTGCACGTATGTTGAAACTGCTTTCTTGTTCAATAATTGCCATGATGAATTCAAACGAAATATTATAGCTTTCACAGATATCAAATATCCCTTGCTGCAGTTCTTTGCTTAAAGGACAATCTATGTATCTGTATTCCTTTTCGTTTTCCACCTCCTTTACTTCTGTTATTTCTTGCACATCAGATTTCTCTTGCACTACTTCAATTTCCCTTGTTACTTGCATTGGCTCTTTCAAATCTTTCAATGATACCAAATCTCCCGTTGCATGAGCATTGATGTTATGTGCTCCTAATGCCATTACTGTTGCCGTTACCATTAAATATGTAGTCAAAATCCTTTTCATTTCTTTTTCCCTTTCTTGTTTAATTTTATTTACCTATGTCGGAATTTTAACTCTGTGAGGAACTTGCACAATTCCCCACAGAGTAATTAGGTAAGTAAAATAATACGTTTGCTTTATTATAGAACTTTTGTTTGCCCATTGCAAGCGTTTGCATGTAATTTTACTCACTTATATTTTCCTTTAAAGGACAAATTATGCAGTTTTTACATTGTGACAATATCTGCGAATCTGATTAAGGTTTTCCATTTCACACAATTCCTTAATCATTTCCTTTGATAACGGACAAACCAACTCTTCACAAATTATGATTTGTTCGCAAATCTCCAGATATAAGATGTGTTTCTTTTGCCACTCTGGTCTATCCTTTGGCTTGACATTTTCATACTTAGGAAGTCCAATGACTTCTCTTGCATACGCTTTCTTTTCTTTTACAACTTTATATAAATATTCGTACTTTTGCATTGTAGTTTCCTTTCTGCCTATGCGTTAACCATTTCCTCTGACAATGCAGACACAGTTAGCTTGTGTGCTGCTGCTATTAAACATCTGTCACATTCAATATGTAAACCTCTGTTGCAACAAATCTCACAACTCCGTGCGAATTTGCTTTCTGCTTCCTTGATAGTTACACATTCATTCTGAATGTTTATGCCAACCTGTTCAAATTTAATCATTTTCATTTCCCTCCATTACAGATATTCTTATCTGATTTCCATTCCGTGTTACTTTCCATTCTGCGACTTCACTCATTTCCTTTTCCAGTTCGTCGTATATGGCAGTTTCTTTGTCAAACACAAGTCCTTTGATAATGTCATCTTCAATTTCCATTGTGCCATTATCAGAGAACACAACTGCTACTGGAATTCCGTCATAAGGTTCTCTTGTGGAAATTTCCTTTGTTGAATAACCCCATTCGTTTCCGTCATTTGTGATGACAGTTCCATTGATGTAGTATCTGCCGTATTCAATCCGTACCGTTTCCTTTGTTTCAGGCACTTCATTTACATCTGCAATAGGAACAAGGTTTTCTTTACAGATTTCCTTTTCAAATTCTCCATTGCAGCCAGTTAATAATAAGCACATCATGCTTACTAACATAATTAAACTTCTCATTTCCTTTTCCCTTTCTGTTGGTTATGCTCTAACCAATCCATAAAAGCCTTTCTCATACACACCATCTGCCTTGTCAATCTCAATTAACTCCTTACGGCAAGCTACTGCTTCTACAAGTGAATTGCATTCACATACGATTTCCTTTGTGTCTGCAACAATTACGTTATACCTTATATCTCTCATACTCATTTCCCTTTCTCCTTTCCCTTGCAGTTTCTCTTACAGAAAAGCTGCACACATTAATCCGACTGCAACCATTGAAACAACCAATGAGATTCCAGAGATTACACACATAAGGTCATCTTTCATTTCCCTTATAGCACGACATCTCCGTGCATGTTTCTCTTCTTCATATTCGATTTCCATTCTCTGGAGTTCGCTTTCCATTCTCTTGTTTTCCTTGTATGTGTCATTCACAAAAGGCACAACTTTTACTCCGTTTGCCTTTTTAACTTCCATTGCATTCATATATAATGCTCTTGCTTCCATTTCAATTTCCTTTCCATTAAAAAGCACAACCCCAAGTTGACTTTCGCTTGGAGCTGTGCTAGACTTAAGACAGTGTCGCAAGCACTATCTACCTAATAATTCGTTGACGGTTGCTCGGTAATCCTCATCACTGTTATCGCAAGTAACACTGACATTACCGAGCGTCAACACCATATGAACTTCTCCATTTTCAACCTTATAGGTCTTAATGATGTCGCATTCACTCATGTTTTCACCTCCCATCAATTAGAATATCTATGTGAACTGGTCTAGTGGGATTTAGACCAGATTGAATGTTGCTTTCACATCAAAATCTGTGAAGTCTCTCCATACTCTTCCACCATCTTCAATAGGTTCTACTTCAACCAATCCGAAGCATCGTGCCGGATCTTTGTGCATGAAGTCACCTCTGAAATATCTGTAACTACCATCGTTACAGTCACCGTAGATGTTAAATGCATCATCACCAAGCTTGATGTCTTTGGTGTTCTCAACACCTAACCGTGCAAGCCACTGCATTACCTCATTGATTGCTCTGAGAGTTCCACCTAATGTGAGAGAACCATTAAAACAGGTAAGACTAATCTGTGCTTCATGCTCAACTACTTCTTCCTCTACGTAGTCATCTATGAACTCCAACTCTTCACATTCCTCAACTTCGACTTCCTCAAGTTCAATCTCTTCTTCATGCTTAGGTGCATTTTTTCTGCGACTCTTAGGCATCTCTACATCATACTTCGGTGCTTCTACTCCAACGGGAAGAACTCTAATCAATACGTTGTTGCACTCTGTGTTGTTTAACATGTTTACTCCTTGTACCATCGTAACCTCCGTGGTGGGCAACTTGGTTATTATTGTTGCTATCCAACATTGCTTATCTGTCAGACTTCTTCACATACTTGAACTTCTTCTCAAACTCTTCTTTCGCCTTGAAGTATACAGAACCTTCAGAGTAATCAATTCGGACACCAGCATTGTAAGCTTTCTGAGCATCGAGATACTCACCATTGGTAGCTTTGTATACACAGTAAGCTTTTCTCATACCCATGTAAGACTTCTGGTTGAAACCATCACTCTTCATTCCCCAACGATAGAAACCGTCATACTTCTTAGGTTCGAAATCTGCAAGCTTCATGTCCTTCAGAGACTTTGTCTCTTTCAGAGGTTTTGTCTCTTTCTTAGCCTCAACAGGTGCATTCTTCTTCGCAGATGTCTTCTTGGATACACTCTTAGTGGCAGCCTTTGTACCATTCTTAGGGGCAGACTTCTTAGAAGTCTCAACCTCAGTACCCTTTAATGCATCAATGTCCATACGAATGGACTTCTGCTCAGTTACGATGCTCTCAAGCATCTTGCTCATTGTTGCCATCTGTGCCATAATTTCGTGATTGCTGATTCTTGCCATAATTCCTCCATAGTCCTAGCCGTCGTTGCTTTATACCCATTTTGGGAACTAGGAACTAATCGCAGTTCTTGTTTAAGGTCTAACACTTCACGAAGTGTCTTTTTTCGTTGACTGCGTGACCATATTTCATGGAATATGGACGGCTCGTATTGACACCGTCCACACTTTGGGTTAAACTAGAGTTGAGCTAGATAGCGATCCAACTCTTCCTCTAGTTGCTGAATGGTCTCATTGTATTCGTCGGCCTCACACCAAGATACACTAAGACCGTTGGTTATACACCAAGCGTTCTTAGATTGATACCATTCGGCTACTATGCGGAGATACTGCATAGCATATCCTCCTTCCATGAAGATCTGACTGCATAGATGTTTCGCTACTGCTCATCAGCTACGGACTTTCACCGTAGGACACCAAGGTAGTTTATAGTCGTGCCTAGGACTTAAATGCTAACGTCTTCCCCTAATGAGATCTCTGCATTTGTATATATCCTTCTTATAGCCTTCTTGAGCCTTATTCAAAGCATGGGCATATCTAGTCTCTCCATCTGCCAAAGCCTTGGCAATCTCTCCCTCAAGTTCTTTGTAACGTTTAGCACATGCTCTTGCATGGGCAATAATCTGCTCGTAACTCCAATCCTTAACCTCAATAGCGTACATAGTTGTTCCTCCTTGCATAAAATGAGGGCATCCGAAGATGCCCTATCAATAGTTCCATATTCAGTTTTCAGATGCCGTTAATCGAAGATTAACGATCAGACTTCTTGGTGTAAGGGAATCGTGCATCGAAAGGCTTCGCAATCTTGCAGAACTCATCGTAAGCAACCCAAGCATCCTTTTTGCCAGTTACACTGGCAACGTACTTCGCTCTACAAGTCTTCCAAGACTTGTAGTTGTAGTTACCGTCGGCATCTTTCTTTGGCTCAAACTGAGCCAAAGTGTCAACCTTGGTGGAAGACTTCTTCGAAGTCTTAGGGGTTGTGGTAGGTGCAGACTGCTTCTTAGAAGACGTAGTCTTCTTAGAAGAGGTTTTCTCCACCGATACGGCTTTCTGCAAAGCAGAAATGTCTGCTCTCTGGTTCTTCTGCTCCTCAATGATGCTCTGCATCATTGTACCCATAGCGGTTAACTGTTCCATAATCTGTGCGTTACTAATTCTTGACATATAATTGTCCTCCTATAAAATAAATTTGAATTACGAAAGCACTATTGCTTTTCGTTGAGATGAACATAACATCGATCCAGAAAAATGCAAATTTCGAAAAATAAGCATTTTACGAAAGTTGAACCCACCCTGGGGTGGTAAAAACCTAGGAAACAAGCCATTTTCATGGGTTTTGCTATAGCTAGTTCATCTACACACCACCAATTTTTTCACCATCGCATCCCAAATCGTCACTTCCTCAATAAAGCTATCAGAAAACTTTACTCAAATCATTACAAATTCACATAACTCATCCAACTTATCCACAGTCTATCCACACTTAAAAACTCCACTAAATTCAACCAGATTTACCGATTACCCATAAAACTATCCACAACTGATTATTTTATGTTGAATATTTACAATTTTTATGTTATAAACATCTTAAGTTAAAAGCATCTAAAGTCAGACATATTTTAGGTTATATCCATTTAAACAACACATTTTCCTGTTAACATCTATTAACTTACATGCCAAATAAACCAGAATAACATGAAACATAAAGCCATCCAAATTTTAATCGTATTAATCCTGATCATCACAGCCTATATGTTAGGAAGACTTTCTATGCAAGAAGACCTTGCTGCACTTACAGAACGTATCTATCAGTTAGAGACAGAGATAATGTAGATAATGCATGAAATGCAGATTGTGCATGAAATGCATTTAAAAAAATAAATCCATTAAATGCAAAATCTATCCGAAATAAATAATATTCAACTTCACTTCTTCTATTCTTATGTAACATTAAGTTATTCCAGTAGAGTTTACGAAACAGAAATAAATAACCGGTTTTCCTTTAAAAAGAAAATGAAGTATAAAATGAATAATTTGCCATTAGATAAATAAAATTATATATAGTTGACAAAATAAGGAATATATGATAGAATACATAATGAAATGTATAGGTTTATAAGCCTATGCCATTATTTTGGGTATTAGGTAAATAAAATTACATATGCTTTTTTACAAAATAATTTTATTGCCTTTTATATACCTTTTCTTTAAAAGGGGTACATCAAAAATTCCCAGTAAATAAAGCAAAAAATTTTCATTTTATTGCTTTTGGGTGTCAAAATTTTTAGACTCAAAAAAGAGTCCAAATTCAAAAAATCCAGTAAAAATAAGGAATTCAAAAAATATTTAATTGCTTTTTTACTTAAATGTGGCAATAAGCCAGTAAATACAAGGAGAAAATAGTGATGGAGATTAATATTGTAGATGCCATAATGGGATCTGGAAAAACGGCAGCAGCAATCAACTATATAAATTCATCCGATGATAATAAAAGGTTTATTTATATAACACCATATATAGATGAAGTAAATAGAATAATAAAGCATTGTTCCTCTAAAAAATTCAAGCAACCGGAAAAATATAATGAAAAAGCTCCAAAGATTATTAGTTTAAAGGATTTATTAAATAAAGGAACAAATATAGCAACCACTCATTCTCTCTTCCATTTATTTGATGATGAGATAATTGATTTATGTTATTCGCAAGGATATACATTAATCATGGATGAAGTAACCGAAGTAATTGAGCAGTACTTCATTGAGAAGACTGATTTAGATTTATTATTGGAGAATTTAGTAACCATAAATGATAATAATCTATTAAAATGGCGTGAAGACCAGCAAGATTATACTGGAGATAAATTCATTCAGGAGAAACGACTATGTGATATGGACTGTTTAGCTTTATATGGAAATTCAGTTATGCTATGGATGTTTCCTGTAAAGATATTTAGGGCATTTAGGGAAAGTTACATACTTACATATATGTTCCAGGCACAGATGCAAAAATACTATTATGATTTTTATGGGTTAAAATATAAATATTTATATGTAACCGGTAATTCATTGGACACATATCAGTTTACAGAAAGCATACAGACATATGTGCATAAATATGATTATAGAAAGCTAATTACAATTTATGATGATGAGAAATTAAATATGATTGGAGACTTAGATTATTCATTATCTAAAGGCTGGTATGAAAGAAATAGGAATAATGTTTTAATGAAGCAATTAAGAAACAATGCCTTAAATTTCTTTAATAATAAATTAACTGTATTTAATGGCGAATCCTGGGAGAAATCCAAAAGTGAGAATAACTTATGGACAACCTTTAAAGATTATAAAGTTATAGTATCCGGAAAAGGATATGCAAAGGGATTTTTACCTTCCAACATGCGGTCCACAAATGAATACAGAAATAGATCTACTATTGCTTATTTAGTAAATAAATATTTCAATCCATTAATAAAGAATTTTTTTGAGAAGAATGGAATCAATGTATATGAAGATGATTATGCTTTATCAGAAATGCTGCAGTGGATTTGGAGATCAGCCATAAGAGATGGAAAACATATAACCGTTTATATACCAAGTAAGCGTATGAGAAATCTTTTAACTAAATGGATATATGAACAAAAATACCGTTAGGTAAATAAAATTAAATTATTGTAAAATATTCGCAACACCATATTGACTATTTTTACTGGCTATGATAAATTCATAACATAGATTTAGGTAAATATAATTACACAAGCACGTAAAAGGAGAAAAAATGAGAAAATATCCAGTATACTATGGAACAAACGCATATGAAGTTCGTTGGACAACTGTTGAAACAATGTATTCGTTTGAAGATTGTTTAGAAGTATATCAAGTGAAAGAAAACAAGCTTTTCGGTATTAAGTTTAAATTGTATAAGTATTTATGTACTTATGTGGAAGACGATGTAGAGGATAGTCTTCTAAAATCCGGGGTAGATAAAAGCTATGATGATTGGTATATTCGCCAGGCAAGTTTAGTGGTAAAAAAAGCATCGGGAATTTTACATAGTATAAATTTAAAAGATATTCAAAAGGAAAAATTGAAATCCTGGGATGGAATAATCCCAGAGTGATGGAATAATATTATAGCGAAAGGTAAATAAAATTAAATATGAGCAAATCGGTATTAATATTAAACACACCAACCAGCTGCAATAATTGTCCTTGTTGTAAACATTATGATCACGGTGTTTTTTGCGGAGTAACTGGAGGACTTATTATCTATGACATGTATGACTTTAAGAAAAAATATGTGTTTCCAGACTGTCCATTATCTCCTCTTCCGGAACCAAAGGATCTCACTCAGTACACTACCGGTTCTACAAACTTGGATAATATAATTCAATACGCACACGATCAAGGTTATAACGATTGTCTTTATGAATTGAATGGAGGAGACTTATAATCACAGCACAAGAAGCAAAACAAGAAGTTTTATAGGTGGTGATTAATATGACAGCTCAAACAAGAGATGTCAATTTGTGGGGAACTAAAAGTAGTAAAAGAATAAAAAGATTTTTTTAAAGGAGGTTTATAGGACAAAATGTTAAACGTAAAACCAAAATATTTATTAATCACAGCATATTTGCTCAATATTTTTGATGCAATTGTCAGCGTATTTCTATTTAAAACAATTGGCGTTGAAATAGAACTCAATCCATGGGGAATTTATTTATATAACAATGGAATTTTATGTTTATATAAAATGAGTGTGACGGCAATTGCTATGTTGATAATTAATAAATTTGTTAAAAAATACCCAAAATTAATTTGGGCTTGCTGGGTTGTGTTTGTTGTATATGCAGTGTTAACAGTTTGGCATGTTTGGGGTGTAACAGCATTATGGTCTGCTGGTGCATTTAGAAATTAAGTATAAGAACAAAATGAAGGGATAAACAATGAGTAAATCAATATTAGTACTAGACACACCGGAATCCTGCAGAAAATGCAAATTAAGGTATGATTCTTATGGACAATGTGAAGTTTGTATTTTAGCAGATGATGTAGTTGATGAATTTTATGAAACAAATACAAAACCAGACTGGTGTCCTCTCTCACCGCTACCAAGTTTATCTCACTCACAGTTATTGAAGCCAGATAAAGAAGCCATAGAAAAAAGAGATACTTTAGAGGAAGGTAAAACAGATTTTACTGATGCTTTTAATCAAATTTTCGGAGGAATATTTAAATAGGTATGAACAGAGAAATACTTTTTAAAGGAAAAAGACTTGATAACGGTCAGTGGGTAGAAGGAAATTATGGGTTTTTCAAATCTGTAAACGGAAACGAAAAAATGCATCATATCACAACAGAAGACGGTAAGGCTATTAGAATCGACTCTTCTACCCTCTGCCAGTTCACCGGCATGACAGATAAGAATGGAACAAAGATCTGGGAGCATGACATCATTACTTTAAACGAAGATGTCAAGAAGACTTTTGATGTAGATGATGGAGAAGTCAGATATGGGTGGGGCGGATTTTATATTAAAGAATTCTCAACACTTAATAGTTTAAATACTCTTGCATCTTATGATTGTATACTTCGTGGCGAAGTAATCGGAAACGTATTTGATAATCCGGAGTTATTAACTTAGGAGGGTAAAAGCATGAGCAATATTCAAACCGGCCAAGTAAACAATTTTGGTCAAGTAAACAATATTAATAACTCTGTTGTTTCATCAAATACCAGCATTGTTGTTGTAGGGAACGAAGTTACAATAGACGGCGTAAAAATACCACCCTGTCCTGGCAAAGGACATAGCTCAACCATTATTAATAATAAGGTGTATTTAAATGGCTATGAACTGATCAATGGAAAATGGAAAAAGACATTAAGAGCCTTATGGCACAAATGGTTCTAACTATAAAATTAGCATTTAGGAGATAAATATGATTCACTATTCCTGTGACTTATGCGGAAAAGAATGTAACGACAAAACATTCACATTACCAATAGCAGCTACTTTTATTGATGGAGAGCCTTGTGATCTAATGCCAATTAATATGAATTTATGTAAAAAATGTAGAAGCGAAATTTATAAGGTAATAGAAAAGAAACTTTCAAAAGAAAAACTTAAGAAACTAAATACTTTAGCTCTTGATATAAAGATGAAAAAAATATTTTAAGGAGGAGACACAATGAACAAACACGCTTATTGGGCATGGGCAATAACAAACACTTTATGTATAACATCTTGGATTGCCCTAGCTATGGCATTTGACAAATGGTGGATTGCTCTTTTCGCATTACTATTTGTTAGTGATTTAAGAACACCTACCCAGTGCTACTTCAGAGTATGTGACACCTGCGGAGAACATAGTCCATGTGCAGAAACACCTGAAGAAGCATTAAAGAAAGCAAAAGAAGCTGGATGGACTCATTACGACGGAGCTAATACAGATTATTGTCCGAAATGCAAAAATAAATGCGAAAAGGAAACATTATGAGTATAAAGAAACGTTATGAAACAGTAACTCACGAAGTTACGGAAGCAGTATTAGTTGAAGAAACAATGTATTGTGATGTTTGCAATAAAGTAATTCAAGACAAAGATGTTTATTGGGAAGTTACTACCGGTCATAACGATTGGGGTAATGATAGCATTGATAGTATGGAATGTTTTGATGTATGTTCAGAAACTTGCTTAACGAATAAGTTCAGTGAATACATAAAAGAAAGTAGAAAAAATAAATGGAATACAATGTACTTTGATGTACGAAGAGCATAAGGAGACAATATGAATACAACATATCACAAAAAAGAAATAGAAATTGCCGGAGAGAAAATCACAGCAGAATATTTTGAGAGCGGCCTCAATTTCTCTCCTACTAAACGCAGCAAACTCTCAGAATTATGGGACACCATTACTCTCCCATTCTACAGACTCAGATGGAAAATCAGAGATATTCGTAGAAAAATTCGTTACGGAATTCAAAGAATGCAGAAAGATTATGATGACACAGATATCTTTGCACCGTGCGACAAATTTATTGAACGCTATACAAAAATCCTAAAGGAATTCAAGGAAAACCTTAATAGTCATCCTTGTCATATGACAAGTGAAGAATGGATCGCAATCATTGATCAGATGCTCTTCCACTTGTACTACATGGACGAGAATAACGTAGATAAGGAACTTAGTAAAGATGTGCCGGAATCATGGATTCCCTGCGGTAAAGCTTCCGATCAGATTATGCTGAAGCACAAAGATGAATTCTTCAAGCTGTTTTCGGAACACTTTTATGATTTATGGGATTGATTTAGGAGATATGGGTATGAAATATAAAGCCACAGATGCAACTACAAATGAATACAAAACTGCTTATAGAAACATAGATGATTATGTTAAAGAAATGAGAGAATCAACACCAGAAGAAAGAAAAAGTATTCAAGAATATATAGACAAGATATCTGTTCCAACAGGAGTTAATTTCTATGATTTTATTGGTGTAGAATCTTCGCCATGTGATAACTGCACAAATAATCCTAAGAATGGAGGCAGTGGAATTTGTCATTGTACATTGGGAGCACCAGTGATTTATTAGGTAATAAAAATAAAATTTGCGAGGTAGTAGCTATGGATGATTATAATAAAAATCTTGAATACATTGAATCATTGAAAACATTTATGGGTGGGAATAATGAAGATGTTCCGCTACATGGCGTGACTTTAGATGACATGAAGCATATTGTAGAAAGATGCAGAGAGTTTAATCTTCCACAACCAGAGATCTTTCCGTGGGTTGGTGGTAATGGTGTTCAAGCTGAATGGGAATATGATTGGTATTTAGAAATTGATAGCTGCGACAAAGGAATAAGTGTTTTGTTTGTAAAAGGCAAAGACTATGACAATGCCATAAGTTGTAGATTATATGATATTGAGGATGCTTTTATGATGGTAAAAACATTTATTAATAATGTTGTAGATATTAAAGGCACAAGAAAAGAATAAGATTTTAAGAGGAAAAACATGATTTTATTAAAAGTAATTGGAATAGCGATATTTTCAAGTTTGGTAGTTGCATTGTCGGTAATTATATTTCCTGATTTTGTTTATAATCATATAAAAAATAAAAAGGTAGAAAATTTTTTAGAACATGATTTGGTCAAGGCATATTGGATATTGCTGACTATAGTTGTTGATACATTATTAATACTGGGATTTATTAATCTTATTTGTTAACTAGGAGGCAATATGTTAATTAGAAGCCAAGATAGAAAGAAAATTTACAATACTGATACAATGAGCAGTATTTGGATTAATCGAAATTGTATTTACATATCAGCATGTGGAGATGATACAGATTTGCTTGGATCATACTCCACAGAAGAAAAAGCACTCAAAGTATTAGACATGATCGAAGAAAGAACCAACGAACCTATTTACATTAATGATGAAGGCGGCGGCGAATATGCGAAGTACTTCCACTCTTCTTTCCATATGCCGCAGGATGATGAGGTGGAATTAAAATGACAATGAAGCAGACAAGAGAACAATTTTTGTTAGCTTTAAATTCTAATGCTTATATTGGCATGTGTACTACAGAAGACATGAAAAATGTTATCAAAGCATTAGACAAACAGATTCCAAAGAAACCGAAAGTTCAAGTAAGAGGAGTTTATAATGATGATTCGGGCGACTGGGTGTGTGATGAAGAATGGTATATGTGTCCATCTTGCCAGATGCGGAATGAAGTATATCCAACATGGAAATTATGTCATCATTGTGGGCAGATGTTAGACTGGCTTGAAATGAGAACATTAAAATATTGAGAGGATAAAAAATGAGTATTTTTACATTTTTGATGACTATTATTATAAGCACTGGTGTAACGGCAATATTGGGTGATATGACAAAATCTGAAGGATTGGAATTTCTTAATCCAATATGGTTGTACGAAAAATATAAAGTCAATTGGTTTGGAGCCGGATTTCTTGGCATTTTACTTACTATATTAACACTGCCATATTCGATTTTCTATTGGATCTATAAACTTTGTACAGTCGGAAGAAAATAATATGTTTTAAGAGGTGTGGTAATGAATAAATGTGACTTTTGTACAAAATCATCTCCAGATGGAAAATGTTATTGGGTTTCACAAGGAAGCCGTGAAGATGATTGTGAAAAAGCCATTCAGAGAATGATTGAAGTTTTGAAAAATATAGGTTGTAATCAAATGAAATTTAAGGAGTAAAGTATGAAACCAGTATATAAATGTGACTACTGTTCTAAGATGGGAACAGAGGAAGAAATTAGAGAACACGAGCTTACCTGTATGGATAACTATGATAGAAAAAGTTGTTATACTTGCCAACATAGGGGCAAGATAAATATGGTAAACAAGCTTGTAAAATATGAGTGTGCTAAAGAAATTGATATTCCGGAAGGAAAGATTTTTGAATTTTGCCAATCGTATGAAAGAAAAGACAAATCCAATGGTCTGTATGATGATCTTATGACTGGTCTTTTTGGAAGATTTTAAGAGGTGAGATATGGGTGTGGATATTTATGGTAAGCATTTTATTTGCAAAAATCAAATGAAATTTGAAGATTTAAAGAACGGACAAGTATTTTGTTTTGTAGATGATATCTCTGAAGATTCTAGTGAGATTAAAATTTATATGCGTGGTGGTCATACAACCACAGATGGTACAGCTATGGATCTTGAAACTGGAATTATGTATTCATTTGATGAAAAAAGTTATGTAAAGATTTTAGACGTAACACTTAATATTAGAAGCGTGATATGTTGAAAATAAAATTTTAAGAGGTAAACATATGGAAGATTTAATAAGAGAACTTGATTTGTTATTGAAGAAATATGGAATCTCGTTCAATGAAGCAATGAGAATTTATGAAAGAAATAAAATATGTACAAAACGATTAACTCAATGTTACGAGGATGATGAAAAAGTATGGCAGTACTATGACAAAGAGAACAATCCTTGTGGATGTGGTAGCAATTGTTTTCACTTTGAATATGACAGAATTGACAATGTTATATATGGAGTATGCAATTGTTGTAATACAGATATTTATATAATTAAAGATGAGTATGTTGAAGAGAAATTACATACTGGAAAATGGTTGAGTGAATGCTACTTTTAAGAGGTTGATTGTTATGAAAGTTGAAGACTTAATTGTATCAGCAGAAGAAGTTGCTACTGGTAAAAGATTAATTGGATATGTATGTGGTTGTAAATCATGTCAGACAGCATGGGAAAGCGAAAAGTACGATAAGACAAGACCTCTTGGATTATTGACTTCTCCAGATGGTCAGTTTGGAAATGTAAGAGTGTATACGGATAATATGGAGTTTGTGAACAGATAAAACGTATTTTAAGAGGTGATTATATGGCAAAAGGCAAGCCAAGATGGTATCCGGACAAACCTCAAAACAAAAGGGGTGCATACTGTCCAAGATACGAAGAACATAAAAATGGAATTAGCTATTGTGAACAAGGTAATGCCAGAGATGCTTATGTGTGCAAAGGTAATCCACATAATTGTGTAAAAACAAAATATCATAGGGCGGCAAGTAGAAGTAATAAACAGATAAACAATGATGTGTAAAAATAAACTTTTAAGAGGTAATAAAATGATCATTATCAAACCGATTGTTAGTATTATATTGTTGATTCCATATATTTTATTCTTTGGTGCGTTTAGTTTGGGTGTTGATTTCCCAGATAATACAAGTATTTATTACAATGGTTGGCTTATATAACATAAAAATTAAATTTAAGAGGTAATAAATGGGTAGATATATTGAAATAGATGGTCGCAGCTACTACTCTCCTTGCAGTGATTGTAAAGATAGATGGTGTTATTCATGTGTGATCAATAAATATAAAGAGGATTTGGAATCAGAACGAGATAAACGCGGCCATGCTGAATGGCGTATTGAACAAGAACTTGAACCTCGTATCAAAGCAGAGAAAGCCAGTTATGATAGATGGGTATCTACAGATACCGGTGCCGAAGCATGCTACTGCTTCTCTTCTTTACTTGATGAACTGATTGATTTTGTTGAAAATCCAGATAATGAAAAATATATGGACTGGGAAGATGCAGCTGGTGACTTGGAGCAGAAAATTCTTTATCTGATTAAGAATAAAGTTGATGATGACTTGTATTGTATAGCAGATAAGAGTTAGGAGGTGGATATATATGGAATATAGAAGTGGCCAATTGTTGTATGTGTGCAAAACAGATAGCGATTTGAGAGATGGGCTTTTCGTTCTTTACAGAGATAAATATGAGGGAGATGTGGATTTGAGTTATCACGGAAGTCCTTGGTATGAAACCTTTATTGTTTGTGAATATCTCGATAGTCGTGACAGAGTTGAATTTGGTGATCAGACATGGTGTTGGCGTCCTGCTAATGAGTATATTAAGACTATGCAAAACAAATTAAGAGAGATTAAGAATATAGCTAATATATAAAATGCTAATTATATATGCCGAAAAAGGGTTAACAGTAGGCGCTATCCAAACCAGTAACCCTGCGACCATAAATGGGCAACACCCAGTGCTGTAAGAGCATGTACGCTGTTAGGGATAGCATATGAAAACACACTTTCTGGAGGTGCTTTATGAAAGACAAAGAAACAATAATGAAAGCTTTATCAGCGTGTAGTGAGTTTTATTGCTGTGAGTGTCCTTATCAGTATCTTGATGATAAAGAATATAGTTTGAGATGTATTCATACTCTTATTGAAGATGTAAATGAAATGTTAAAAGAAAGCAAATAAAAATAAATTATAAGTGATGGTGATTAATATAAAAATAAAGAAATTATTGTGTAGATTTGCAAATTGGATATTAAGACAATGCGTAGAGCCTACAATAGCGTTTGAAGAAGATTTATATATCAATGGTAAAACTTATAAATTAGTTCAAGCAACCACAGAAATGTCACCTTATTCTCATGTGACTATTCATTTTGAAGTTATTAGTGGCAAATACAAATAGAGTTTTAAGGGGTAAATTATGAAATACAGATACGAATTTGAAGGAGACGAATATATTGTCAAAGGTTTTTGTAGTGATTGTCCACTTAGTTATGTAGATTATGACGGATATGGTGGTCACGAAATTTGTTGTGTCTTACATGCAAGATATGATGAATGCCCATTGGTAGAAGTAACAGATTAAAAATAGAGTTTTTAAGGTGGGGTTAAAAATGCATATTTCAAGCAATAAACATATTGGATCTTACGCTGGTGGTACATACGAATATCTTGAAATCAAAGAATATAAAGAATGTTGCTGCTGTAGGCACTTTTCTGATAATTGGCATGAAGAACGCTTTGAGTGTTTGAATGTTAATAGAAAAGACGATGGCGATTGTTATGAAGATTTTTAAGAGGTGATATTGTGGATGTATTAGGTAGAAAAATTGTATTAACACGCAAACCACATATATGTTTTGGGTGTGGTAGAGAATTTTCAAAGGGTACAAATATGGAGAGGTCTTGTGTTGTTGATGGTGGAGATATGTGGACTTGTTATCTGTGTCCGACATGTATTGATATCGTTAGTGCAATGAGATATGATGACGAATTTGGTTACGGAGATTTAAGAGAAGAAGCATTAGAAAGAGAAAATAATAGCGAATAAAACAAACTTTTAAGAGGTGAAAAATGGAAGTATCTAAGATTTATTCAATGATTTATGATAGTAAAAAATATGGCAACGATGGTTACGGTGATTACTTGGGCGAATTTAAAATAGTTAAGCAACTCAGAGAAGATGCTTATGTAGATGATTTCATTGGTGTTAATACTGAAACTGATGAAGTGTGTTTTGTGCTTTCAAGAGAGGTATGCGGATATGGTGGCGGTATTGCTTATCAGGTTATTCCCATTCCAGAGTTAACATTGAAGCAATAAAAACAAAATTGTTAGTGGTGAGGTAAATTATGAGTAGAGGTGTACTTAGAGACGGATCTAGCGTATATAAAGAAATAAGAGAAAAACGTGTTGAGGATGTAATAATTAGAGCATCTAATAAAGCAGGTATTACTAAGAGCGATTTATCTGATGCCTTTAAAGAAAAAGGATTTTTAGGTGTTTACAATCTTGGCATGATGCATATGTATGAGTATTTGAAAGGGGAAAAAGTGTAATGAATATTATTGAAAAACACATAATTGGAGAACTTTATAACAACATACTAACCAAAGGAGAATATCCTAAATTTGGTTCACCGGAATGTAATTGTAATAAATGTATGTTTTACAATGTTACATGTCCTCCATCTCCACATCGTGCTGGATGTTTTCACGGATGGAAAAAAGAAGAAAGTTAAGAGGTTGAAAATGCGAGAACCAATTTATAGTAAGCAAGGTGAAGAGTTAAAAAGCACTATTTCAAATTTAATTTCTAGCCATAACACTTTATGTTCTATTGAAGAAGCATTTCAGGAAAACAAATATGCCAAACAATATTTTGAAGATGCAAGGCAAAAAGTTTTAGAGTCTGGTAATCAAAGTTTGGCAGCTATGTATGCTATTGCAATAGAAAATATGTCTAAATTTATTGAAGACAGTCAAGAGGTGGATTATGAAGTGTCCGAATTGTGGCAGTAATAAAATATTTAATTGTATCAATAGTCTTGCATATGCTCGTCTAAGATATTTCGAATGTGTAGAATGTGGCCATCAAAGTAGAAAAATAAAGATTGAAAAATTTACATGTGTCAATCATAAATCTGAATGGGAAATTGAATTAGAAGAATTAGAAAAAGAATGGGAATGGAGTTAAGAGATAAAATATGGCAAAAGTTACATTAAAAGATATTAAAATCCCAAATACTTGCGGAGAATGTAATTTTATTGGACGTTATGAAACTGGTCTATACGCTCGTAATCCACATTGTTGTTGTGAGTTGATGTGGGGTTTAAAAGAGGAAGACTATAAAGTTGATAAGAATTCACTTGATGAAAATTGTCCTCTAAAGGTTTTATTAGGTGCGAATAAATCCTGGTACGAAAAGACAGACTTATCTTCTATTGTTCGCATTTCATTAAGCGATGATTTCATAGTTGACTACGACAAATCCAGAGGAATGTACAGAGTAAGCGTCTTTGATGACGGTCACTTCTGGGACGAGTTCTGGTTTGATGCTTATGAGGAGAAGGAAGTAGAAAATATATATCTAGTCTATGGCAATATAGAAGAAAGTGGAGATACTGATTCTTGGGTTGAAGCTATTTTCGACAATAAAGAACAGGCGTTGTCTTGTGCAGAATATCTTAATTTAATAAAAAATCAAGAGAATGTAAGCTACTATGCATCTGGTTACGATTGGCATATGAACAAGATGGATTATGTAGAAGAACTGAAGAAGTTAAAAGATGGTAAATAAAAATTATATTTAAAGTTGAGGTTACATATGCAGATATTAGCAGAAACAGAATACCAGGATCTATACAGAGTAACAGATGGAGTACTTCTTGTAGTAAATAAATTCACTCCTATCTTCTATCCTCATATGGATAGACCTATATATTTATATTCTAATAAAGTAAAGACCGGCAAATATCATAAAGAATGCCAAGATGGATTAAGGGTATTAAAGGGTCAATGTGAGTATTCATATGCAGGAACAACAATAACAATTCCTAAAGGAACCGTTACATATCACACTGTGCCGGTAGAACCAACAACTAACAAACCAGACTGGCAATATCAGATAAAGACAACCGGTGAATTATTTAGTGGAGATGCTGATCTAATGGATCGTTGGCTGAGTGATATCCTTTATAGGATTAGACAAGATGGTTGTAGAAAGTAAAGAGGAAATAGAAAATGCTTATTAAATTGATTATTTTAGCAGCAATGCTCTTCTGTCATGTTGTAGATGATTACTATTTGCAAGGAATACTTGCATCTATGAAACAAAAGAACTGGTGGTCTAAAAATGCACCGGATCCGTTATATAAAAAAGATTACATAATGGCACTATTTATGCATAGCTTTAGTTGGGCATTTATGATTATGCTACCGATTTTAGCATATGATTTCTACTCTTCTACTTTATGGAAGTTTTATCCTGATTTTTTGATTGTGAACTGTATAATCCATATGGCAGTGGATAATCTAAAGGCAAACATGCTAAAGATTAATTTAATACAGGATCAGAGCATACACATGCTTCAGATATTCGTAACTTGGTTGATTTGGTGTTGTAAGGCTTGAGGAGTTCTATGACTAAATTAGAAAAGATAGATTTATTCCTACAAAAAGAAATTCAAAAGCAGCCTAAGACTTCTTTATTAAGAGAATTGTACGATCGAAAGAATTTTAAAAATGAAGAACTGCTTTATTTATTTCCAAATAACAAACTGAAACGTAATGGATTGCCAATGAAGAAAGGTGGTTCAAAAAAGAAGAAAAAAATTAGACGAATGCTCCGTGATCAACGTCTTTTCAATATTTTTGAAGATATTGTTGATGATGTTTTAACAAGCAAAATGAAATCTAATAAGTTCTTTACTGAGTTTGTTGATATAAAAAACATACATATAGGACAACAAAATGAGTGGCGTCCTAAATGCGATTTTGAGAGAATCACTAGATGGAGAACATTCGATGGAAATTGGAGGACATTAAATGAGAACACTAATTAATTACATACGTTCCTGCTTCTGTAAGCATGAGTGGCAATGTCTAATAGAAAAATGTCCTGTATATGCTTCTGAACATGAAAATCCAATTAGATACATATGGGTCTACAGATGTGTGAAATGTGGATGTGAAGGAAAAGTAACAGTGATTAAAGGAGGATACAACAATGAGAATGGCATTAACAGGTCATCGACCTGAAAGATTGGGATATCCGGAATTAGACTTTTGCACTACTTCTGAGTGGAGAAAAATTATTGATTGGTTAAAAGAAAAAATATTAGAGATTGGTATAACGGACGCTTATTGTGGTATGGCAAGCGGATGTGATATTGCGTATGGTATTGCTGTATTAGAACTTAATGATGAAGCATCTTTATACAAAATTAACAGACCAAAAATTAAATTACATTGTATCTTGCCTTGTAAAAATTATAATAGCAAGATTAAATGGCATAGAATCCTAAAAGCTTGTGCTGATGAATGGAATGAGTTATCTGAAGAATTTTATAAGGGTTGTGACAATGTTCGTGATCAATATATGGTGGATCATAGTGATAAAATATTTGCAATTTGGGATGGTAATAAATCTGGTGGAGTTTGGTCTACTATAAGGAAAGCTCAAAAAAGAGGTTTTGATGTTGTGTATTATCCCAAAGAAAAATTATAATAGGAGAATTTCTGTATGAGTATTTATGTAACCGGCGACACACATGGAAATCTTACTCGCTTCTCTATAGATAGTTTCTATGAGCAAAAAGAAATGACTAACCAGGAAGATAATTATATGATTGTCCTCGGAGACTTTGGTAGAGTTTGGGATCAAGAAGAAAGTAAAGACGAAAAATGGTGGATTAATTGGCTGGAAAACAAACCTTTTTATACTCTTTTCGTTGATGGAAACCACGAGAACTTTGATAGACTGTATCAATATCCTGTAAAGGAATGGCATGGCGGTCTAGTCCACGAGATTCGTCCACATGTGCTGCACTTAATGAGAGGACAAGTCTTTAATATTGAAGAACTTCTCTTCTTCACCTTCGGTGGGGCATCTTCTCATGATATTCATGATGGCATTTTAGATTGCGAAGATCCTAACTGGAAAGAAAAAGCAAAAGCTTTGGATAAGCAAGGCAAATATATGTACCGTATTAAAGGTTTATCATGGTGGCCTCAGGAGTTACCTACCGAGGAAGAGATGCAAACCGGTATTGATAACCTGACAAAGCATAATAACAAAGTAGACTTTATACTCTCCCACTCGCCTTCCACTTCTGAATTGTATTTAATGGGCGGCAAAGGATTGTATGAACCAGATATGCTTACAAATTACCTGGAAGAGATCAAAGCAACAACTGAATATAAGAGACACTTGTTCGCGCATATGCATGTGAACAAAGCAATCAATGACAGAGATATTTGCTTGTATGAGCAGATTATTAGGATTAATTAAGGAGAAAACAATGAACGAAAATTACATAATGTTAAATGGTAAACGTGTTGATCTGACCGAGGAGCAACTTGAGAAGCTTGGGATAAAGGTTGAGGTTGAGGTTGAGAAAGACTGTTTTAAAAGGGTAAATGCCACTAAATGTTATTATTTTACAAATGCAATAGGGGATTTAAGTAGTATGCCAGATTATGGCACCCTACTTGATGACCAACTTTACAAAGTAGCCAACTACTGCACTGACAAATCCCTCATGCAGCAACGCACACTTCACGAAACTCTTGACCGTCTGCTCTGGAGATTCAGTATGCAGAATGATGGAGATAAGATTGATTGGAGTAATCAGTCAATAAAAAAATATTTTATAGCTTATGATTACCGTACAAAAAAATTTGAACCAGATTATATATATTCTTCATATGGTAGTAGTATAAAATATTATGTAGAATACTTTTACTCAGCCGAAGTAACCCAAAGAGCCATTTATGAAATCGTTCTTCCATTTATGAAAGAACATCCGGAGTTTGTGTGGTAAGGAGAATATTATGATAGAAGGAATTGAAATTTTAGCACAGAGTGAGATTATGACGGATTCTAGCTGGACTGCATGGATTTTAGTATTGTTAGCATTTGGATTCGTTGTATTTACAGGTGGATTAAGCAACAACATTGATTTCTTAGTTTTTATAGGTTGTATTGCACTGTCCATTAGTATAGTTGGAAGTTTGTTAATGGTAATTATAAATCCAAAAGAACCAACCGGCAAATATGAATATCAAGTAACCATAGATGAAAATGTATCTTTTACTGAACTATACGAAAAGTATGAAGTGGTTGATCAGAACGGAAAGATATGGGTTATAAGAGATAAAGATGTGGAAGATGTTAAAGAGGTGAAATAACATGGCACTGATGATTTCAGATGACAAGAAAAATTTTTATGTAACATGTAAATGTGGATGCGAAGGAATTCTTTTTAAAGTAGACGATTCCGATAAAGATTATGGGTGTTATGCATTATGCATGTGTTATAGCAATAATTATTACAAGGATCAAGATGATACTGTTCTAAAAGTGATCAAAAGAAAGTTTAAGAAAATATGGGCAATTCTTAGAAATAAGGATTACTACTATTCTGAATTGATTATGACTAAAGAAGATTTTGATAAGTTCAAAGAACATATCAATCAGTTTTAATCATGAATAAGAGTAAATAAAATAATATATTGAGGTGATAACATTGAAAACATATACTATGGAAAACATAAAAATTTCACAGCATGCCAAAGCTCGTTATAGCGAACGTATAATGGATAAGGATGATAAATCAGATGTTGCAGTGTTTATTGCACAGCATGAACAGAAAATAAAAGAAGATATTTTTAAGATGATTCAGTATGGCACACTGCTCTACTCCGGCAAGTCTACATGTGAGTTTAATAAGCAGCCTGTAGATATCTTCTTGAACGGGACCTGGGTCGTTATTGTAGATATTGCAAAGGCAAATGTAATTACTTTATATAGCATTGATCTTGGTTTGGGCAATGAGTTCAATAATGAATACATAAAGAGATTGCTTGATAAGTTGAATGTTGCAAAAGAGGAATATGATACTGTTGTTACTGGAATCATGACTCAGAAAGAAACTTACTCTTCTATTATTAAGGAAAACACGGATCAAATTAATGAACTGAAGCAGATGGTCAAGAATCTGGAAAAACAGAATCAGGCTTACACAGATGTGATTGAAAGTTTGGAAACGGACAAGGTAATTGCAGAAAAGGAAGTTAGAGATATTATTGCTACCATGATTGGTAAGAAAGTGTTTTAGGAGGATATATGGTAAAAGGTGACAAAATTAAATTAATAAAGCCAATTGGTATTTTCTCAAGTGTTGGTGAAATCTGTGAAGTAATTAATGTAACAGATACTGGCGTAATCAGTTTTGTGTTTAACGGTGGTCGTTCTTCTGGATGTATGTCATATGATGAATATTTAAAGCATTTTGAGTTGGTTCAGCCAGCAGAAAAGAAGCCAAGTGTTTGGACTGACTGGAAACTTGCAAATATTACATATTACGATTTGGGTAATGAATATTGTGGAAGTGAGATTTATTACAAGCATAATGGCAAAAGAGTTAAAGTGAAATGTCCTATTTGGGGTGTAAAGACAGAAGCCTGTTGCCATCATGAGGACGAGTTTGATCTTGCAAAAGGATTGAATTTGGCAAAATTTAGACTCATTGTAAAGATTTTAGATAGACAAGTTCAAGAAATTGCGGAGGGTATGTAATGTCAGTACATGATGATTTAGGAGCCAGGATGAGTGTTGCTATGAGTGAAAGGCTCTGCACTACCAGCTTAATTATGAGCAGAAGGAGGTCTATGAATGATTGCATATGTTTATAATGAAAGACGAAGAGGATTATCTGTTCCTTTTGGAATTAAAGTAGAAGAACATAACAGGAATAATTCTATCAAAGCATGTAGTATTAGAGTTAAGTGTTTAAATGATAATAAAGAATTTCGGTCTATGATGGATGCAGCAAAATTTTATAATATTTCTAAAACATCAATTTATAATAGTATTCAATACAATAAACCCGTTCTTTGTAGAAAACAAAATCAGAAATATCAATTCGTAAGATTATAAAGGAGAAAATAAGAAGTGACATTAGAAAAATTACAGGCAGAAATGGTGGCTGCTATGAAAGATAAAAATAAGGCACGTAAGGATACAATCTCCTCTCTCATCGGTGCAGTTAAGAAGACTGCCATTGATAAGAAGTGTAAGGATAACATTACTGAAGTTCTGGTGGACGAGGTAATCCTTAAGGAAAAGAAAACTGTTCAGGAGATGATTGATACCTGTCCAGGAGAAAGAACAGAATTGTTACAGGAATACAAAGACAGAATGAATGTGATCAATGAGTTTGCTCCTAAGTTGATGACAGATGCATCAAAGATTCATACTGCTATCATGGATCTTCTAGCAAATGCACAGCTTGAACCGGTAAAAGTAAATAAGGGTTTGATTATGAAGGTTGTTATGCCGGCTATGAAAGGTAAAGCTGATATGAAGATTGTAAACAAAGTAATGGAAGAAATTTTGGAGTAAATAATGAGAAGACCAGAGAGATTATACGATTTTTATAGAGAATTAACCAGAGTACATGTTACGCATTTTCCAGATTTGAGATTTGGGCAATTTTGTATAGCTTTTATGCATTGGATTACCACTACAAAGGAAAGAGATCCTTTCTTTATTGAAGAACCGACAATGATTGATTTGTTACATGAGTATGTAGAGGAGAGACATGGCGAATTATTATATTAGCGATTTACATTTAAACCATAAAAATGTAACTGCAGAAGGAAAGAATTTTGATAATAGACCTTTTCAGACATTGGATGAGATGCATGAGGCTATAAAAAGAAATTGGAATGCTAGAGTAACAAATTCTGATACTGTTTATCTCCTTGGTGATAGTATTTGGAATCTGACAGACGAGATGATTGCTTTAATGGCACAGCTTAAAGGCAAAAAGGTTGCAATCAAAGGAAATCATGACAAATTCAACGACATTCGTTATAAGCAGTTATTTTCTGAGATTTGTGATTATAAGGAAGTGTCAGATAATGTTCATGGTATGAATTATATGCTTGTACTCTCCCATTTTCCTATCCTTATGTGGAATGGACAGCATAGAGGCTGGATTCACCTGTATGGACACGTACATAATTCTAATGATTATGCTTTTTATAAAGATTCTCTGAAAAGATTGAACGAGTATTATAAAGACCGAGATGGAGAAAATTTCAAACCGTTTTATGCTTATAACGTTGGATGTATGTTGGATTATATGGGATTTGTTCCAAGAACATTGGCAGAAATTGTAAGTGCAAATGAAAGTAAATAAAATAATGAGGTGAGTAACTATGTATAGATTAATTAAGTATACAGGAAAAGATGGTACAGACAAATTATGCGAAGTCGCCGCTCTCCATCCTTTAGAAGGAGATTTTTATTGGCCATTAATGGTTGGAAATTCTATCGCTTTTGCATATAACGATGCTAGTGGAAAAATGTTGCGTAGCTCTGCTATTGAAGCAATGGATAAGGTAAATGGTCAGCTTGTTATTGTGACAAGAAACAGCGTATTTGTGTTTGAGGAAGTTGAGGAAAATTATGATTTATTTTGATAATGCTGCCACTACAAAAGTTGACGAAGAAGTAATTGCTGATATAGTTGAAGCTTTGAAGAATGATTGGGCAAATCCATCTTCTATTTCCAGTCAAGGAATTGTAGGCAGACAAAAAGTTGAACATGCAAGGAAACAAATTGCAGATTATATTAATGCTGATCCAGAGGAAATTATATTTGTAGCTTCTGGATCTGAGGCAAATAATTTAGCAATCAGAGGTTTTTTAGATGCCAATCCAGAATATAGCGTTGTTCCTCATTCAATGATAGAACATCCTAGTGTGGTAAATACTTGTAATTTGATTGCCGAATTAAGTCTTAAAACCAAGAAGTATCTTCTCCCGTTTGTTGATGTTGACATGCAAGGTTTGATTAATATGGATACTTTGAAATATTGGTTATCAGAATACAAATCAAAGTGTCTTGTAAGTATTATGATGGGGAACAACGAAATCGGCACGGTTCAAGACATAAAACGTATTTCTCAGCTTGTGCACAACTACAATGGCGTTTTTCACACTGATGCTGTTCAAGCTTTTGGTCAGATTCCTATAGATGTAAAAGAAATGGGAATTGACATGATGAGTGTAAGTGGTCACAAATTTGGTTGTCCCAAGGGAGTTGGATTTTTATATAAGAGAAAAGATATAGAAATCTACCCTCTTATCAATGGTGGTAGTCAGGAAATGAATCTTAGAGCTGGAACAGAAAATGTTCCTTATATAATTGCTATGGGAAACCAGGTTGAGAGAATGAGTAAACGAGAATATCCAAATAGTATATTGGCAAATTATTTATATGAAAAGATTTGTTATGAGATTGGATATGATTTTGATGTTTGGTTGAATGGTTCCATTAAAAATAGATTGCCAAACAATCTCTCTCTCACTTTTCCTGGCGTTAACGCAGAAGCTCTTATCACTTTATTGGATATGAAAGGTGTTCAGGTATCTGCAGGATCGGCATGTTGTGCTGGTGATAAGGAGCCTAGTCGAGTTTTAAAAGCCATTGGATTGAGTGATGAAGAGGCTTTCAGTACTATTAGGATTAGTCTTGGTAAAGACACTACTAAGGAAGAATGTGATGAGTTTGTTAGAATCCTTGGAGAATGTTTAGAAAGTTTAAAAATGGTTGGTGGTGAATAAATGTCAGAATACGGACTTAAGATAAAGAACTTTGAAGCCGGTTCTTTATATGGATACAACTTGGGTATTAGAGATAGGCTTGATAGTACAGATGCAATGCTTTCCAATAGTTTATTTAGTGATTTCCTGAAGGAAAACGGACTTAATGTTTGGAGAGGTGAATCCACTAGAGATGTTATCTGTATAGAGTTTAATTATGGCACTCGTTCATACGAAGACGAAATTAAAAATTTTGACAAAATAATAAAAGATATTCAAAAGGACGAAATGTTGTCTGATGACATTAAAGAGGAACGTGTCCAAAAGATAGAATTCTTAAAAGAACGTGCAACAATAAATATAGATAAATATCATAAAATATCTCATCAGGAAATAAGAATGCTTTTTTACACTCAGGGTGTTGATATAAACTATCAGACTTATAACAAAAAAGGAGAAGTAATTAAGGAAGAGAAAATCCACTATAAAATGCTATATAGGACTCCCGGTAAAGCAAAAAAAGGATCTTGTATGTTTATTAACGAAGATTTATATGATAAAGCCATAGAATTTTTGTATATGGGGATTCAATTACCAAAAGACAATTCTCCTATTGTTGAAATGGGTGCATACTCCTCTCTTATTACTTCTTCTATCGTTGGAAAAGTTCAGATTTTACCGGAACAGATTTTAGTATTACAAGATGTGGATTCTTTTTTTCAAACTAATGTTGTTAGCGTGGAAACTGATGAAGATAAACATTGTAAAGCAGTTCCTATAGATAATTATCAAGTAAAAAACACTTTATTTGATGGACAGGCTTTGATAGACACATCTATTTTCCCAGACTGGGGAGAAGGTTATATTCTCCTTAGACATCATTTATGTAAGATGGCAGCGTTTCATTCTGATATTCAAAAATTTATGAAAGATTATTTCGGAGATAAGTATGAAACTGCAACTGTAAAAGATATGTTTGGAAGAGATGTCCGAGTAAAAGACATAAGGCTTATTACAACAGACAATGCGATGAAGTGGCTTAAGTTTAATGTTACTTTTGAATATTGGAGTGATTATGTTAGAGCAAACAATAGTATGTTTGGCATTGTAAAAACAGCTCATGAAAGTAAACTTGGTGAAGTTCAGAGAATGAGTTATCAGATGATTAACGCTCTTGATATGAATATTATGCCACAGGTTGTTCAGTGTAGTATGGATTATATAGAGAAGTTAAAAACAAATGACGATGTGTTTTTGAATTATCTTAGAGATAATACTAATTTTTCAAATGACTATGAAGTATTGGTAGCTTTGGTTGAGCAAAATAGAGATTTTCTAAGAAGTGAATATTTTAGACATCGCAAGGAATGGATTGTTAAATCTTATGTGATGAATTTTAAGAATGGAAAAATCATTCAAAACGCAGATAATTTGGTTATTATAGGTTCTCCATACGCTATGTTGCTTCATTCTGTTGGTGTTGATGTTAATACTGATCCTACGTTCACTATAGAGCAAGACACTATACAGTGTTGGACAGAAAGATTTGGCGATGGCGAATACTTAGCAGAGTTTCGCTCTCCATTTAATAGTAAAAACAATATGGGCTATGTACATAATGTGCATCATGAATACTTTGATAAGTATTTTAAATTTGGGAAACAGATTATTGCTGTAAATATGATTGGTACTGATTTCCAGGATCGCAATAATGGATCTGACATGGATAGTGATTCTATATATACAACAAATCATCCTGATATCGTTCAGTATGCAAAATATTGTTATCTTAACTATCCTACCATTGTAAATAATATACCTAAAGAAAAAAATAGCTATTCTTTAAGTTTGGAAAATTATGCTAACATTGATAACAACTTAGCTGCGGCACAATTAGCAATTGGAGAATCAAGTAATTTAGCACAGGTATGTTTAACATATACATATAATTTTGATGATCAGAAGTATAAAGATTATGTATGTATTCTTTCTGTGCTTGCTCAAGTAGCCATAGATAATGCAAAGCGTAGGTTTGATATTGATTTGACAGAAGAAATTAGTCGCATAAAAAAAGATATGAATATCAAAACTAATGGTTATCCAGCCTTTTGGAGTGTTATTAGAAGAGATTTCAATAGGAGACGTATAAATAAAAATTTAGTGTGCCCTATGAATTATATATTTGATATTGAGGTTGGAAAATATCGAAGTAGTGCTTCTACTCTACCTATGAATGAGTTTTTCGTCAAACACAATGTTGACTTAGACAGAAGAAAATCCAAGAAGGTTGAAGATTTAATTCAAAAATATTCCTTGTCATTATACGAAAACAATGTTGATGGGGAAGATGAAAATGAAAATTATCTTTTACTTAGGACTGATTTTGATGCATTAATTAACGATATTCAGCAGATTTACATATCTAAAAATTATTTAGGAATGATGTCTTGGTTAATAAATAGAGCATTTTCAATTGGTTCTGGTGTTAGAAGAAATTCTGAAAATATTATTTCAACAATTAACACAAACAAATCTTTATTATTAAAGGTGTTATATAATGTTAACAAAGATGCATTTTTACAGTGTTTTTATAGAAAAGAATAGAATATATGTGTACACTTAATTGTTTTAAACATTTAAAAAACCCAATAAAACTAATCAAAATTAAATGTCGAATTAACCAAGCTTATGAAGAGAAAGTGCGTATTGCACAAGTACTTCAACCGCTATTACCGACGCGGGTATAAATATGGAATTCGAATGCATAATGCCAGTGACCCCAGGCTTTATATGGGGTCTGATCAGAATAACTATATATAGGAGAAAAAGGATATGAAAGCTTTTAGAATGGGACGCAACACTATTGAGCACTACTCTTCTTTTGAGGAAATGGGAAAGGCATGGGGTTGTAAGCCTGTAACTAAGAAAACTAAAGATGAGGAAAAATTAAAGAAGCAGCGCGAGAATTTTTGCGCAAGACATCGTTGTGAAGCATGTGGTGAGCCGATGCAGTGGATTACCGGTTCCGTAATGGCTTGTGTAAACGAAAAGTGTAAAGGTAAAAAGGTTGAGCGTACAGATTCTGAGGGTAATAAGATTGTGTCTTATATTACTTCATATGATTTACTGGACGATCTTGGCTCTGAAATCGCAAACAATATTTTTTCCGTAAGTGAATAAAATAATACATCGTATAATTTCCCGAAACGGGACTAAAATAAAATTTAAATGACAAAAAGGAGATTTTTTAAAATGAACAAGACTGAATTAATTAGTGCAATTGCAGAAAAGACTGGTATGACCAAGAAGAATGTAAAGGAAGTGCTTGAAGCTACTCAGGAGGTAGTGTTTGCTACTATCAAGGATGAGGAAGTTAAGCTGATGGACGGTGTTACTCTTAGTGCAAAGGTTGTTCCTGAGAGAACTGCTAGAAATCCTCAGACTGGCGAAGAGATTGTAGTAGCTGAACATATGGCTCCCAAGTGTAAATTCGGCGCAGCAATTAAGAATGCCGTTAATGCTTAATTTTTTGCATAACTAAATAAAATAATACAACAACTTAATATTGATATAAATGTGGAGTGTCTTGCTCCACAAATTGGGGATTCGCCAAGTGGTTTGGCAATCGGCTGTTAACCGATCTACGGGGGTTCAATTCCCTCATCCCCAGGTTACTGGGGCATAGTCCAGCTCGGAAGGATACTTGATTTGGGATCAAGTGGTCGTGGGTTCAAATCCCACTGCTCCATTTATTATAGCTGGCGGCAGGTAGGAATCTGACCTAGCCTCATAAGCTAGGGAAACCCGGCTCAATTCCGGGGCGTAGCAATTAAAAGGAAAATAAATAATCCCACTACTCTTCCACCTGTGAGGAATAAACCAGGAACGCATGTCAAAGGAAGACCTTCTCTAAATGCCTGAGACACGTTGGTGGTTAACTGCTTACCACCTTTATAAATAATATGGCGAACTTTAAAAGACGAGTGGGCATAGCTAAAATTGCTGGAGAGCCGAAAATAGCACATTAACCAGATTCATCAAACGGCGTGTTCCAAACGAGTTAGTAATCTTGTGGTGAGACGAAAGCTGCTGAGAAAGTCTCAGGTTTATTTACTCTTCTATCCTAGTGTAGACAGAGCTGAGATTTCGTCATTATGACGTTTTCGTTATAGGTGATTCACTACCTTAAACGTGAGACGATAAAGAAGGGTATAGACTCCCAACAAAGAACAGCGCCTATAGGGCATTAATAGTGTGAAGGCTTTGGTTGTCGTTAGTATGGGCTTACCAAAGCAGTATACGTCCGACGGGACTGACACCCAGGAAAGACTGGGCAAATTTGAAAGTGTTCCGCTACTTAAGGCGAATTATGATAACAGAAGTTCCTACACCTCTCAACGATGTGTCACATAGGAACACATATACATAGGCTTACAAGATACGCTGCAACGCCTTGTGTAAAAACTTGGGTAAGGTTCTTATTGTTTGCAGACAGTAAGAAATAGTCAGGGGTAAAACATCGCCAAAGTTTAGCCTTTTTGTCACCCTGATATATTTGGCAGTTTGTAGAACTGCCCTCTGCTTACCAGAGCAACTAAACTGGAGGGATTGTAGCGTGTCCCAGAATAGAGAAATCTACGCTACTTTTATTTTGCCGAAGAGGCCACTTGCAGAACGTAGAACCGTTAAGGTAGAACGTAAACTGGATATCCGGAAATCCGATGTTTTCAGCTAGTTGACTGCTTCACGCTGACAAATTTATGAACAAAAACCGTTAGAGGTTTTTATCAGAGACGGTGCATGCACTGAAACTGAATTTGAGCTTTTGAATTGAGAACTTCGGTTCTGTAGAGAGTTGCACATAATGTCCAGCTCTTGATTCTTTGGGAGGTTCGTATAGTGGTAAGTACACGAGATTTTCATTCTCGTAAGAGGGGTTCAATTCCCCTACCTTCTGTGGTTTGGCAGTTGGTTATGCTTACGTTTATTTGGGTGGAGTAATTACCATTCTGGGTATCCAGTGAGAAACCTATCGGGTGCACACGAGTTCCTTCGGGGGCTGCCTTTTTATATGCATTTGTGATGTAATTGGCTAACATACCTGCCTTCCAAGCAGGTTATGCCGGATCGTTCCCGGTCAAATGCTCTCAACCGAATTCACAACGCCTCTGATTCAAGCGCAACCCTGTGAATCTTTGTATTAGAAGGAGTCAGGTACGTAACTGATTTCTTATTGGCTCTATGGTCTAGTGGTTATGACGCTACCCTGTCACGGTAGAAGTGCGAGTTCAATTCTCGCTAGGGTCGTTATTTGGGGCATTAGCTCAGTTGGGAGAGCACCTGCCTTGCACGCAGGGGGTCATCGGTTCAAGTCCGATATGCTCCATTTTGCCTGTTTACTCTAATTGGTAAGAGGGCAGTCTTGAAAACTGCTGTAGCTGTGAAAGGCGATTGGGGTTCGAGTCCCTAAGCAGGCGTGATTATTATCCCATTAAGGGAAATTTATAAATAATAAAAGGATGAAATAAATGATTAATATCACTAAACAGGAAGCATTTAAGATGAGAGAATTGGGATTTTCTGACAAAGTACATAAAACATACACTAAACACCCTACCTATTTTTTGACTGAAGATGTAAAATGTTTAAAAGCATTAAATGATTACAAAAGAGGGCTCATAAAGAATGGGGATCGGAATTAATAAAAATTTATCTCAAGAAGATAAGACAAAATTATATAAAAGCAAATTAGAAAAAATCAATAAAGATATTGAAGTAATAGGTGATTATGTAGATACGAAAACCAAAATTAGACTTAGGTGTAAAAATTTGCATGAATGGGATACTAAGCCTATGAATCCGTTAGAAGGTAAAGGTTGTCCTATATGTTCTGGAAAATATACAAATACAATAAGCTTTGTTGAAAAAATGGAAAAAATAAATAATAACATAGAAATTTTATCAGAGTATATTAACGCAAAGACTAAAATTAAATGTAGATGCTTACTTGATAATTATGAATGGAATGCAACCCCTAATCAATTACTAAGCGGTAAAGGCTGCCCTAAATGTTCAAAAAGAATACGTTATACGCATGATGATTTTGTGTCTATCATTGAGGATAAGTTTGATGGAAAAATAAAAATAAAATCAAAATATAATGGGCAATTAAATAGTTTAAACTGTGAATGTCTTGTATGTGGCAATGAATGGACATCAAAACATGCAAGATTAGTATTTGTCGCTAAAACAACACCTTGTATAAATTGTGCCGCAAAAATAAGAGGTGAAAAATCAAGAGATACTGAAGCTGATTTTATTAGTAAGTTGAGTAAGATTACTGATAACATAACATTGGTTGGGAAATATGAATTATCTAGTGTAAAGACCGAATTTTATTGTAATATATGTGAATCATATTTTAAAGAGTATCCGGCAAAAATTCTAGTTAGAAACGGAAAGTGCCCGTGTTGCGGTTTAAGTAAAGGTGAAAAGAAAATATTTGAATATTTAAAAAAGCATAATATTGAATTCGAAAGAGAGTATTCTTTTCATGATTTGTTTAGTGATAACGGAACTTTGTTACGTTACGATTTTGCAATAATAAAAAACAATTCTGTAAATAAAATTATAGAATTCGATGGCGTGTTTCACTATGAAAAGGTTTATCCGGATCACGACCTTGAAAAGCAACAACGTTATGATGAAATCAAAAATAATTATTGTTCTAATCATAACATTGAAATACTTCGTATTCCTTATTGGAATTATGAAAATATCGAAAAGATATTGGATGACTTTTTAAATAATAAAAATTTTTGGAAACACTAAAAAACTGAAAGTGGTGATAAATATCGCTAAGAAAAAGAGTAAGGAAGGGATCAGAGTATCTTTTGTAGATGAACCAGCATCAGAGGACGTAACTGGAAGCGGGGTCTTAATTGAGACACCAAACCATAAAATATTGTTGGATTATGGTCTGGCTCAAAGTAATGACAGGTATGAGGATTTTTTAGTTAACAATAGGAAGACACGAGAATTTAAAGCACGAGATATTGATTTAATATTCATCTCACATTTACACGCAGACCACTCATTATTGTGTCCTAAGCTATTTAAAGATGGATGTAATGGTGGAGTTATTATTTCCAAAGGTAATATGGGAGTATTAAAAACAATGGCTACAGATAGTGCATTAATCTCAGAAAGAGATGTGCTATTGATAAATTCACAGCATGATAAAAAGTACTCTCCTATTTATTCAATTGATGATGTTAATAAAATGATTGAACATACTTTTGAAATGAATACAAATGAAAAAATCTATCTAGACGATGAAATATCTTTTAAATTAATTCCTAGTGGACATTTATTGGGCGGTGTTCAAATTGTATTGTACATAACTATTAATGGAGTCACAAAGGTTGTTGGATATACCGGTGATATAGGCAATAGAGAAATTAACAACTATTTCGTAGGAAAGTTTCAACCAATAGATTGTTTCTGTGATATTTTTATCGGAGAGTCTACATATGGTGATAGACCGGATTTAAAAACCGGTATCAAAGAAAGAAAAAATGACCTAGATAAGTTAAAGTCTATTATTGATATGCAAATAAAAGAAATGAAAGGCCGAGTTCTTATTCCGTCATTTGCTCAAAGTAGAGTTCAGCAATTGGCTTTAATGATTTATCAGTTATATAAGAACGAAGAATGGCAACCAAAAGTTTATATTGATTCTCCTCTTGCTATTTCTATTTTTAAAGATTATGAAGAAATTCTTGAAGGAGAAGAAAAAGAGCTGTTTGATGAGTTATTAAGATGGGACAAACTTATATTTGTCAAGGAATCCGAAGAAAGTAAAAGTTTAGTTTCCTCTAAAGAACCCTGTTTGATAATTTCAACTAGCGGAATGTGCCAAGTTGGAAGGGTTAGACATCACTTAAAGGAATTAATTCCAAATCCTAATGCAACTGTTTTGTTTGTAGGATTCTCATCTGAAGGTAGTTTGGCAAGCTTGTTGCGAGACATTAAAACTAAGTCTGTAACGATTGATCAGAAAGAATATAAATGTAGGTGTGCATCATATTCTTTAAAAAGTATGAGTGGACACGCTCCTTTTGCACAGCTTTTAAGCTACTACTCTTCTATTAATTGTAATAAAATCATTTTACATCATGGAAGTAATGGTGCAAAAGAAACTTTAGCAAAAGAATTAAAAAAGGAATTAGAAAAACAATGCAAAACAACTAGGGTTATCATTGCAAATTCTAGTTTGAAATTTGGACTATAAATGGTGACAGCCATATTGATTATGGTTTAAAGGCACTCATGCGTTAATTCGTGTGGGTGTCTTTTAATATATACCGAAAGGTAAATAAGGATTATAAGGAGAACAACAAAAATGGAAATTTTGTTACCAGGCATTTTAGAAAATGCTCAAAATGATAAATATTTATCTCCAGAAGAATATACTTACTGGAAAGCAAGAGAAAATAGAACTTTCTATATTGATTATGAAATTGATGATATGTATAACCTAGTAGAATTAGGAAAGATCATCGTTCAGTTGAATATGGAAGAAAAAGATATTCCAAAAGAGGATTTGAAGCCTATTTATTTATGGGTGCATTCTTACGGTGGAGATATAGAACAGGCAAATTGGTTCTGTGATTTGTGTATTAGTTCCAGAATTCCTATTATTACAATTGCAATGGGTGCTGCAATGTCTGCAGGATTTTTGATTGTTTTATCTGGACATAAGCGTTTTGCATTTAAACATAGTCAGCTTCTCGTTCACACTGGCAGTGGAACTTTAACCGGTACTGCAGAACAAATTGAAGAAGCACAGAAAAATTACAAAAAGCAAATCAATGAAATGAAAGAATATATTCTATCTCGCACTTCTATTGATGAAAAAGTATTTAATAAGAACAAAACAAAAGATTGGTATTTAACAGCCGAGGAATTGATTAAATATAATGTTGTTGACAAATTAATTGATAGTTTGGATGATATTTTTTAAATTGCCGAGTGCGTATATTTCCACATATATCATACTACCATACTGTCTATAACGTGTCAACAAAAATGATGAAATAAAATTTTTAGGATTAAAAGGAGAAAAATAAAATGATGGAAGTAAAGAAAACAACTAAGTATGACGGAAAACTTAAAGGTGTACGTATTGTAAATAATAACATTGTCGATGCTGACGGAGAAATTATTGATTTAGTATCTGTGTTGTCTAAGGTGTACGGAGATAATGTTTTTGATTTAAGTACTACCTGCAAGGAAGAGGAAATCATTGACGTTGATGATGCTGAAGAAGCTATTATTGGCGAAGATGGAGATATTATTTACGAAGACTAATAAGTAGAGAGTGCTTTTGCACTCTCTTTTCTATTAAGGAGAATAAGGATAATGTTTGATATAGAAAATACCCTTGCCGAGTATGGTCTTACACCGGAAAGGTACGAGGATTTATTAAAAGACTGCTCTGACAAGGTGCATCGTATAATTGATATGGATTGGTCAGAGATTGCAGAAAAATACGGAATTGATTTTAATCCAGACACATTAAGAAAAGGAAGTCAACCTCCTCTTATAGGCGGTGCTTTTATAAAAGAATATTATCAGCAGAAGTTTGAAAAAGAAAAACATAAAAATGATGATTGTTATTCTGGCGAAATAATGGCTATGAAACGTGAATTAGAACGTGCAAAAATTCAGTTCAGAGATGAAAGAACTGCATGGCAGAAACAGAATTATCTTGCCGCTAGAGCTGAAAATAAATTGGACTTACTTGAAGATAGATTGTCTGAAATCGGTAAAATTAATTTTTCTAGTCACGAAGAAGTAAACGTTGTTGGCGATACTGACTTACTTGTTATTTTGTCTGATTTACATATTGGTCAATGCTTCTCTTCTATTTGGGGAGAATATAATTCTACAATTGCCGAAAAGAGATTAAATCAGCTTTTACATGAAGTAGTAAAGATTGGTCGTAGACATAATTCTGAGAAGGTCTATGTGTCTATTCAAGGTGATCTTATTTCGGGATCCATTCACAAAGCTTTAGCAATTACCAATAGGGAAAATGTAATTGAGCAAATTAAGCTCGCCTCAGAATTAATTACTTCATTTTGTTATGAACTTAGTAAATATTTTAATAAGGTTTTAATAAGTAATGTATCTGGTAACCATTCTAGAATTGATAAGAAAGAAGATGCACTGCATGATGAGAGACTTGATGATCTTATCTCATGGATTGTAGAAAGTTCATTAAAACATATTGATAACGTTACAGTGTTGCACAGAAATTTAGACAATGGTATTTCTGATATGAATATTCGTGGAAAATCGTATGTGGCGGTGCATGGTGATTACGATACGTTTACAAAGTCCGGTGTTGCTAATTTAGTACTCATGCTAGGATTTGCGCCGTATGCAGTGACGTTTGGCCACATGCACACTTGTGCCGTTGATGAATGTAATGGAATTAAAATGATTCGTGGTGGATCACTTGCTGGTTCTGGAGATTCTTATACCATTGAAAAAAGATTAAGTGGCAAGCCAAGTCAGATGGTGTGCGTATGTTCAGATAATGGTGTAGAAGCTTATTATACGGTTGAGTTAAATTGATAACAAATACGTACATTGACGGGTGCGATGTACATTGCATATCAGGAGAGGTTTCTGTCCTCTCCTACTTCTTTGGAGGAAAAGGATAGTGAAGAGATTATATATTGATGATTATACAGATATTGTAGAACTGATGTATGAGAAGGTTTGTGGAAGTTGTGAAGAAGCAACTTTTATTGGTCTTTATGAAGATGCAGTAGAGATTCTTAAACAGCTTGTTATATTAGACGAAACAGACATTCATCAGGTGTCTATTGTACCAGAAGATTGGGACGGATATGACAAAGAATATATTGTTACATTGGATAATTCATTTGATATCTGGTGTGAAAAATTATACAGATGTGAAACTGAATCTTATATTAGAGGTTTAGCAGGTTGCGTTATTATTGCAGATGATTGCAATAGAGATGCTATTCGTGAACCGGAGACTGATGATATTTACATTGCTTCTTTTGGTGATGTTGATGCGTTATTTGAAGAAGATGAATGTGAATGTAATGGAAACTGCGAATGTTGTGCACATTATGGTATGACCGAGTCTAATGAAGAAGACGAGGAACTTTTGACTGATTCAAGAAGTGAGTCTTTTAATGTATCTCGCACAAAAGACGGTAGAATTGCTGGATTTACTAAAAGTTGGAGTGATACTGCAGCTGATGGAACCATTTCTTATAGTAGTTACAGTTATTATGGAAGTAACGAAGATATTGTAAAGAAGCTTGCAAAAGAGTTTAGAATTGATATTTAAAGGACTCTTGCTGTCACAAGAGCCCCGTAATTAAAGGAGAAAAAGGACAAATGACTGGATTTTTTATCTGAATTTCATGTTGAGTTCAAATTTGATGATGCCTAATTTGACTGAGAATTCAGATAAATTAATTTTGCCCGTTGCCATACTGGCAAGCTCGGCGGTCAGCGCAAAAGCGCAAAATACTAAAAACTCATAATCCATCATTTTCTCCTTTCGTATTTTACACATGTGCGTGCCCATGTGTTGGTTATATTATAACAAAATATTGAAAATTGTAAAGATATGGAGAGTGGATAACTACTCTCCTATTATTATGTGCTGGTGTCGCATAGTGGCCGAGTGCACCGGATTTGTAACCCGGTTTCGAAAGAACGCGTGAGTCCGAATCTCACCACCAGCTTAAAATGCAGTAGACAAATCGGAGTAGCTACCGATTTGATGTGGTGCTAACCTCCCACTTCTACTGCTATTTTTATATGTTTTTGAGGTTAGAGGAACGAGGTTAGAAATATGAAAATGGGAAAATATTTATGCGAATACGCTCCCGATCATCCAAGAAGCACAAAAGAAGGATATGTTTACTCTCATGTGCTTGTTGCAGAAAGAATGTTGGGAAGAAATTTAAAATCAACAGAATGTGTTCACCACATAGATGAAAATAAAAATAACAACTCGCCAGAAAATATAATGGTTTTTAAAACAAAAGCGGATCATTCTGCTTTTCATCATGGATGTGACATAAAAAAAGAAGGAGATGTTTATATCTCTCTTCCTCATAAAGACTCTATATGCCCTTTATGTGGAAAGCGTAAAGATTTTAAAGCAAACGTGTGTAAAGAATGTCATATAAAAAATACATATACGGCAGAAAGACCGGATAGAACAATTTTAAAAAACATGATATATAATATACCATTTTTAAGAATTGGAGAAATGTTTGGTGTATCTGATAACGCAGTTCGTAAATGGTGCAATGCATACAACTTGCCTAATAAGAAATCAATTATAAGTTCTTATTCTGAAGAAGAATGGGAACTTATTTAATTTGTATAAAAGTATATAAAATGATTAAAAGGAGGAAGCTTATAGATGGCTTATTTGAAACAAGCTCGCTCTGAGACTGAAATTAAATCAGCCACCGTGAGCAAAGTAAAACAATATTATAACGAGTTGGCTCGTGATTACACAAAAATAATCGAACAGGATTATATTCTTTGTCCGAAATGCGGAGAATTTGTAAGTAGGGATAATTTTTATTCATCAAATGAATATGCTATTGGAGTTTTTCCAGAATGTAAAAAATGTATACTTGCAGAGGTTGAGCAGCGTGACAAGAAGAATGATAAACCAAACGAAACAAAAGAGTCTGTTAAACGCATGTTGCAGAAAATGAATCTTCCATATATTGATGATTTGTATGAATCAGCGTGTAAAACTGTGGCAGATGAAGTGAATGAGAAAAATAGAAAAGCTCCTTTCTTGGCATATTTGGTGCCTTTAAAATCACTTCCTCAATATAAAAACAGAACATGGGCTGATTCTGAATTTGAATTGGGCGTTGTTACTGAGGAAGAAGAAACCAAAATTAACGCTAAAACTATTAAAAATGGTAAAAAGCGTTTTGGCAATTACGCTCCAGAAGATTTGATGTTTCTTGAAAATGAATATCAAGATTGGATTACTAGATATGAATGTAATACTAAGGCACAAGAATCTATTTTTGAGCGATTAAGTTTTAAGAAGTGGGAAATTAATAAAGCAACCAAGAGTGGCTTACCAACAAAAGATTTGGATAAAACTTATCAAGAATTGCTTGCTACTGCGAATATTCAGCCACGTCAGTCTGGAATGGATTCTATGGCAGAAGCTCAAACGCTAGGAACTTTAATTCAAAAATATGAAGAAACAAGACCTTTGCCAGAAATAGATCCTGAATTAGAGGATGTCGATAGAATTGGTTTATATATTGATAGCTTTTATAGGGGTCATGCATGTAAAATGTTGGGCATTAAAAATACATTTACAAATTTATATGAAAAGGTCATGTCAAAATACACTGTTAAGCCTCCAGAGTATGATGACGAATCTGACAGTGAAATATTATTTGATAAAATATTTGGTTCTGTGGAAGACGCATAGGTGTAATTATGGCTTCTACAAAGAAAAAAACAGTTCAAGAGGTTTATAAAGAAAAATCAGAACGATTAATGGACGGTGTCGCTTATTGGGCATCTTTTTATCGTAAGAATCCGCAACGTTTTGTAAAAGAGTATTTAAATATTAGATTAAAATTATTCCAAAAGATTTTAATTTATATGATGATGGTCAGTACAAACTTTATGTACATAGCGTCAAGAGGTTCCGGAAAAACTTGGTTAACTAGTTTATATTGTGTGGTACGATGTATTCTCTATCCGGGAAGTAAGATTTGTATAGCATCATCTGTAAAGGAACAAAGTTTGGAATGTATTACTAAAATCGTCGAAGATTTTATGAAAAATTATGGATGGGGATCAAGTAATCTTCGTGCAGAGATTGATAGCTATTCGACTAGTATTAATGGTGCATATGTAACTTTTAGAAATGGTAGCTGGATTAAGTGTGTTGTTGCTGGAGATTCGGCACGTCACAACCGAGCTAACATTATAGTTGTGGACGAATTTAGAATGGTTAATCTTAATGTTATTAATACAGTATTAAGAAAATTCTTAACCGCTCCACGCACTCCTGGATATTTAGATAATCCAGAATATGCACATTTAGCAGAAAGAAACTGTGAAATGTATATGTCATCTGCTTGGTTTAAAAGCCATTGGAGTTATGACAAGTTAAAAGCTTATTTTGCTAATATGCTTGATGATACTAAGAGATACTTCTGCTGTGGTCTCCCATATCAGCTTGCAATCAAAGAGGGACTTCTTTCTAGAGAACAGGTTGAAGATGAAATGTCTGAAGCAGATTTCGATCCTACTTCTTTTAAAATGGAGATGGGTGCTGAATGGTATGGAGATACTGATGGTGCCTTCTTTAAATATGATGATATTTCTACTCGCAGAAAAATTAAGACTGCATTTTATCCTTTATCGGTATATAGGAATCATAATATAAGAATACCGGAATTGGCAACCAATGAAAAGAGAATTCTTTCTGTTGACGTTGCTTTATTAGCTTCGAAAAAACATAACAATGACGCTGCATGTTTGATTATAAATTCTGCTATTCCAACTGAAACAAATGAATATCTTAGTAATATCGTTTATGTTGAAACACATGAAGGATTGACTACTGATGAACTTGGAATAATTGTTATGCGATTATTTTATCAATACAACTGCACTCATTTAGCGCTTGATACAAATGGTCAAGGTATTGGTGTGTATGACTTTATTATAAAAGATCAATATGATCCTGAATACGGTGTTACATATGATGCGTTGACATGTATGAATGATCAGAACATGGCAGATAGATGTAAGGTGAAAAATGCAAATAAAGTTGTGTGGTCAATTAAGGCAAATGCAGATTTTAATACCAAAGCTGCTTTGGCGTTAAGAGCAGGTTTTCAAAATGGCAAGATTAATCTATTAATAACTGAATTTGACGCAGAAGAACTGATTAAAAAAATACGTGGTTTTTCTAAAATGTCCGGTGTTGAACAAGCAAAATTAAAAGTGCCTTATCTGCAAACATCGTTTATGGTAAATGAATTAATTAATTTAGACCATGAAGTTAAGGGTACAAATATAAAAATTAAAGAACGACCTGGAATGAGAAAGGATAGATTTTCAGCATTAGAATACAATTACATGCTTTGCCAAGAACTTATAATTAAAGAAAGACCCAAATCTCAAGTTAACAATCTTGCCTATATACTACCAATCAAACAAGCTAAGCGCAAATCATCTTTTTCCAAGATATAAATCAAATAAATTCAAAATAAGTAAAGATATAAAACATAATAAATTAAAAAGGAGGTGTGCCGATGGGAAGACCTAAAGGCAGTAAAAACAAACCAAAGGTGACAGAAAGCGCACCTTCTACTACGAACACAAGTTCAAATACAGTTGGACAACATACTGCTATTGAAATGAAAGAATGGTATGAAAAAAACAAAGAAGAAACTCAGAATGCGTTCAAGCAAATTAGGGATGTTTCAAAAACAGCTCGACAGACAACGTTAAATTCTTATAGTAAGGATAATGTGGTTTCTTACTTGCAAAATATTTCTTCTAATGAAAACAATCTTAGAAATTTGTCAAGGTATTTGTTTTATAGATCACAAGTTTATTTTAGACTGGTTATGTATAATGCAACAATGTTTGATTTAAACGCTCGTACTGTTATACCGCAATATGATCCAACTAAAAACAACAATGCCAAATCCACATTGAAGTCATATTACGAAACATTGCAATGGTTGGAAAGAATGAATCATCAACATGAATTCTTACCAGTTTTAATCAACAATTTTATTGAAGATGCATTTTTCGGATGTTGTTGGATTGATGAGACTGGAATGTTTATATTACAGTTACCACCGGAATATTGCAAAATCAGTGGAAAGTATTTTACTGGTGATTTCTCATATTCTGTAGACATGTCATATTATAAGAAATATGAGTATTTAATTGATTATTTAGGAGAGCCTTTGTCTTCTATGTATAAAGCATATGGTGGAGATAATGCAAAGAAATGGCAACCGATGCCAGATGAATATGCTTTATGTACAAAATATAGATTAGAGTCATGGGAAACAGTTTGTCCACCTTACAGCGGATTGTTTATAGATTTAATAGGATTATTAAATTTAGCAGATGTTCAGGCTGTTGCAGACGAGCAGCAAATTTATAAAATTATAACTGCTGAAATCCCTAGATTGGATGGTTCTAAGACTCCTGATGACTGGGCAGTAGATGTTAGTACAGCATTAGCATATTATAAGAGATTGGAAGAATCATTGCCTGATTATGTTGGCAGTGTTATTACTCCTATTCCATTGGACGTATTATCGTTTTCAGATGATCAAACAACTGATACAACTAAAATTCAAAAGGCAACTAACGAGGTATTAAATACATCTGGTGGTGCACAAATTTTAAATTCTAGTACTATCTCTGGAGCAGAGGCATTTAGATCAGCAACTCGTGCAGACACAGAATTGGCAATATCTAGTTTGCTAGGACAAATAAATGGTTGGACAAATCGTATGTTATCTTATTTAGTGTCTGCTCCTGCAAAAGTAAAATTCTTTGAAGTGTCTGCATATACCAAAGATGCTTTTAAGGAGTCATTGCAAAAAGATTTGAATTATGGTTTCGTCAGCGTATTGGCAATTAATTCATTGAATGGATTTAGCGAGCTTGACACGTTAGCATTGAATTTCTTAGAAAAAGATGTGTTACAGCTCAATGAAAAGTTTGTTCCATTAAAAACTGCATCAACTCAATCTGGTGAAACTACTGAAAATGGAGCACCAAAGAAATCTGACACAGAGATTAGTGACGAAGGTTCTGAGACAAAAGACAAAGAAAAGAATATTTGATAACATATTGCACAAGGGAGATTGTACTACTCTCTTTTTTTATTGGAATAAAAAGGATGAAAAGGATATGAAAAAAATAAATAGTAACAATCAAGCTATGTTTATTAAGACACAAGATATAAACACTTGTGAAGAATTAAAACGTGCTGGATTTGATTTAATTGATTATACAGATAATACATGGACATTCATGAACAAACCGGACTGTACTTTAGTATTTGAAGATAACAAAATAGTGTATAGTAACAAGTTGTGTATCTAAATGTAAAAATTATGAGGTGAAATATGTTTAGTATAACCAAAGCGGGAAACGACATAACCACCAGAAAAATTCGGGAATTTATAGCCGATGAAATTACTGATTTAGATAAATTGCCACGGAAAAATTTTCGAGGAACACAAAATACAAATGAGAGTTATTTAAATGACCCAGTTTCTGCAGGATCAACCTGTTTTATTCTTTCTACATCTGAAACATACATGTTGGGAAATGATGATATGTGGTATTTAGTTAAAACAACAGGAGGTTCTAGCGGAATGAATGGAAAGAATTGCACTATACAAAGCATTGTAGAAACTGAAGAAGGTAATTTGGTTACTTTTGAATGGACGAATAATGATGGTACGGTTGAGACTGCCACAATGATTGTTGAAGACGGTGTTGATGGCAAAGATGGTTCTACGGGAAATCCTGGCACAGCAGCCGGTTTTGGTACACCAACTGTAACAATTGATTCCAATGTTGGAACTCCTAGTGTTACTATTACCTCGTCTGGAAGTAATACTTCGAAAGTATTTAATTTTGCATTTAAGAATTTGAAGGGCGAACCTGGACAGACTGGTGCTAAGGGCGATACTGGACCGCAAGGTATTCAAGGTGTAAAGGGTGATGCTTTTACATATACAGATTTTACAGAGGCGCAATTGTTAGCTCTTAAAGGCGAAAAAGGTGACCAAGGCATACAAGGTGTCAAAGGAGACACTGGTGCGAAAGGTGATAAAGGTGATACCGGAGAAACCGGTTCAGCTGGAAAAGATGGGGTCAACGGAACCAATGGAAAAAATGGTGTTGATGGTAAGTCCATTACTGCTATTGAATTTGTAAAAGATTCGACCGGTGCAATTATAAGTGGAACTGCTACATTAAGTGATGATAGCACGTTACCAATTACTATTACAATTGCAAGTACATAACACGTTAAATGATATAAACTCTCCTCTTCTATCGAGGGGAGTTTTATTATATACAAATTTGTTTTGAATCATGGGGGAAAGGAGGAAAAACGGATAAATGGTAAAACGTAAACTTATGACGATTGATGATTTGGTTAAATTTTGTAGAGAACAAAACTTTACTAAATTTAGTTCCAAAGAATCTGGATATAAATTGGCCGTACAAGTGCCTACTACATTTGAAATTGATGAAAATGTAGATGATGCCCATCGCGGTATGCTCAAATTAAAATTTAGAATATTTCATACTGGTCTTAATAGGAATGGAAGTTTTGTTTCTGAAATTGCTGCTAAAGATGCAATGCCCACAATAAAGAATCGACCAATCCTAGCTGCAATTCATCAATTGGATAATGGCGAGTGGGATTTTGAATCTCATAATTTTGAAATAGTAAAAAATGAAGAAACTGGCGAAGAGGAAATCGTTTATATTGAAAAGCAAGTTGGCTCATTTGATGAATCTGAACCTTTCTTTGAATATGATGAAAAATTAGATAAAACATATGTATGTGGATATGGATATATTTCAGAGGACTATACAAAAGCAGCTGATATTATTCGACGCAAGAATGGAACAAAGAATTCTTGTGAGTTAAGTATCGAAGAACTTTCATTTAATGCAAAAGAATCCTATCTTTCTTTAGACAAGTTCTATGTTGCAGCTTCAACTTTGTTGGGTTCCAAAAAAGATGGCACAGAAATAGGTGAAGGAATGCTTGGTAGCCGTGCAGATATAGCTGATTTTAGCGAACAAAATAATAGCATGTTATCTAGAGATGACAAACTTGTTGAAGTATTGGAAAAGTTAAATACTACTCTTTCCAATTTTCATATAGATAATAACCAAGGAAAGGAGGAAACTGAAGTGGACAAAGAAATTTTCGAACAAGTTACAGAGGAAGTTACTGAGACAACAGAAGAAGTTGTTGAAACTACCGAAGAAGTTTTTGAGGAAGTTGCAGAAGTTGTAGAATCTACAGAAGAAGTTGTAGAAGAAACAACAGAAGAATCCACAGAGGAAGTTATTGTGACCGAAGAAGAATCTGAGGAAACTACAGAAGAGACTCCTGAAGTGGTTGTTGAAGAAGAAGTTGTAGAGTCTGAAAGCGAACAGTTTGCAGAGAAAATGATTAAATCATATGAAATTTCTCACGATGACATTCGTTGGGCACTTTATAATTTATTGTCTGTTTATGAAGATGCTGATAATGAGTGGTATTACATTTGTGCAGTATATGACACTTATTTTGTATATGAAAACTGGAATGGTGATAAAATTTACGGCCAGACATATACAAAAGATGGTGACAATGTAGCATTCGATGGCGATAGATACAATTTACATAGAGAACTTTTAACAGATTCTGAGTATGCTGAATTATGTTCTATGAGATCCAACTATGAAGCGTTAGTACAGTTTAAAGAAGATACTGAAAATGCTCAACTTCATGCACAGAGAGAAGCTATTCTTTATGATGCAAAATATTCTGTTCTTGCAGAAAAAGATGAGAACAATGAATACAAAAATGTTTCATTCGTAAAATTAGTATCCGAAATGGACAACTACTCTCTCACTGATTTAGAGAAAGAGTTAAAATCTGTATTCGCAGATTATATCACCAATGGTGGGCAGTTTGCTCATGTAGATGAAATTAAGCCTACCGTTAGTAAAAAGACTTTTGCTACTTCTACTAGCAAGAAAACAAGTAGATACGGCAATTTATTCAACAAATAGGAACAAATGTTATCGGAAGAACATCATGCCAGATGTTCTTTTTTAATGTAAAAAATGAAAATGGAGGAAAAAATAATGGCTATTAGATTTAATATTGAAAAGCATCATGTTTGTTTCCCTACAAAAGTTCTTTCTGGACAGGTAGGTAGAACATTAAACATGGTAATCAAAGAAGATACTGACAATGGTACTGTTGTAGGTAAAGGCGCATATGTAAGCTTTGATCAGTACGAGACAGCAGAAGTTCCCGCAACATTTGAGGGCGAAATTCTGGAACAGGCTGCTAACGGCAATTGGTATGTAGAGGTTAAGAAGGTTGACGTTAATGAGCCTGCAATTCTGATTTATGAAGTTCCCGTAATTGCTGAACAGAATTATGATTCTAGATTTAAGGCAATTTCTAACTTCTTCAATGAGGCTAGTGCTACAAGAACAAGAACTGTTAGAGGTTATGTTCTGAATGTAACTGATGTTTATGAATTAAGCGAAGACGCTTTTGAAGGCACACCTGAAGCTGGTAAGAAAGTTACCATTTCTGGTCAGATGCACGTAGTTGCGTAATATTAAAGAAGGAGGAAAGTTATAATGGGAAAGATGCATTTTAGTAATAGAGTAATGGATGTATTCTCTGCTATGGGAACATCTTATGATGAAGTTAAGAATCTCATGTTCGACCTTTATAAGGGTGAACTGAGCGATGGCATTACAAAGGCTGAAGCTGAAAACAAAATTAGAGAAGTATCCTTAAAGATTTTTGGTTTAACCAAAGATTCTTCTAAGAGAGATCGTAAAAGAGCATATGAGGAGCACGGTCGTCAGTTCTTTGATGTAATCGAGGAGATTACTGATTGGACAGTATCTACTGGTCTGAAGGAAAATGAGTGGTTTAACGTACTTGTAAATTATAGAAATCTGGCTGATGGTGATGAGAATCTGTTCTACAATGAGCATGAAGAAGTTATCCTTTCTGTAGCTAGAATGGGTAAGAGACATCATGATACCATGCTGCAGAGATTGCCTGAGGGTTCAACCTATTCTGTTGAGACCGATCTGTATGGTGCTGCTGTAGGTGCTGACATCGACAGATATCTGCTTGGTCACGAGGATTGGACAAAGCTGATCGATGCAATTACCAAGGCGTTTATTGTTAAGGTACAGGATCTGATTTTTGCAGAAATTCTTGCTGCTCCTGCAAAGCTGCCCGTTCAGACTGGTTTCGTTGAGGCAGGTGCTCTGGCAGAAGTAACCAGAAAGAAATTCAATAAGGTTCTTCAGAACGTATCTGTAGCAAATGATAATGCAGATGTTATTATCATGGGTACCATGGTAGGTCTTCAGGAACTTGAAAATCTGGTTAAGGTAGATTGGATTGCAGCTTCTCAGAAGGAATCTGTGGCATCTATGGGTAGACTTGGTAACTACGGTCGTTATCAGCTTGTTGAAATCCCTCAGAGATTTGCAAAGAATGACGTTACCAAGGATATGTACGATGATAACGTTCTTTGGATTTTTGCTGCTGGAGATGACAAGCTTGTTGACATGATCGACGTTGGTGAAACTCTGATTGATGAAATTACCGAGCGTGGCGAAGCTAATGGTCGTATTGATGACATCATGAAGTATGAAGTTCAGAGAGAACTTGGTGTAGCTACTCGTATCGGACGTTACTTCGGCATGTGGACTATTACTGCGTAATTTATAGAAACAAATATATAAACATAACAAGGAGAGCATGAATGTGCTCTCCTGTTATTTATTGAGCAAAAGGAGAATTGTATGGCAACAACTACTACAAAAAAGACTACAACTGCACCTAAAAAGGTAGAAGTAGCAACTGAAGAAATTGTTGAAAAAGATATTGTAATGGAAGAAAAAGTTACTCCAGTAAAAGAAAAGAAGGTATTTACAGATTCTGATTATATTTTGTGTCGGTCTGTATGGTCTGGTGGTTTAAATGTAATTTCTCAGTCTGGTAATTTATACGAATTTGCAGATTATGGTTCAGAGTGTGAAATCAATCATAGAGATTTAATCACAATGATTAGACGAGGCTCAGAACATGTTTTTATGCCTAGATTTGTAATTCTTGATGAAGACTTTTTACAGGATTTCCCGACAGTTCAGAGAGTATATGGAACGATGTATACCATGAATGATTTAAATGAAATTCTTGAATTGCCTGTATCTAGAATGAAGACCGAGATTATGAAACTGCCGAAATCTACTAAAGATAGTATGCGTAACTTGATTGCAACACAGATTGCAAATGGAAAGATTGATAGTATTTCTAAAGTTAGAGCACTTACAGAACTTTTTGATTCTGATTTTAATCTTCTTAGTGATTTATTTGTTAAGTAGTTCGGAGGTGTATTATGACCTACGAAGAAATATATTCTCAGTTTTATACTAAAATTGCAGACCCTACTTTTTTTAATAAATACACACAAGATGAAGCTTATGAATTGATGAGGGATTGGTTACATAGTATTGTTGGAATTCCCTATGTTCGTAAATGTTTCTCTTCTATTGCACTTGATGATGAAATATTAGAACTGACTTATAGTTTAGTAAATTCGATTGATGAAAATTCTGATGATTATTTTGTAAAAGATGTCTTTTCTCAGGGTCTTGTGATTTGTTGGATGCAACAGCAAGTTGACAAAATTGTAAATCTTGCTACCGTTATTGGAGGCAAAGACGAGAAAACACTTCTTAATAATTATAAAAATAATATGGCTAGATTAGAAGAATTAAAAACTCAATTTAGAAAAACAATTCGTGATCATGGCTATATTTATAATGACTATGTAGGTGAATAATTATGAAGCATCTATATGGAGAATTTTCAGAAAATCAAATTGCACAAACTGCACAATCATTAAGGCGTTCTATTTTTTTCTTATTATTATGCGTCGATCCAAAGACATCCTGGGAATATCCGGATGTTAATGTAAACAAATGTTTTAATGGTTTGTTATATAGGATTGGCGGTTTAAATAAGCTCTTACTTGAAAGAATAGAGGTTGTTACAACTATGAGTCTTCTGCAAGCTGCATTAACGGAATTCAATAAACCTAATTTTGATTTTGGAGTTTATAGAAAGTTAATTCTTGATGCGGGAGCAGAAATTGAAAAACTTCGAGAGGAGGAATAATTATGCCTACTTTTGAAGCTATGAAAAGAAAATACTCTCCTACTACAGTTGGAGAGCAAATAAAAGATATGGCTAATATGGTTATGGATGAGACTTTTTCAAATACAACAACCTATCGTAATGGTATGATTTATGATTGTAATATGAACGAAATTAAAAATATGGAGTTCAGATTTATCAAAACAAAAACGTATACCATTGAAAAGGATCAGGTTGAGTATTGGGTACAGTTTAGACCAGGTGTGAATCCAGAAATAGAATTTGACACTTCTAAGGATCAAAAACATAGACTTGGATATTACATTGACATATTAGATGATAATACAAAACTTTATGAGAAATGGCTTATTATTGGAAAAGACGTAAGCGAATTTGACAGATATAATGTTTTGAAATGTAATTGGTTGTTTGAGTGGCTTGATGAGAATCGAGTTTATAGAAAATGTTTAGGATGTGTAAGAGATCGTAATTCTTACAACAGTGGCGTATGGTCAGATGGATTCACTACTAGTGTAGAAAATCAGACTGCATTTATTGTTCCTACGAATGATATAACAATGGCTATTGATTATGGCCAGAGGTTTATGATTACTGACAACACTATACATCCAAAAACATATGAAGTAACAAAAATGATGGACACCTTCCCGTTAGGTGTTACAAAAGTTATACTTAAACAATGTCATTACAATGAACATATTGATTTATGTGGTCCGGATGAAAATTTCTTTGGAGATGAAAATATTCATATGATTTGTAATTATTTTCAGTCTAGTATTAGACCTTCTCCAAATAAACTTATCTCTCCTATTTCATGGACTTTATCAGAAGTTAATGACAAACTTTATGTTCATGGACAGCCTCAAGTTATAAATGCTATTCCAAACGAGTATATAGAAACTGCAGAGCATTGTGAGTGGCACCTTTTTATTGATAATGAGGACTACACTAATAAGCTTGAGGAATTGGTTAATTACTTGGATCTTTCTCTTGATCAAGAAAACAACACTCTTACTATTGCTGCAATTAATAAGGATTTGGCAAATTATATTATCTCAATTAAGATATATGATGAAGCTAGGTCTTATTTTGATTTTGTTGAAATGGAGGTATGTATTTAATGGCAATTATAGCAAAACAAAAAGAGCCTAAATTGTCTCAAAACATGCAGGACGTTATCAACAAGAGTCACAGAGATGGTAATGGTGATTGTTACGATGACAATGAAAGATATAAGTATAAAATCATGAAAATGTTAACTGAGAATCAGGATGTTTTATGGGCTTTACATAATGCTGAATTGGAAGAAAAATTCGCATTCAAAGATGACGAAGGTAATACAAAGTTAAATGGAGACGCTTACAGAAATGTAAGTGTTTTTAATTTTCTGAAGATTCCAGATATTCAAAGTAGGGTTAGAAACTATATTTGTTTTGAAGTTAATGACATTGAGCAACCACGCTATAATGATGCTTTAATTATAAAAAACATTATTTTTAGAACTGTTTCTCATGATGATGATTATAAAACTGATTGGGGAATGTCAAGACAAGATTTGCTTGCATTGATTATTCAATCAGAATTTGACTGGACTAATGCTTTTGGAATGCATATTGAAAAGATATCTGACAAAGGCAGAATTGCAGAAAATGGTTATTATTACAGAGAATTCGTTTATGAAACAACTGTAGCAAATAACTTAGTAAATAAAATAAAAAATGGTGGAATGAGGGAAGATTATGGAGCATTTAGAAAATAATGTGAAAATAGAAAATCCCAATCAAATCCACAAAGAAAAATATGAATTCGATAGATTAAAAATGTATTTTGGCGAACCATATACTGTTAAATGTGACATAGGAGAAATTCGAATTTTACAGCCAACCATTGGAGATATTTTAATGTTTGGAGAAAAGGAATTTTATTCTATGCTTAATATTTTCGTAGCAAATCCTACATCATATAGATTGCAGTTATGGGATATGGGTGTTGATTGGAACAAAATTTCTGATTATGAACTTTTTTGTATGCTCATTAGAGGTTTGAATAAACAGTCTACTGTTCTTCTGTTTGGAGATTTAGATTTTCAAACTTTTGGTTTATACAATAAAAAAATAGGAGAATCAGAATCAATAACATTATATAGCCAAGAATACGATATTGAATTATCAGAAGACACATACAAATGTATTGCAGAATATTTGCGTATGATGTTTAACATATATCCCAAAGTTGAAAAGGCTAAGGGAAAAGCTACTAAAGAAGCCATAATTGATGAAGATCGCATGAATCTAGAAATAGAAATGAGAAAAAATAAAAAAGGATCTAAATCAATGTTATTGCCTTTGGTGTCATCATGTATCAATCATCCGGGATTTAAATACAAATTGAATGAACTTAGAGAAATGGGTGTTGTTCAATTTATGGATAGTGTTCAGAGATTGCAAGTATATGAAAGTACTGTTGCTCTGAATTCTGGAATGTATTCTGGGATGTGTGATTTATCTAAAGTAGACAAGAAATTGTTTAACTTTATGAGAGATATAGATGAAAGTTAAAAAGTTAATAAACACATTAATCAAGAAGAGTGAAAAACCACTCTTCTATTTTTATGTAATTTGAAAGGAGAATAAACAAATGGCATTTAAATTAGATGACATTATTATTGACAGAATTCAGTACGGTGTTGCTGAAACTTTTGATGGCGAACTGCTTTACACACTGACTCAGTTATCTGAGGGAACTATTGATATTACTGCTGAATCTAAGGATGCAGTAGACGCTACCGGTACTCTGATTAAGAGATTTTATCAGGGTAAGTCTGGTGAATTTACCGCACAGAACGCAATGCTTAACCTGAACATTCTGGGTGCTGCTTCTGGCGAAGGTAAGCTGACTGCAAGCGAGAGCGCAGCTATTGCTATGCCTAAGATCATCACTGTAAAGGCTGGTGAAACCGTAACTCTGGCTAACTTTGTAGAAGGTTCTGTAACTGTTAATGCACTTGGTACAAACGGCGCAATGGGCAAGTCTTATGTTAAGGCTGCGCAGGCTTCTGCAACTGAGTTCGGTCTTACCACTGCAGGTATCCTTACTCCTCCTACCGACGACGAAGAGGGTCAGTTCATTGTTAAGTATACTAGAAACGTAACTTCTGGAGTTGCAATTAAGAATAAGGCTGATAAGTTCCCCGGAACTGTTAAGCTGACTCTGAAAGCTCTGGCTGTAGATCCTTGTTCTGCTGATACTCTGAGAGCAGTATATATTGTACTTCCTTCTTTCCAGGTATCTCCCGAAGTATCTATTAGTCTTCAGACTGATTCTACTCTGGAGTACAAGGGAACTTTGCAGGTAGACTATTGTTCTGCTGATAAGAGCTTGTACGAAATCTACTTCGCTGAAGAAGACGAAGAGTAATTTTAATACGAAGATAAACAGGACTGATAGGTGTCAAAGCCTATCAGTCTTTTACGAGTCATATTATATGACTCATTTATTATAAAAGGAGAATGTAGTATGGCAAAGAAAAATAACAGAAAATGCATTTGCTGTTCTGAAGAATATAGATATTGCAACAGCTGTGCAGAGGACAGAATGAAACCAGTTTGGTATACTTTGTACCACAATGAAAATTGTAAAAATGTTTTCAACACTGCTTCAGACTATTTAGCAAATGCAATTACTAAAGAAGAAGCGAAAGAAAAATTCGATAAATGCGACTTGTCTTATAAAGATAAAATGCATCACAAAATTGTAGAAGCAATTAATGATGTATACGGCATTGTGAATCCAGCTGTTAAAGAAGTGGTTGAAGCACCTATTGTCGAAGAGAAGGCTGTCGAAGTAGAAGAAAAAGAAGTTAAGAAATTTAACAAAAAGAAAGTAGTATTTGAATAGTGATTGATTTTATAGGGGGTATAACCGGATATAACACTATTCGAGTTATACCCCTTTTTTTTATTTTAAGGAGAACAAGGATATGAGAGATGAAATTGAAACACATTTACATCCGAGAAATTATACACGTAACGAAGTATATCGGATAATAAATCCAAAACAAATTCGTTTGTATATTAAGAATAATGTATATCCAATTGATATGTATGCCAGTTATGATGACAAAGGCAATGATGTTACGGTTTATGTATTTTTAAGAGAAGAAACTAAGGAATTGTATCAAGCTTGGTTGGCACATGAATTGGAGTAAAATATGAAAAAATACTTAGAGAAGAAAATTAGAAAATATGTGATTGCTACGCTGGATAATCCAACTTTGTACTTGAAGAAGACACCTGGGAAAGTAGATTATTGTTTTGTAGAAGATATTGAAATTGCTACAAAGGCATTGTCTTTGAAGGTAATGAAACAAAACCTTCAATATTTTTATTTGGATACAGGATTAGACACGGAACTAGTGGTTGTTCCGGTAGATATTACATATGAGATTATAGATGAAGAGCAGAACTAACTGCTCTATTTTTATGGACAAATATGAGTAAAAGGGAAATTGAATATGGAGCAAAAGGAAAATAGTTCTCGCTCTCCTATCATCTACACTAGAGAGAACATAAAGTCATTAAAAGAATTATCAGTTTTAGAGGATGGTCAAATTTATGTATATGTAATGTTAAATTCTGCAGGAAATGTAAAAATTGGCAAAACAACAAATATACAGCAAAGATTGATATCTTTGTCAGGTAGTAATGGTGGAGGATCTAAAATTACTGCTTTATACTGCTCTCCTGCTACATGGATTCAGAGTATAGAAGATACATGTCATAACCATTATCATTTTGCACGAATACAAGGCACTGAATGGTTTGATGGTGGAAAAATTTCTTTCAAAGACGTAGTTAGGTATGTAGATGGATTATTTCATACAAAAGGGTATGAAATATGTAATGAGCTGAGAAGAGAATTGGCTATTAAAGGTAAAAAATATGACAACAAAGGAAATTGAACATATAGCCTATAAGCATTTGTGGAAGAAAGCCACATATCTTGTATTCGAGTGTGCTGCACCTAAGACAAAAAAGAGACAAACTCGTCACAGAGAACGTGTTGATCTTCTATGCTTTGAATTACCTGGAACGTGGAAGTGCTTCGAGATAAAGAACAGTGTGACGGATTTCTATAGTTCGGCAAAGCTTTCATTTTGGGGCGACTACAATTCTTATATTTTAAATGCAGAAATCTACGACAAAGTAAAGGATGATATTCCAAAAGAAATAGGTGTTTGGCTGGTATATAAAGATAAAAGTATGGCGTGTGTCAGAAGACCTAAGAAGCAGGAACGAAAGTATACTCATGAGCAGCTATTATTTGCTATGACCCAGGCTTTATCTAGGGAATATAAGAAGTATAGAAAGATATTGGAGAAAAAGGATAAATGAATAAAGTGTTAAAGTTGACCTCTCCTATTCCTCCGTCGCAAAATCATTATACGGGGATCCGCATTATTAAAAGCGGTGGTAAGAATATTCCTATGGTTTACAAAACTAAAGAAGCGAAGGAATATGAAGAAGTATTTGAGAAAATTGTACGAGATTCAGTAAAAAATCAAGCTTATAAAACAAACCTAGACAGTGAACAGCATTTTTATGTAGATGCTGTTTTTTATTTTGATCGAAAACACAAAGATAGTTCAAACTCGGATAAGGTACTATTGGATGTTATTACAAGAACACAATTGGTATGGAAGGATGATAGTATTGCTCTCTTTCGACCACAAAGGATTTTTTATGATGCAAGTAATCCTAGAATAGAACTTTTTGTATATCCCGTTGATTACGTTGGCATCTTTGATAATCAAGACCAGTTAAATCAATTCGAAAAAAAATGCAAAACATGCAAACGTTACTCTCGTAACTGCTCTATCCTTAGCAAAGCAAAAGAAGGACGTATCCAAGAAGAGATACAAGATTTGACATGTAGTAAATATAAGGAGTGATTCTAATATATTCATGGGAAATTGATCAATATTTGCGGACAAGGAAATGGCTTTTAAATAGAGAAGAATACATATATGTTTCAAATGTTAATGCCAGTCCACAGATTCAAAAGATAAAATACAATCCATATGATACAAGTTTTTATATGGAAACAAATGATGGATATAACTGGATATTTAGAATAAAGGAGTAAAAGGATGAAAATAAAAGTTGATAATTGCTATGATTGTGGCAAGCCATGTATGCTCTTCTGTCCGGTTCGGGACGACTCATATGAATGGCATTGTGACGAATGTGATAGCGAGACACAATTGTATGAATTTGAAGGCAGAGAGTTGTGTGCGGAATGTATACTTCAATCTCTTGACAAAGTTAATTAGGAATAAAAGGAGAAAAATATGAGTGACAATAAAATTAGTGTAAGTAACTATTTGGAAAATGTGGAATTATTAGAAATAGATTATACTCCTTATGATGTAAAGGTTGATATAGTAGATGTAATTTTATCTCAGGTAATTATAGATGATGAAATGGAAAAAATCGATTCTGCATTATTGAAAAGAATAAGTACTCAGATTTTTATTGAATCCATCACAAATATAGATATGTCTATTAAGTCAGATAATGGTTTAGATGGATATGATGAATTATGTTTGTTAAATGAATTAGATGATTTGCTAAATCTTATTTTTGATGAATACAGTAGATTTGAAAATATTCTCGAATTAAAAGTGGCTGATTTTTATAGGTATAAAAATAGCACAAGTTCTACTCTTCTATCTTTAAAAAATAAATTATCAAAGTTTGTAAAAGAAAAATCAGACGAGATAAATAATTTAATTGAGAATATAGATACACAGGCTTTGTCGAATAAGTTAAAAGTATTGATTGATGAGAATATCAAAAAATATAGAGGAAAATAATTATGGAATGTATTCAATTGGTATCTGTATATAATCAAAAAACAAAGAACAAGCCGGATTTATCAGACGAAGAAAGAATAAAAATAATTAAAGATTTAATACATCCTAAAAAATACATGTCTTTTAAAAGAAAACAAGAAATAATTTTGGGAGTGTTGCAAAGTGTTGTAAATATTTCAGATAATAAAATTTTTTATAATAGCTGTAATAAGTATATTTCTTTTATTAATACTATTCTTTCTGTATATACTGATTTAGATATTGATGAAACAAGTTATGATATTTTATGTTCTAATAATATATTGAATTATACAATAGGTTCATTAGGTTCCGAATATGATATTTGTTTGGGAATTATGGAAATGTATATGGATGATTTAGAACATAACCGTATTGAATTATAAAGGTTGTGATATTGTGGACAAATCATATAGAAAGCAATTAAATGATATAAGAACAGAAATAGGAAACATTGGCACATCTTTTGCAAAAGGATTGGCCGAACAAGCTCATGAAGATTTGAAAACGGCACATCGACAAATAATAGACAATTTTTATGCTGCTCATGACCCAAATTCATACAACAGAAAAGAAGGATTGTATGACAGTATTATACCTCAAGGAGTAAATCATAGTTCCAACAAAAAACTTACTTATCAAGCAAGTATTGTTGTAGGTAGTTTTAGAATGGACGATCATTACAGGGGCGATGTTACTCCGGATAATATATTCGATTTAATGTGGAATAAAGGCGTTCGTGGATTGCCAAAAATTGGTATGGATACATTGGATCATAATTATACATGGTTGGGAACTTTTTATGATTATGGAGACAACCCTAGACGCTGGGAAAATCCATATTGGAGTGGTCAAGAAAATCCCTATCATAATATTTTCTTAACAAAAATAACAATGGGCGAATATACGACAAAGAAAGCAAGTGTGCCGAACATAGCAATGATTGATTTTGTTAATCATTGGAAACAAGCCAACGGAAAGAAAGCTTGTGATAAGTTATACAAAGAAATAAAGAACAAATATAGTTAAGAGGCATAGTAATATGTCTCTTTTTGAATTAAGGAGGCATATTATTATGGCGAATTATGATGTGATTAAAACATATGGAATAGAAATTACTGCTGTAACAGATAAGGCAACTGATCAGATTAATCAGTTGGAAAAAGAATTAGACGAATTATCTAAGAAAAAGGGGTTGTCTGCTGGATTACAGTCTCAAATAGATAAAATTGGAGAATCATTAAACGGTTTAAAAGGAGAAATTGTTTCAAGCACCAAATCAATTAATGATAATCTTTCAAAAATTAATACTGATAAAATGTCTCAAGAATTTAAAGACATGCAAAATTCCATTGCGTCTTCTGTTAATGAATTACAAGAAGAAATGAAAAATTTAAAAAATTCTATGGATTTTTTAAAGACTGGTGATTTTAGTGGTTTTACATCAGGTATTGGTAAGTCGTTTGATACTTTATCAGATAACATTTCTGATATTGTTGGTAAATTTTCTGAGTTATCAAATTTTATTAACGACATTAGAGTTGGAGCTATCGACACATCTGGTCTTCAAAAAAGTGAAAAAGGCGTTAAAACTGCTACTTCTCATATAACAAATGATTTAACAAAAACAAAGACAAAAGTCGAAGAATTATTAAGACAGATGCGTGACGCTATGGATGATTTTACTTTAGACGATCTTATGTCTGATGGTAAAAATAGCGGTTTAGGAACTGAAGAAGCTAGAACCTTAAGTGAGAACATTGATATTATCTTGCAATTAATTGATGAGTTAAAGAAGGCACAAGTTGACGTCAATGATATTTTCAATAAAGACGGAATTAAATTAAGCGAAAAAGCATTAAAAGGTTATAGAACAGAATTAAATAAAATAGTTAAAGAAAGAACTGCTGATGCTGCAAAAGAAAGAAAAAAATCTACAAATCCTACAGAGGTTCGTTTTAGATATGTTATTGAAGATCCTAATAGTTCTACCATTGATAGCATTGTTGAAAAGGTAAAAACTGATGTTATAGAAAAAGTTCAGAAACGCATAGATGGTTCTCCTATTCGAATTCCTATAGGATATACTTATGATAAAGCTGGTATTACTAGCGCTAAAGAGTTAGATAAAATTGAGAACCAAAATGTTGATAAAACAATTTTTGAACATATCAAACTTGATGTTAAAGCAGATACAAGTAATTTGGTTGATTATGTAAAAGATCAAGTTGATGAAATTAACAAGCAATTAAAAGATACCAAAAGGCAAATTGAAGTTGAAGTTGTAGGTAAGGTTAATAACGATACAGTAGATGAATCTCTTAACGATTTACAAGAAGAAATATTGCACAGACAATATAATGGTTCTGGTTTCACAACAATTAGTGGTGCAAATATTAATATTGGTGGAGACAATATAGCAACAGAAACAACCTTGTCAAACATCAGAGATATTTTATTAGATTGGAATCATGCTAAGTCTAGTTCTTCTTTGTCAGTTGAAACGTTATCTAAAGAGGATGAAAACGCTTTATTTGATTATGAAAATGCTTTAAAAATAAGAAAAAGAAGTTCTGTTTTATTAAGTCAAACCGAAGGTCAATTGGACGTTGTTGAATATGCCAGGGCTAAAATTGCATTGTTAAGTAAACAAAAATCTGATTTGACATCTATTAATAATAATGTAAAAAAGGGAAATATAGACGCATTACAGGGAACGGATTATTACTCTGCTTATTATGTCAAAGATGATGTAAAATATGCTAAATATGGTAGTAGTGGCGAAACTTTAGATAAATGGCAAGAAAAATTGAATTCAGAATTTGAAGAAACACATAAAAAAATTGTAGATGCAACTGCAAGTTTAAATGATGAATTTGATGGTTATTTGCGTGGTGAAAAAGATTGGAAAGAACTTCTTATTGAAGATTTAAAAAAACAATGGGCAAAAGATACAACTGATTCTGCATTAGAAAAAGCCAAATTAGAAAGAGCTGATTCTGTTAAATTGTTAATGGATAGACATAATTCTAATTTAAAACCTGGTCAAGAAAGGATGACTTCTGACCAAGCTGTACTGCAGTTGATTAATAGTGAATATTCTGAGAGAATCAAGGAAATACAAGATTCAAATGAATTAACAGAAAAATATGAATCTCAAATTACTTCTATTAAACGTAAAGCATTAAATCAAATAATTAAAGATTTAACAAAAGGTTATCATGATGCTATTTTATTAACTCAGAATATGATAAAAGCACAAGAACGAAATATTGCTTTAAACAGTGATGGGTCGGAGCAAAATTCTTCTCTACGTATTGGAACAAAAGCAAATCGTCAAGGGCAAGCGAATAATCCTGATGAAGCGATAAATGCATTAAATTCAGAATTGGATCAAATTGATCAAGAAGCAATTTCAAAGCATAAAGCACAACAAGAAATTACTAACGACTTGAAATTGCAAAAAAATATAATGTCAGAAATAGTTGACTTAATCGAAAAACAAAAAACAGCATCTTTATCAGACAAAGAAGTAATAAATGAACGATTGAATGCTTTAATACAAAATTTGACTTTGACAAAACAAGAGTTGCAAGCTCAAGAAAATATTGAAGATGTGATAAAATCTATTACTGATTTAGAAGAAAAAAGAAGCACTGCTATTAAAAATCTAGAATCTGCTAAAACAAAATTAGAAGAAGATAAAAAATCCGGAGCTTCAACAAAAGTTTTAAACCAAAGCAAGAATGAAATTATTAAACAGAATGGAATAATTGCTCAATTAGATTTAGAAATTGATAACTATACAAATCAATTAGATGAAACTATTAGAAATTCTTTTTCTGAAAATGTCGATAACTTGGAAACTTTTATTAAAACTAAGTTATCTTCTATTGATAAATTAATTTTAAATTCTACAAACAAAGAAAATGCAATAATTGGTCAGGCTAAACGTGCAAAATATGATATTGCGTCTCAATATACATTGCGTGATCATTCAAAGTCGGGATATATTTCTAGAGATAATAAGATTTCTGCAATATCGGAAGAGCAATCACGTTTATCAAAAATGGTTAGATATAATAGAGATGGCTCATATGATACATCTGCTATGACAAAGCTTGAAGAAAAAAGATATTTTAATAATATAAAAATATTAAAAGATTTAAAATTACAACAAGTAGTGTATGAAGCTATATATGGTAAACGTGCAGAAATTTTAGGCATAGAAGAAAAGGAAACAGAAACAATTAAAGAGACTTCTATTGCATTAAAAAACCTTCCATTATCTAAAAAAGGTGCTGATGCTTATCTTAATACACCAACCATTTTTACATCAGATGGAACAGGTGAAAAATTAAAAGGTTCTATTTTTGAAAATTCTAATTCTAGAATACCGGAAAATTTAAAAGGATTATCTCTTGAATCAGCAGAGCAAATTAAAAATAATCTCTCTTTAGTAATTTCTGAATTAACAGATTATGTCGGAAAAGAAATATTAAAAGATAGTGAAAAAGTTGAAGCCAAAATGCGTGATGCTGCGCGAAAAATGGTTCAAAAAGACATTGATATTTTACAGCGAGAGTTAACTGATAATAACGAATATATTAAACAGTTAAAACAAAACGGTGCAGATAGCGGTGTCATTAAAAGTGCTCAAAAACGTTCCAATGAATTATCTGCTACTATTAATCAGTTAAAATATTCAGAAGTTGATAATACGGCTTTAAAAGAGGAAATTCAAAATCTTGAAAGAATAAAAAAGCTTCAAGAAGAAATTTCTAATAGTGGCGATCAAAATAAAATTATGGATTTAGCAGAACAACGTGCTAAGTCGGAAGAACGCATAGCTTATTTGCAAGAAAATTTCGATAAAGCCTCTTCTGTTAGAGAATCAAGGATTCAATTATATGTTGATTTACAAAAAAAGGAATTTGAACTTGTCAAGTCTATTTTAGAGAAAAAAGAAAGAGAACTCAATATTGTTAATGAATTAGTATCATTAAAACAAAAAGAAAGAGAAGAATCCGAAAAGATTAGACAAGAAGAAGAAATTGCTTTAGCAGAAAAAGAAAAAAGGGAATCTCTTACTGAAGAAGAGCAAAAATCGAATATCAATAAAAAATATAATTCTCAAATTGCAGAACAAGAAGAAGTTATTCAAAAAGAAAAAGAAGCAATAAGTCCGTTAAAGCAAAAATCAGAGGAATTAGAATATCAATTAAAATTAATCAAAGAACAGGCCGCCTTACATTATAAGGATCTTATTATAAGAGAAAAGACATTAAATAGTCTTATATCTAATCCTAAAACAAGTATAGATAAAAAAGAAGACTATAAAAAAGAGCTAGAAAAAATACCCCAACTTAAGGAAGTCGCTGCGAAGCAAACTCTTCCCTCTAATTGGAATTCATTAGCTAAAAGTACAAGAACAAAATATAAATCAAGATATTTGGCTGATTCTGAAAAATATCAATCTCAATTTATGTCTATTTCTAAAGAATATAATGATGCCAAATATAACTATGGAGATAATGCAGAAGAAACATTAGCTATATATAATGAACTTGTTTCTGTTAGTGAAAAATTATTAGATTCCTCCTTAAAATATATTGCCACCGGTGGAGAAGAGTCTAAAGTTGCAGAAAAGATATTATCTGCTTCTAAGATAAAATACGAGCATGATTCATCAAGTATTAAGACACAAAAAAGCAGAAATGATTTGTTATTACAAGAACATGAAATTGCTTTAAAAACAGCAGAGGCTAACAAGAGTACTTTAGAGGTCAAAAAACAAGAAGAATTAGATGCTATTCAAACTAGAAAAGAAGAAGCTAATCTATTAAAAGAAAAACAACAGTATATTAATGCGTTAGAACAAGAAGCTAAACTTAAGCGTAAAACTGGATTTTATCAAGGTATGAGTGATGAGCAGTACTTAGCGGCTTATAAAGTAGATGCTATGTTAAAACTCATTAATGATGATCAAAAAGTATTGAATTCACTTGCTGACAATACTTCCGATGAGTATATTGAGATAGCTAATAGAATTGAAAAGGCTAAATCTCTCTTAAAAGAATTTAGACATGAAGCATTGCAAATAGATGGTTTGAAATTGTCTGAAGAAACTGGAAGAACATATTATAAAAAAGATACAAAAATAAAAGGTGTGTCTTATAGCGGTTTAGGTTCTACTACGGCTAAAGATATGTCTGAAATAAGAGAAAACGCTAAAGCTGTTACAAATTCTATCCTAGAAGAACACAAAGCTCAAACTAGAGTTACTAGCGAAGTTAAAGAAACTAAGAAAGAATATTCTGAATTAGGACATTTGAGAAAATTTGCTGGCTATTCTGATGAACAAGTTGGATTAGTTGAAGAAATATTTAAAGTTAATCAACAACTTCAATCAAATGCAAAGTTATCTAAAGAAGAAACTGAAGAATTAAAGAAGCAGTTAAAAGTTTTACATGAACAAGCAAAATTAAAAGATATTAAGATAAATAGAAAGGGATATGCAAGATATTTATCTGGAAGAAATGATTTTTTAGACAATCCTTCTAAATATGATACCAATAGTTTAATTCATAGTTATTTACACCCTCAAATTCAAAGCGATAATATTGTTGATAATATTAATTCTAATGGTTCGGAACAATTTGCTTTAGAAAATACTCTTCAGAACATTAAGAAAATTCTTCAATCTGGTTTAAAAGTTAAGGTTGTTGATAAGCTAGATTCTTATGAAACGCCTAGTGATGATGCAAGCAAGATTGGTTATGCTTCGAGAGCCAAAAAAGTTGGGGCAACATCTGAATACGGAAAGAACGAAAAAGGTAGTTTCAATACTAAAGGATATCAAGAAGTTGCAAAAGAATTAGGTTTGTTGCAAAAATCTAAAAATGGCAACCTTTTCGTAAGTAAAAAAGACCGTAATAAAGTTTATTCAGAAATGGATAAGCGTGGTATTGCTAGGTATTTAGAAGAAGATACTAATGCTACTAAGAAAAATATTGAAGCGAAAAAAGAAAGCAAAAAGGTAGTCGATAAAGATACTGATGCAACCAAACAAAATAGTCAAGCTAAAAAATCTAATGCGGAACGTGAACGTGGAAAAGATTTTGGTGACGGTGCAAAGTATATTAATAGTGACATTTCAGTTGCCAGAAAGCAATTAGCCAGAAAAAATCTTGGTGATGATACAAGAAATAAATGGCAATCTATATTTGATTCTGCTACTGCCGAAGCTGAAAAACGTGGATATCAGAAGAATGCACAAGGTTTCTACGAGGATCAAAAAAAGAAACAAGAAGTTGCAAAAAAAACAACGAAAGTCGTTGAACAAGAATCAAAGAAGCAAGAAATAGCTAAAGATGCCAGTGCTGAAGCGATTAAAGGTGCATTAACACAAGCAGAACAACTTCTTACTTTTTATAAGTCAAAAGATACTTTAAACGAAAAAGAATTAGCAGATGTTTCACAGTTAGAGGAATTTATTCGTGTAAACAAGGCGGGTTTGGCAGAAATTGAAACTGAAACCAAAGAATCCTCTTCTACCACTGTTCAATCTGAAGAAAAGAAACAGGAAGCTATTAAAGAAACTCGTAAGGAAATTGATTACGAGAAAGCTAGTGTTGAAGAATTAATTAATGCATATAAGAAATCTGAAAAAGCATTAAAAACTTCTAAAAGGCAAGAAACTATTGATTATCATAATAATGTTCTTACTAACTCTGGTAAATCCTTGCAAGATAAAGGATATTCTCTTGCAGATGGAAAATGGAAACAGACAAATAGTTTAGATAAACTTTTTAAAGATCCAAGCTTAATGTCTGAGCGTGAATTAGGTGTTGCTCTTGGTAGTTATTCTAATGAATGGATAAAGTTATATTTAGATGGAGTTAAAGCTTCCACTCCAGAGATGGAGCAAGCATTTAAAGTAATGGCTGAAATTCCAGAAGAAATTCTTAGAGAAGTTCTTGAAATTAATTCACCATCTAAAGTAATGGAAAAGCTTGGTTATTGGACAAATGCAGGTTTTGCAAAAGGTATAAGAGATAATTCTGATGACATTAAAAACGCTTTAATTCAAGCATTTACTGATGCAAAAATCACTCAAGGTGAACTAGAAAAATGGTTAGGATTAGATGATACAAAATCTTTAATTGGCAAACAAGGTAATAATACCATTTATAAAGCAATTAAAGATATTGTTTCAAATAATTCATTGTCAAATTCTTATAAATCCGATAACATTATTGGTCTTTCTAAAGCAAAAGAAATGGTAAAATCATCTGGATTAAAAGTTAATGATGATGATTTAAAATCTTTAGGTAAAAAGGTTGGACGTCAATGGCAAATAGCTGAAGATGCCGTCAATGAATATATTATTAAGAAAAAAGAAGCTTTATCAAAAGAAAAAGAAGCACAAAATGAAGCAATTAAATATCTTGATAGGCAAAGTGATAAATACAAAGCAGTCATTGACTTAGCAGAAAAACTTGGACTTGTTCTTGGTAACAACGTCAATATTACTGAAAAGGTCAAGGATGGTATACCGTCTTATAGTTTAAAAGGAGAACTTGCCAGTGCAAATATTAGTCTTGGTGAAGACGGTTCTTGGAAAGTTTCTAGCGTTAAAGAAATTAATGATGGTTATTCCAAATTAAAAAAGACTTTAAGTGAGATTTCTAAGCTAAAAGGTTATAAGATTGATTTGCTCGATGAAAGCGATCCTGCTATGTTCGGAACATATGCGGATAAGGTTAAAGAAGCCAAAGACGCACTTGTCGCATTGAGACTTGTTGAAGAAAATGGGTACAATGGAGAGCCAATTGAGGATTTGGTTCAGAAACTTGAACTTGTAAAACGGGTAAGCTCTGAATTAAAAGGAAGTTTACAAGTTGGTGAATCTGAAAGCATTGGAAAGATAGATACTTCTAGATTAAATCAGGTTCGTCAGCAATTAGAAGCATTGGCTTTTTCTACTTCTAAAGGTTCCGTAGAAATTAAGAAGATGTCCAAAAATAACACAGAACTCACATATACTGTGAGAACTGCGGATAATATGCTTCAGACTTATACTATTACAATGAATAAGTATACCGGAGCATTGACAAAAACTTTAGTTTCTGAGGAAAAACATTTATCAGGTTTCCAGAAAGCACTCAAAGGTATAGGTGCGAAATTCCAGGAAATTTTCAGATATACCATTGCAAGCGTAAGTATTTATGAAGTATTCAATTTTATAAAACAAGGTGTTAATGTGGTTAAAGAAATGGATGCTGCAATGACCGAACTTCGAAAAGTTTCTAATGACACAGAAGCAGCATTGCAATCCTTTAGAAAAGAAGCTTTTGAAATTGCAAATACTATTGGTAGCACCGGTAAGGAAATTGTAAATTCCGCGGCAGATTGGGAACGTCTTGGTTATAGTATACATGAAGCTTCTGAATTAGCAAGAAACTCTGCGTTGTATGCAAATGTTGGTGACATGGAAATTGATGTTGCTACTGAGCATATGGTTTCAACTTTAAAGGCATTTAATATTGAAGCTAAAGATTCAATTAGAATCGTTGATAAGTTTAATGAAATAGGTAACAGTTATGCAATCACATCGTCAGGAATTGGTGAGGCATTAGAACGAAGTGCTTCTTCCTTGGTTGCAGCAGGAAATGACATTGATAAATCAATTGCTTTGATTACGGCTGGTAATATAGTTTCTCAGGATCCTGAAAGCGTAGGTAATGCTATTAAGGTGCTCTCTCTTCGTGTAAGAGGTTCTAAAACAGAACTTGAAGAAATGGGAGAAGAAACTGATAATTTAGCATCTTCCACTTCTAAACTTCGTTCCGAAATTTTAGATTTAACCGGTGTTGATTTGATGTTGGATGATAACACCTATAAAGATACTTATACTATACTTTTAGAGATTAGTAAAGTATGGGATCAGCTTAGTGATGTAAGCCAGGCTAATGTACTGGAAAAATTAGCGGGTAAGACACGCGCCTCTGTTGTAGCAGGTTTGTTGCAGCAAGGTGAGACACTTGAACAAGTGTATAAAGATTCACAAAACGCAGCTGGTTCTGCCGAAGAAGAGAACAAAAAATATATGGACTCCATACAGGGTCATTTAGATGTTCTTACGAATAAATGGCAACAGATGTGGGATTCTGGTATCAATGCTGACTTTGTTAATTTCTTTATTGATTTAGGTGCTGGAGTTTTAGATGTAGTAAATAACATCGGCCTGTTAAAATCTTCTTTCCTAGCACTTGGAACTGTATTTACAGGAAAAGAAATATTTAAAGCATTCAAAGGCGAAGGTAGGGTTAAAATGTTTACCCTTAGCAAATATGCCTTCGAGGAGTTTAACGGTGACGTGTACGAGTTATGCATAGCATAACAAGGACTCCTATAGTTAAATCACGTTAAATGGAGTGGAAACACTCTTCTATTATTAATTATAGAACGGGGACGAAAAGTAATTTAGAGAAATCTAATTATGAAGCAAGTTAAGATATTGGATACCAAACTATAATGGCGACATTATAAGTGGCGAATGTGAAAGCATGAGGTATGGTAACAAAGCCAATATAAACAGATGCTGTTGCAAAACAGTTTATACTGTGCTTGCCTATCCGCAGGCGAAGCTTCTCTCTGAGAAGAAACCTCATCGACTATCATCGTGATACGGAATTGTAATATTTCGTAAAAGTATAGTCAGGACTTAAAGCGAGGAATAGCGTTAAATTAATAGGGTATTTATGTCCGTACTCTTCTATTCCGTTAGGGCTTATCGTGTCAGTAAGTAAGGACGTAGATGGCATAACAAAAAGATAATAATCGAATTAATATAGATTACATATGATAAAGCACAAACTGAACATAATCGCAGTTTGTAGCCACCTAACAAAAGATAGCCGAATATGACGGTTGATTATAAGTAGGATCTATCTCCTACTCTCATATTGTGGATCTCTGTGCCGGAGGTAGATAGAGGGCAAAAAATATATTTTTAGTGGTATTTTGTCAAATGTTGTTATATAATGGAAACAATTATATCATAGATTGGGGAAAATACTAATGTTACGATTATATCATGGAACTAATTTGAGTTCTGCTTTTGATATATGGTTACATGGAATAGATTTGAGTAAGAGTTTGCCAAATTTAGATTTTGGAAAAGGTTTTTATGTAACAGATGACAAACAAAAGGCAATAGAACGTGCTTTTAAAAAGACGCATGATTATAACAGAAGATATAAATGTAAAGAAGATGCATTTCTTGTTGAGATTTTGGTAAATGAAGAAATGTTTTCTCAAATGAATATGAAAATCTTTATGGCAAGGGAACAAGAATGGTTTGAGTTTGTTGTTAATAATCGTTTAGATTTAGATTATTTGCAAGCTAACAATATACATAATCATAATAAAGATAATCGTTATGACATTGTATTTGGTGAAATTGCAGATGGTTCTGTGGCAAACTTAGCTAATGAAATTAGACAAAATAATGATGGTATAAATAATATTGATTATACGCAGATTATACCCAAAAACGGAAAGCATTATAGTAATCAATACTCTTTTCACACAGAACAATCTTTGTCTTGTATATACGACATATCATGTGTTATAATAAAACCAGAGGAAAGAAGAAAGAAGGAGGAGTCGATATGAGTAAAGATGCCAAGAAATACATGAATGCTGTTGTTGTTATTTTAATGAAAAAATTTGACATGCCAGAAATTGAAGCATACAAGGCTGTAAAAAACTCTTTCTTGTATGATTCCTTGATTATGTTTCCTGATGAAAGTATACATGATGATATAGAGACAAATGCCGCATTTGTTTATCAAGACTACATTTCAGGGCAGTTATTAGAAATGTAAATATAAAACATTAAAGAAGACGCTACCACAAGGTAACGTCTTTTATTATGTGCTCTTCTATTTTAGAAATCACTGCCACACTTATTACAATGCCACTGTTTTCCTACTTTTTTACTGGCTAAACCAAAGAGACCTGTGGATACAACTCTACTGGTTGTTGAAATTTTCTTTGTTTTGGTTGATTGGCAGTATGGACAAGTGATTGTTGGCCCGAACCTTTTCTCATAATCTTCTTGTCTTTTTTCTTCTTTGTATTGATTCCATTCTTCTGACTCTGTTAGTTGATATAATTTTTTACATTTTAAGCACATTGCAAATTTAGCATTAAATGCTTCGAACTCATCAAATTCTACACCGCCACATTTTTCACAAATCATAATTATCCTCCACAGATAATATAAAAATAGTTTGATATTTAAAAGTTTAATTAATGATATTGCTAGATACGACAGTATTATAGCAAAAATCATCGTATCTGGCAACGAGATTGATAAAATTATAAATCTAACAAATGGTCTATCTGAAGCAGAATCAATATCTGTTATGACTAAGGCTGGTCTTAATGAGAAAACAATTGAGCATGTACAAGCAATGAAGTTAGATTCTTCTGCTAAAGCAAAAGACATAATTGCTACCAATGCACAAACCAATGCTCAGATTAGCAATATGGGCGTTGTAAGTGTTCTAAAGTTTAAGTATCAGGAATTAGCCGCATCTATTGGATTAACAACTGCCGGTATGACAACGCTTTTGGGTGTTGCTGTCGGTCTTGCTGGTATGGCATTTGTTATGTATAAAACATCCGATGCAATAAAGGATGTAAAAGAAAAGGCAAAAGAACTAGGCGAAGCATTTAATAGTGACAAGTCTGATATCGAAGATTACAAATCTCAAATTGAAGATTTATACAAAACTATTAATGATAGTAATTCTTCTATAGAAGATATTACTACTGCACGTCAAACTCTTATGACTGTTCAGGACGAACTAATTGATAAGTTTGGCGCCGAAAAAGGCACCATCGATCTTATTACAAAAGCTATTGGTGGACAATCTGATGCATTAGATACTCTCATAGAAAAACAATGGTTAGCCACAAAAAATGAATTTAACAAAAGTGGTTTTTGGAACAATTTTGCCAACTGGCAAGAGGGCTATGATAACAACATTGACCGTATGGTTGATGAAATGGAAAACGGTTGGGCAAATCTAGACTTATCAATGTCTGATTACCGTAGTGGTAAATATGATGACATGATCAAAAAATTAGAAGAGTCTGGATGGTCATATAGCTCCAGTTCTGAAACCTTTATTAAAGGCGGATTAGTTGAAAACCTTTATGAAGAACTTCTTGATATTCAGTCTATTGCTGGAGAAGATATGCCAGATAATTTCTTAAAGAGCTTAACTGATGATGCAAATAAGTTAAAAGACACTCTTGATGATTATGATGGTATATGGGACAACTATATTCTTAATGACAAGATTTTCGCGGACAATAGAAAGTTTAATGGGAAAACCCTTGCAGACAGTTGGAAAGAAGTAAATGATGCTTACACCAATTATCAAGAAGCTGTAAAATCTGGTGATGCTAACGCTATTGAAGAAACCACTGCTGGTTTTGCACAGTCTATTAATACTGTATTAGACAATAAAAATGTGGATGACAGTGTTAAGGATTATTTCAGAGACATGTATCCTGCTCTCTATAGGGAAGTTGAGAAGTGGGAATTTGAAGTACAACTAAAATCACGTATAATTACCGACGAAGAATCTTATTCTCAAATAGAAACAGCCAAAGAAAATCTTGAAAGCGAATATCAGAAAATTCAAGATTGGGGTCTTGGAGAGTATGAAGAGCAAATTAAAAATGGTACTGTGCAATCTGTGTTCGGAAATGTTGACATGGATAAGCGTACCATTATTGAATGGTCTGACGAACTCAAACAGACATATCAGGATGAACTTGCAAGTTGGGACTACAATCCTGAAGTTGGTGGCATAGATACTGTCTGGGGAGGATCGGATAGATTCGGGGAAGATTTGAATGGAGTCGGATGGCAAGTTGCATTTACTCCTATTCTTCCGGATGGTACATTCTTAAGTAAAGATGCTGTATATGACTATATCGACAATATTCTTATTGAGGCTTATGCAGATGATGGTCAGGTAACCGAAGAAGAATTAAAGTCTATAGACGCTCAAGGACGGCAAGTTGGTGATACGTTTATTCAAGGTATATTTGCTGGTGTAGATGATAGCCAAAATTACGCAAACAATGGAAATTGGGCGGAGACCGTTGGAAGACTTATGCACTTCTCTGGTGATTATGGAGCAGTTAAAATTGCACAACAATCACTGATATCTCTTTTTGAAAAAGCGTTCGGAGTTGTTAAATTAGATAGTATTCTTGGCAAAACAAAAGAAGATATCATTGCAATTTTGCAAACAGATGGTTACCAAACTGGAGAAGGTCCCTTTAAATACATAGTTGACCAAGCTGTAAGCTTAGGTGTTATTAACGAAGCTAATGCTGAAGGAATCAATACCGTATTAGACTTGCTTGTAAAGTGGGGTATTTTGCAAGACACCATTACAGAAAAAGCATCGGATACCGCAGTTGTTTTTGATGATATTTTTGCTCTTGAAGGTTCTGATGGCGAGTTAAACAATCTCGGCAAATTGAATGAACAGGTAGATAAACTTCAAACTGCATGGACTGGTCTTAAAGAAATGATGGATAATTATAATAAGACCGGTACTATTACCGTTGACCAGTTCCAAGAGCTGTTATCTTATGGCGATGAATATTTGCAATATTTAACTGATGAAAATGGTAATCTTAAATTAAATGAAGATGCATTGAAGAGAGTCGCTGCTGCCAAGATTGAAAATATGAAAGCAGATATACTTCAAAAAATGCTTTCCAACCTTGAAAATATTACAAATGAAGCTACGGCACGAGATTTTCTTGCAGACAAGGTTAATAATGAAACACTTGCTATTGCCGAAAATACAGAAGCGTTAAAAGGAAATATTGCAGCCAAGTTAGCTGAATTAGCGGCAACTGAAGGCATTACAGCTGCTACCATGACAAGTATTGAAAATTATGTGAACAATACCATGTCTGTCCTTGATAAACTTGGAGATTCAATTAGCATAGGTTCGTTTTACGGAAAAGACGCAGAAAAAGATATTAAGGATTCTATCGACTCCTACATGTCCTACATGGAAGCTTCTCTCGACGCAAGTAAGATTGATTACCAGACTTATTCTCGTGAAGTAGCTGCTTTCCTAAAAGATATGTTTGATAAGGGTAAGATTTCTGCTGAGGATTATCATAATTACACCAAGCAGATGCTTGAGAAACAGAAAGACATCTATGATAATGCTTTGTCTGCTATTCAAGATTTATTGGATGACGAGATTGAAAAGATTGATGATTCCATAGAAGCCATAGAGAAAAAGAACGAAGCTCTTGAAAAACAGAAAGAAAATTATGACAAGGTAATTTCTGCAGCTACAACTTTCTTAAACGAAGAAAAAAATAAGCTACAGGATAACATTGACCTAATCGAGGATGAGAACGACCTTATTGATAAGCAGATTGAAAAATACGATCAGATGCTGAACGCAGTTACTCTCATCTTTAATGAAGAGCGCGAAGCTATTGAGGCACAGCAAGAAGCTATTGATGAGCGTATTGAAGCTTTGCAAGAAGAAAATGACGAGCATCAGAAAGCTATTGAACTTGAAAAAGCAAAATTTGCTCTGGAGCAAGCACAACAGCAGCGTAATAAGAAACTTTATGTTGGAGATCGCGGATACATTTATGATGTAGATAGAGATGCTATAAGGGATTCCAAGGAACAATTAGCAGATTTGGAATTTAATGCAACAATAGACGCTCTTGAAAAAGAAAGAGAACTCTTGGATGATATTCTTGGTCAATTAGATGAAGCCGAAAAATCTTGGTCTAAGATTAGCAGCGCTTTTGATGATCAGAAGAGTCTGTCAGCGGCAGAGGAACTGTTTGGTGAGGATTATAAAGACATCATCTTAGGAGCCGATCCTGAAACTATTGCAAGTATTATGAATCAGTACACTTCTGCTCAACAGAAGTTAGAGGATAATGCCGGTACAATAGAATCCATCGAAAAACAGATGGAGAAGTTTGATGAACTGATTGAAAAGTGGGAATCTGTGGCAAATGCTAAGGAAGAGGAAATCAACAAAGAAATTGCTGCAGAAACACTTGGGGCAAATTGGCAACAGATTATTTTAGAGGGACGAACTGAAGAGTTTGAAAACTTTAAGAATAATTATCTTTCTGTTCAGGAACAAATTCTGAGTAACGAGGCTGAAATTGCTTCGTTAGAAGAAAAGAAGCTTATATACGAAGATCTCAAGAATCAATGGGCAGATATTACCTCTGTATACGAGGAAGAAAAGAATAAGCTTTATGCTGCTCAGTTGTTGGGCGCAGATTGGGAAAAGACCGTTCTTGATGGCAGGCTTGGAGAGTTAAACAAATTCAAAGACGAGTATATAGCTATTCAGAAAGCCATTGAACAAGCAACGTATGACGCTGCAAAGGCGAATTATGATGGTTCTAGTCTTGGTGGTGGTTCTGGTAGTGGTTCTGGTAGTGGTTCTGGTAGCGGTTCCGTAACTGGCGATGGAGATGTCAAATATGAAGAAGTAACTAAATACAAAGTTGTAGATGACGCTGGATCCGCAATAGCAACTTGTAACACTTTGGCTGAAGCAGAGAAAAGAAAGAGAACTCTTGAACAAGCCACTCACGAACAGCATAGTATTGTTTCTTTTGTTACAAAGGAACCTAAAAAATACGCAAAAGGTGGTAAAAACCTCAAGAGGCAAATTGCATGGACTAATGAGTATGATGACGAAGCAATTCTCTCTCCTTCTAGAAATGCAATCCTCACTCCTATCAAAGCCGGTGATTCTGTACTTAATCCTGAGATGACAAAGAATCTTTGGAAATGGGCTGAGATTAATCCTAATATGTTCAATCCTTTAGTTAGATCTATGGATTATAACAATATTCCCATCAGAAATGATGTTCAACCTATAACTATTAGCATTGGAGATATTCAGCTTTATGGTGTTCAAGATGTTAATACTCTTGGAAACCAGATTGTTAAGAGACTTCCTAATGTTATGTTACAGGCAATAAATAAACGATAATTTTTAATTATAGACCAGATGGTGAATAACCGTCTGGTCTATTTTAATGGAGGGTAAAATGGATTTTATAAATACCATTGTAAATGAGGTTGTGAAAGCAATAGAAAAGAAAAACACAAAACTCTATTACGACAAAACCTTTCCTTCTGTTGTGTATGGAGTAAATGAAGATGGTACTTATACCATCATTAAAGACAAACAAAAATATGAAGTTAAATGTGCTATTGGTACTACTCTCTCACTCGGAACACATGTATGGGTAAAGATTCCATGTGGTAGATTGCATGATATGCACATATGTGGACTTAGATAAATATATCATAGATTGATTAAAAACTAATGAAAGCGAGGTGTCGTGATGACTTTAAACACACCCTTATTATATTCTGTCAGTGCTTTTGATCCTTCCTATGAGTACACTTTTGAATTTGAATATTCCGGAGCACAGGTGGTTTCAAATAGAGCTATAATTACAGATAATGATACACAGACAGAAGTGTATAATGTAATGCAAGAGGGTCTTAAATTAAATCATATATTACCATCAAATACTTTAGAAGCTGGTCATTCATATTTAATACAGATTCAGGTATATGATAGAGATGGTAATTATAGTGATTTATCAAGTGCGGTACTCTTCTATTGTTTTTCCACGCCTCGGTTTTATTTCTCAAATGTGAACTCTGGAGATGTTGTTTCTTTTGCGGATTTGGAGCTTAGGCTATCATATGAGCAAGCAGAAACAGAAACTCTTAATGAATATAAATACTATCTGTATGATGTAACTGGAGAAGCTATTTATACTTCTAATTCATTTTATACAGAGAGTGATATGATCCATACAATTTATGGATTAAAAAATGATTATGTATACTATATACGCGCAATTGGTAAGACTGCCCACGGTATGAATATTGATACTGGTATGATTGAAATAACGACTAATTATATCAGTATTGCTTCTAATGTTGCTTTTAAAGCGGAGAATGATAGTTCTACCGGTTGTGTAAAATTAAAAATAGATATCGTTGCGATAGATTTTGAATTAGCAAATGAAAATTACTCTATTAAAAATGGCATAGTAGATTTAAAAGACAATATATTAACATACAATATTGATGTTGAAAATGATTTTTATATGGTGTTAAAGGCACAACAATTGCCTATAGGTGATTGTTGTTGGACAACAGATAAAAATATTGTACTGTCCATAGAAAATATTTCTGACAAGTATTATGCTCATTTGGCAATTACTGGTACAGGTACTGGATATAATATTTTTAAAGCTATTAATGAGAATTATTTATCAAATGATGCAATCATAGTATTCCAAATTTATAGAAAAAATAACATTTATGATTTAGAAATTACTTATGAATAAGGAGGCACAGTATGTTTGTAGGAACGACTTTTTTCTGTGGGAAGCATACATTATTGCCTCCTGCAATTAATGTGACAAATATTAAGTCTTTATCTATTACAGATGGAAAATATGACAAATTATATTTAACTTCTGATACATCTGAGACATTGGATGATATTGATAGTGGATGGACATATGGTACTAAACTAGACGCAAACTTTGAAAAAGATTTGGAAGGTGGTAGTATTGGGTTTTCAGTTAGAAATACTGATACGATTATTATTCAAACAAGAGAAAAGGGAGCGTTTGATTGGAAAACAATTTATACCATTGATATTAAGAAAAATAGTGATCTCAATTTTATCAAGAATTATCCATATTCAAGAAACCTATCAACGAATGAATATAAGCTTATTAGTATGATTAACGGTATTGAAAATTCGTATGTAACCACGGAAGAGAAAACCGAATTTGAGGGATATTTTATTGTAGATAAAGAAAATATCTATGGTACCATATTCAACATCGAACTAACAGATACCATTCAAAATATTAGTGTTGCTACTCTTCCACTGTTAAATGACAGGTTCCCAAGTGTATATACAAATGCAGACACTAACTACACTTCTGGTACAACAAGTGGATGTTGGCTTAAATTCGATTTTGAGAAGAATGAAGCTGATGTAGAAGCTGGCGTTATGTATCGCCAGGAAGTGATGCAGTGGATTTGCAATGGAAAATCTAAAATACTTAAGCTTGAGGATGGACGTATTTATCTGATCAAGGTGGTTGGACAACCTAGTGACACTAATGAAGGTCATAAGGATCTGAGACGTATTACATTTGATTGGGTAGAAATTGGCGATGTTAATGATGTAAAAACTCTGTATATGAATAACCTTACAGATGTAAATAGCAAATATTGGTAAGGTGGTGAGTATATGCAGTATGTAATTACAGAAACGGATAAAATTTTAATTCTACAGCGTGATATCAAAAGAAAAATTCGTATTACCATCTTGTCACAAGATAAAAAGATTTTAGGTGTTTTAACTGGAATTCCACAGATTGGAGATTTCTCAGTTGATGCTGAATCAAATATAAGAAGAACAACATCTTTGGATATTAAATTGGATGATTTCTATAATGATATTGAGACAAAAATAGAGTCCTATTTAAATCTGGATTTTCTTCTAGAGGTGGGAATTTATAACGAACGTGAATCTGATTATCAGTATTATCGTATGGGTGTATTATGTATTACTACTGCCAACACCTCATATGATGCTGTAACTAATATATTGTCTATCAATCTGTCTGATGGTTTTGCAAAGTTTGACAATACAAGAAATGGACAGGTTGGCGGTGCTCCTATTATTACCATTCCGGTTGATTATGATGGCGAAAAACTCACATTGAAGAATGCCATGATAAATGTTATAAAAGCAGAAACAACAATTAAGGACTATATCATTGATGATGTTGGTGAATATTATGGTATGCCACAGAATAATGAAAATTATTTGGAGTACCGTGAAAAGAACCCTTTGTGGAATGTAATACCTTATGATCTGGAGTTCGCTGCTGGAAATACAGTTGAAGATATATTAGTTGAGGTAAGAGATTTATATCCAAATTGCCAGTTGTATTTTGACATATATAACAACTTGTGTTTTGATATGATTCCGTCCAATAACAAGGCTCCTATCATGCTAAGTAATGATTATTTACAGAGTATTTTATTGGCAGACAGTTCTGAAGATGTTCAGTATGATATCAGTGCTATTAAAAATGTAGTTGAGGTTTTTGGTAAAGTATATGATGTTGATCGGTTTTGTGAGACCTCTGATTTTTCTGAAAATGCTTATACTTTAACTATGGATAATTTTGAGTCTTATGTGTCTTATGAAATGATAGCATTTACTGCTTCTGTTTCAAACGACTCTCCTGCTTATATTAATATAAACAGTATTGGAAATATACCGTTGTATAAGGAATATACTGATGAATTTATAAGCTCTGGCACGATTGCAAAAGATGATATGGTTGTTGTAAAGGTAATGAAAAACAAAGATGGAAATTATATAGCTTATTACTTAGGACAATATCAGCCACACGCTTTGTGTGTGCTTACAGATGATGTAAATGACACGTATTATACAAAAGCTTTTTTTGCAGAAAGGTATAATTGTTTAGAAAAAAATATAGCCTTTGTAGAAGTTAAGAATAGTCCATTTTCTATTCAGAGATTGGGAATCATATTAGATAGCAAAACCGGGGACGAGTACGAAAACATCCTTTCAGATAGCGTTGCTTTAGACAATGCAAAATATATTATATACAAATCATCTGTATGGAGCGATGTAGTCACATTGAACACAAAAATGCTCCCATGGTTGGATGTAAACATAAAAGTAGAATATAAAAAACAACAAGAAAATGATACATATATTTATATGGTAAAGAATATTTCTCATAATTTTGAGAGCGGATCTTCTACTATCACAATGTATCGATTTTCTTCATTATATCAGGAGTAGGCACTTGCAAATGATTAGTGTCTACTCTTTTAAAATACAGGAGGAAAACTATGGCTAATTATTCAAAAGTGTTTGGAAGTCAATTTCCTGAAACTGTAATGGAGCTTACTGAATATAAAGACATTGGTGATGCTCCTGCAGCAATTCAGTCATTGGCACGTCAGTACTATACATATATGGAAAACGGCAATTATTCAATTGCTTCTACTATATTAAAAGAAAACTGGAATGATTTGGCACAGTATTATTTTAGCATGGATATGTTGAATAAATTGGAGGAAGAACTTTACAATGCACAAATTCACGCGTTAAAAAATAATGCCGTAATCATAGATACGAAAGAACCCGATGCATCAATGTATACACATGCTACTCCGTGGTTAAAACCAATAGATTAAAGAGGTGATAAAATGAGTGAATTAAACATTAATTTTGAACCTCATGGTGATATTGCAATATCAAACGAAGAAACGGTGGCATTACACACCGACAATATAAAAAATAATTTATACACAGAAGCAAAGACTGTAGTTGAAAATGATATTAACATGAATGGAAAGGGGCTTAGAGCTTCTTTTTTTAATGCCATAAATCATAAGATCCAGGAACTACAGATATATTTGCTTAACAAAACAGCCGCACCTTACGAATATTATTCTCTTACCGAACCCACAATTGAATTTATGGAGGAGAATGGTTATAAGTTTTGGATTCGGCCTATTGAGTAAAGGAGGGTATTAATGGCAATCTTATCAACTTTTAAAAGTTTTGAAAAATACATTCCGGTTGGTGGAAATTGGCAGTTAGTATCTGAGCGCACAAATGCAAAAGATATTATTTTTAAAGATAATAAAAATTTAGAGACAAAATTGAATGGACTATCTTTTGTTGTCTTAACTCAGTCAGAATATGATTCGTTAAGAACAAAAGATTCTTCTACTCTATATATCACTTACGATTAATGAGGTGATTAAGAATGTTACAAACACACAATAAAAAATCAAAAGTCTTTTTAGGAAATATAAAAGTTAAAAAGGCTTATATAGGTTCCAGAAGAGTTTATTCTGCTGGAAATATAGCAACATATTATGTTGACACGGGAAAAGTTTATAGCGAAGAAGTAGACAGCGATGCTTCATGCTTATCTCCAACTACTTTTACACCAACTAAATCTGGATGGACATTTGTAGGATGGCGCGAAGATAAAACTGCTAATAGTTCTGTACTATCTAAAAAGATTATGGATGATGAGTCAGTCACTTTATATGCAGTATTTAAGCAGAATGTTTCTGTGAACTGGTATAGTTCTTCTGCCACTGCGTTTGAAACGAAACAGAGATATTACAATAACGGAAATATCGCTAATCCTTCGTTTTCCAGAACAATTTCAGCTATTAGTGGTTGGAATATAATTGGTTGGAGTACAAATGCAACAACGGATGACACCTATGATTATAGAAGTGGTGGAACATTTACTCGTGATAGTAGTGTTAATTTGTATGCTAAGTATAATCGAGCTATTACTGTTACATATTATGATAATAGCGCATCGGCAAAATATGTTTATGGTACAAGATATTATACTCCACATAATGGCAATTATAATGATCCTTCATTTGAAATGTGGCAGAGTATATTCGATGGATGGGAAGCATTAGGATGGGCTACAGAGTCTACCGCTGCTGATAATCCTATCGTATATAATAATGGCGAAATTATAAAGCCATCAGAAAACTTAACGCTATATGGCAGGTATAGACAGAGTGTTACTCTTACATGTGTGGCAAATGGTTCAAGTGTACAGCATAATCAATATAAACATTATAATGCTCCTGATAAATATGACAGTGCGTTGTTTACTGTGCCCAATCCATCAAAGAGTGGGGCTACATTCCTCGGATGGAGTGTTACTGCTGGTAATAGTACTGTGACTTATAATACATTTAGCAATGTTGAAGTAAATAGTAACAAGACTTTATATGCAGTTTATACATACAACGATGTGACACTTAAATCTTCCTCTGAGGTTGTATATCAGCATCAGTCATTTGAAGATGCCACATTATCACATACTATTCTGAGTGGTATTGATGGTACGAAGTATTCTTCACTGAGTGTTACAGTAAGAGCTTGGGAACTTGTATGTGCACAATGGGCTGCTGCTTGTCACGCATATACAAATTTGAAAGTGATGTCAGGTTCTACGGAAGTTTCCGCAAAGTGTTTAAGATATGTATGCACTTGGCTTATATATACACCTGAAGGACAGGAAGCAGAACAAGATGAACAAAGTGGTTATCCTTGTACAAATGGTGCAACAGCTACTGTAACTTTGGGTCTGAATAATACTACGGGGCAGAGTTTGAAGTTAATGTACGAAACTGACGTATTTGAAGCTAGTACATCAGTATATGCAATAACTGCAAAAGGACGTACAGTTGTAGGTTAAAACAAAATATACATTTTATAGAGCCAGATACTTAGCTACTGGCTCTTATTATTTTAAAAATACAAAGGAAGGAGAAAATCAAAAATGGCAAATTTTTCAGATTTACTGGCATCTAAACAAGCAAGTTTGGCTGCTACCGTAGCTACTCCAATGATGCTTTCTTTAGATGATGGTATTGCTGTAGCTTCCGTTGAAGAATCTTTCCAGAAATCAGATAAGTATTTGTGGTACGACGAATACTTTGATGATGAATATTCTATTATAGATAAACAGAAAAATATTACTATTAGTCCTAACCAAGTCAATCTTACTCAGGAAGAAAATAGCCAGGTTATTCCTTTTCAGTTAGATAGATTTTATGACGGCATGGACTTAATGAAAATGTTCATTACGGTTTATTACGTTAATGAAGACGGACAAGATGCGGAACGTCCCGTAGTAAATGTTCGATACAGTGAGTCACAGATTAGATTTTACTGGCTTTTAGATGGTTCTGCCACGGCACTTGCTGGAAAGTTAAAGCTGGAAATAAGAGCTGTCGGCGTCAATGAAAAAGGCGAAAAATATAGATGGTGCACTAAAACCAATGAAGAGGTTAGTATTATTGAGTCACTGTCTGGTAATGGAACTATTGAACCTGGCGAAGGTTGGAGTACATATCTTGAATTGATCAATGAGAAAGTGTTACAAGCACAAGCTGCTGCAGATGAGGCAAAAGCCGCTGCAGAAGAAGCGTCTCAGGTTATTACTGAAGTAGACACTAAAATTAATAACGCATCTACTACAATTACAAATCAGGTTTTGAATGAAATATCTTCCACTCTTTTGAACTTCTATACCAAAGATGAAGTTGATAATTTGCTGGCAAATATTGATATTTCTAGCCAATTAGATGGCTTAACTACTCGTGTTGGTGACTTAGAAACAGAGTTTGAGAATTTTGATGGTTTGGCAAATCTGTCCTTTACGTATGACAAGGACACCAGAACTTTGATTGCTTATAATGGCGAGGAAGTCATTGGTGAAGAAATTGTGCTTAATTCTGATCCTACTGCTGAGTGGGTTACTGTATATGATGCAAAAGTTGATGGTAAGATTGCTACTGCTATTGAGCCTATTCAGAAAGATTTGAATGAATATAAGACACAGACAGATGCTGACTTGCAGAGCATTCATGATAATATTGATAATCTTCCATCCACTCTGGAATCTGATTATTACAACAAGGCCTCTATTGATGGTCTTCTTGCGAATAAAGCAAATACTACTGCGTTGAATGATCTCAGTACAAAAGTTACTACTGTTGAAACAACTGCTAATACCAATAAAGATAATATTTCTACTATCGGTAACAAGGTTGCTGAATTGGAAGAAACCCTTGGTGGTATGAATCAGAATCAGCAATATACTTATGACGTAAAATATAACGATCCTGAAGATGCAGATGTAGGTGAAAATGTTTTTGCATTTTATGAAATTCAGAACGAAGGCCAGGAAAACGAAGTTAGAGAAATCAAACAGAAGTTTACCATTGTTGGTGGTTCTGGCGCTTCATCTACAAGTAGTTCTTTGAAGATTGAATATGTAACAAAAACTCCTTTAGTAGTAACTGTAGATGATAAAGCAGAAATCACTTTTAAATTCTCTGGCACAGACTCTTCTGGAGATGATGTGTTAGAAGGTCAGGCTACATGGAAAGTTGCCGGTAATGTTGTAGCTACAAGTACTGTTGTTAATGGAGAAAACACTTTTGACATTACTGATTATTTAACTATTGGTACTCAGAAAGTACAATTAGCTGTAACAGATGACGCTGGCAGCTTAGTTACTAAGAACTGGACTGTACAGAAAATTGATGTTCGTATTGAATCTACTTTTAATGACAAATTAACTTATCCTCTCGGAACAGTATCATTTGATTATACTCCTTTTGGAGCTATTTCTAAAGAGGTACACTTTATTCTTGATGGAAAAGAAATTGGAACTGTAAATACTTCTGCTTCCGGTATTCCTATGGGATATACTCTTCCTTCTCAGAATCATGGTGCTCATCTGTTAGAAGTATATATGACTGCAGAGATTAATAACAATACAATTGAATCCAATCATATTGTAAAAGATATTATCTGGTATGATGCAACAAGTACTGTTCCGGTAATTGGTTGTGTACAGCAGAACTTTACTGCTAGACAGTATGATACAACTAATATTACTTATACAGTATACGATCCTAAGACAGAAACTCCTGAAGTTGTATTGGCTGTTGACGGAGAAGTTGTTTCTACATTGACACTTGATAGCAATACACAGATTTGGCAGTTCAAAACATCCGAAATCGGTGATCACGTTCTTACTATTACATGTGGAGAAACTGTTAAGACATTAAATGTAAAAGTCGAAAAACTGAATATTAACGTTGAACCAGTAACTGCTGGTCTTGTAGTTGACTTTAATCCTGTTGGTAAATCTAATAGTGATGCTGACAGAGTATGGTCAAACGATGATTATGCAATGACCGTATCTGATAATTTTGACTGGGTTAACGGTGGTTATCAGATTGATAAAAACGGAGATCAGTACTTCTGTATCAAGGCAGGAACATCTGCCGAAATCAATTACCAGATGTTTGCAGACGATGCAAAACGTAATGGTAAAGAAATGAAGCTTATCTTCAGAACAACTAATGTTCAGCAAGCTAACGCTCAGTTTATGTCATGTATTGATAATACAACTGGTAGCGACCATATAGGTATTGAGATGTTTGCTCATGAAGCATTTATTTATGGTTCTGCTGACAAACTTAATCTGAAGTATTCTGAGGAAGATATTATTGAATTTGAGTTCAATATCACAAAGAATACAGAAAGTGTTACCGAGATTTGTGGTTATGAAGACGGTGTTGCTACAAGACATTTAGTATATGATGACTCATTTAGTTTCACACAGTCTACGCCTAAAGTAATTACATTGGGTTCTGACAAGTGTGATTTACATATTTATAGACTTAAAGTTTATAATACTTCTCTTACAGATAGAGGTATTCTGAATAACTTTATTGCAGATGCAAGAAACGCAACAGAGATGATTGCTCGTTATGATCGTAATCAGATTTATGACGAGAACCAGAGTCTTACACCGGAAATTCTTGCAGAGAAATGTCCTTGGTTAAGGGTTTATGTTGTTTCTGCTCCTTATTTCACTAATAAGAAGAGTGATAAAGTTCCTTATACAACAATCAGACAGATTTATAAGAACGGTGATCCTGTTTTAGATAACTGGGTTTGTTATGATTGTTCTCATAGTGGCCAGGGTACATCATCTGACAACTATGGTGCTTCCGCTAGAAACCTTGATTTTATTATGAACAAATCTCAGCGTGAAGGAGTTAAACCTTATTTCATTCTTGGTGATGGAAAAACTAGAGCAGAAAAAGTGTCTTTAACAAGAACTTCTATTCCTAACGCTTATTTCAACTTTAAGGCAAACGTTGCATCTTCTAATCATTTCACAAATGCAAAACTTGCTAAGAGATATAATGAATTTAATCCTTATACTCTTCCATATGTAAGAGAAGACGAATCAATTATTGATTACATTAAAACAACAATGGAATTCCATAATGCAGTTGTATTTATCCAAGAAACTGATACAGATTTAAGTACACATAGAGAGTTTGCAGATAATCTGGTACATTTCTATAGTATTGGTAATATTGGCGACTCTAAGAAAACAGATAAGTCTCGACTTGTAGATCCTACTGATAGATATGAATGTATTAATGAAATTTGCGACGTTGAACTTCCTCTCTCTGATTGGCCTAATACTCCCGAAGCTTTTGCTGCTCTTGAGGCAGAAAAATTTGATAAATCCGGTTCTTATGAATGGAGATATATTTGGGAAGATGGAACCGATGAAGAGAATGCAGAGGTAAAAGAATATTGTAAGCAGAAATGGATTGAAATGTATAGATTTGTTGTTGAATCTTCTGATGAAGAATTCAAGGCAAACTTCGGTAATTATTTTGTTCTTGATTCTGTATTGTATTATTATCTCTTTACAACCCGTTATTGTATGGTGGATAACAGAGCGAAGAACCTGTTCTTCGGTTATGCAAAGACTGGCGAAGTAGATACAGAGGGAAATCCTATCCGTAAATGGCACTTAGCATATGGATATGACATGGATTCATCAATGTCTCTTAATAACTATGGTAACTCTGTATATCGTCATGGTTATGAAGATACAGATACTTTAGACGGAACAAACGAAGAAGTATTCCGTGAATCTGATTCAACATTCTTCTGTCGTGTACGTGATTTATTTGAAGATGAATTAAAAGAGATGTATAACACTCTTGAGTCTAAGAATGCATGGCATGCAGAAAGTTTCTTGAATGAAATTGAAACATGGCAGAAACAGTTCCCCGAAGAACTTTGGAGACTTGACTGTCAGAGAAAATATATCCGTACTGTAAATGAATCTTTCGTTAGTGGTGCTGGTGATCCTCAGTATATTAAGAATATGGCACAGGGTAGAATGATGTATCCCGTAAAACAATGGGAACGTAGCCAAGAAGCTTATATGGCATCTAAGTATCAGTCTTCTGTTGCTTCTTCTGATAATGCAGTACTTCGTTGTACGGTTCCTACTGGAGATTTAGTTGTTCCACCTAATTATAGATTAAAATTAACACCTTATGACTATATGTATTTGAATGTAAAGTATGGTACATTAGAGCCTATTCAGGTAAGAGCGGTTCCGGGTGTTCAGTATGAAATACCGTTTGAAGGTAGTTCTGTAGATATTCTTGATATTTTCAGTGCATCTAGAATTCAGGATTTAGGAGACTTATCTTCTACTTATCCCGCAACTGTTGACACTGCAAAGGCAACTCGATTGAAAGAACTTCACATTGGTAATTCTACTGAAGGTTATGATAATCCATATCTTACCACTATGACCCTTGGTGCAAATTATCTGCTTGAAGTATTGAACGTTGAGAACGTATCTGGTCTTACACAGGCACTTAATCTTTCTGCTTTGAATAATCTTCGTGAGTTATATGCTCATGGTACAAATGCCGGTGGTGTTACATTCGCAAATGGTGGTGCTATTCAGATTGCAGAGCTTCCAGCTATTACAGCTATGAGTGCGAAGAATCTTGCTTATCTTACCAATCTCGATGTTACATCTTATGATAAATTAACAACACTGACAATTGAAAACTGTTCTACTATTGATGCTCTTAATATCTTTGAACTTGCATCCAATCTGAACAGAGTAAGAATTACTGGCATTGATTGGATTCTTACAGATACTGATATTCTGGATAGAATTTATGGTATGGCTGGTATTGACCTTAATGGTTATAACTCAACCCAGTCTGTACTTGCTGGTAAGGTACATGTACCCGTTATTCGTCAGCAAAAACTGTATGATTACAGAGCTGCTTGGTCTGATCTGGAAATCACATTTGACACCATGATTGAACAGTATCCTGTAACATTTATGAATGCTGATGGTACTATATTAGAAGTTCAGTATGTAGATAAGGGTAAACATGCTGTGGATCCTACCACTAGAGCAGAAAACCCCATCTCTCCTACTATTCCTAGTACCGTAAGTCACGATTTTACATTTGCTGGTTGGGATTCCAGTCTGACAGATGTATTTAGTGCAAGAACTATTACTGCAACTTATACCGAATCATTAAGAAGATACACTATTAAATATGTTTCTAAAGGTATAACACTGCAAGAGTCTACTGGTCTGTATGGTGAGAATGTTCCTTATACCGGATCTGTTCCCACTTATACCGGAGAAGAATCTGGATATGTATACCATTTGTTTAACAGATGGGATAAGTCTGGTTTTATTGATGGTGAAAAGACCGTTACTGCTATTTTCGACAGATTTGAGTACACTTCTACTGCTTTCGCTGGAAAAGACCTTAAAGATTTATCTCCTGTTCAGATTTACGCAATGAACAAACTTGGTTTGGCTGAGAGTATTATTACAGATAAAGATCCTTATACAATTATTATAGGCAATGATGTTGATTATGATGATATTGAATCTGAGTTGTTAATTTCTGAAAAGACTTACTTTAATGGAAATAATCACGTTGATACAGGTATCAAGTTATTTGAAGAGGATAAGGATTTCGTTATTGCAATTGACTATGAATTCTTAGATGGCAATAAGGCAAATGCTGTATTAGCACAGTGCTTCCAAGCAAATGGTACTAACGGTTTCAAACTTTGGTACAGTAACAGTAGTGATTACACCGGAGCGAAACTGACATGGGGTACTGCATCTGATAATGTTGTTGCAGCAAATAAACGTGAAATCATCGTTATCCGTCACCAGAAGGGCAACAATAATCTTGTTATTTATAAATCTAATCTGGATGGCAACAGTGTGCTAAGTTCTACTTTGACAAGAACCAAGACAACTACTGGTACAGGTACATTGGTATTTGGTTCTGCTAGAGCGGATGATGGCATATATGAAAATCATGCCATTGGTAATATTAACTGGGCAAAGATTTGGTATAAAGATTTAGGTGATGATGTTTGTCAGTCACTGGCAATGTGGACACATGAATCTATTACACTTGAAGCTTGTGGCTTTAGAAAATATTACTTGTCCAATAACACATCCAAGAGATGTACATTCAGTTTGTTGGCCTCTCATCTGTTAGGTAGAACAAGCAAGTGGAACAACTCTAATGTAAATAGCGGCGGTTGGGCTAATTCCTCATTGAATACTTCTCTGAATACCAGATTGTATAATGCTATGCCTAATCAGATTAGACAGCTACTTCAGCAAGTAATTGTATACTCTTCTGTTGGTAATATGTCTACAGAATTGAGTTCTTCCAATTGTTATATTACAATTCCGGCACTTATTGAAGTAGATTCTACCAAGAACACAGAACCATATAACAGTGAAGGAACAGCTATTTCATATATGAATACCAACGCTTCTAGAAAACGTGCATTTGATGGCGGTGATTATTATGGTTATTGGTTGCGCTCTCCTAATACAGGTTACGCGAACTATATCTGGCGTGTTGATAAAACCGGTTCTGTGGAAGGAATAACCAATGCGTCTGGTCACGATGGTAAGCCTTTAGGAGTGTTGATTGAAATTTCATTTTAAATTATAGAGGGTAGATTTTCTACCCTCTTTTACGAGGTGATAAAATGTATTACAAGGTAATAAAAGATAACAGAGTAATTGACGTGCTTGATCAACTCACTTATTTGAAATGGCAAGAAAAACACCAGATTATGGTCTTGTGTGATGAAAACGAAGCACAGGCTATTTTATCATCTGGAAAAGAAAGTATTTGGCATGAGAAGACATTGTATAAAGTGCCTGTTGATGAGCCTAAGTTTGAAACTGTTGAGTTAATTGAAATCGATAAATTTGAGTATGAACAGTTAAAAATGCTTAACGGCAAAACCCCAGAAGAAATTATTGATGCGTTTATGATTTCTTTATTAAAAGAAAATATTATATAGAGGCCAAAATGAATAACAGGAAAATATATTGTTGCTATTCTGTTCCGTTGATGAAGTTTTTAACGGAAGAGAATCATATACCCTATGATGTCGTTGGACTTAATCCAAACAGCCATAAGACATTCTGGGGATTTATTAAAACAACTGAATTAGAAGAAGCATTAAAGAGATGGAAAAAATAATTCCATCTCTTTTTTGATGATTTTTTTGAATATTTTGAGGTAATAATACAATGGATAAAATAGTAGATAAACATATAGACTTAAATCAATTTCCACAAGATAAACAAGGACATATTTCTTGGAAAAATAGTATAGGTGTAATCGCTGATTTTTATTATTATGGCGAAAAACACACATTAAAAATACTCGACCATGGAAATCCTACGTATGAGTTTATAACAATTCAAGTTGATGATATGCCACCAGAAACAGTAAGATCAAAAAAGATAAAATATTTACTTTTTGATAATTTGTTTTATAAACCTAATTATCTTTATAATGTTGGCGATGTTGTAAATGGTTCTATAATACTTGAACAGCTATATTTAAAAAGAACTGAAAATAGTACAAAAAAAGAAAAGTTTTATAGGTGTCAATGTTTAGCAGACGGATATGTATATATTGTGCATGAATACGAGCTAAAAAATGGAAGAATGTGTCCAAAATGTGTTGGAAGGGTTTTAATTGTTGGATATAACGATTTAGCAACAACAGATCCTGATATTATGAAATTTTTATTAGATAAAGAGGATGGGCATAGATATACCAGAGGTTCACACAAATATATATGGGTTGTTTGTCCTATTTGTGGGTATGAAAAATTTATGATAGTTGAAGATCTTGTTCTCAATGGAGGTTTGTCATGTCCGAGATGTAGTGATGGTTTATCGTACCCAAATAAATTCGCATTTGATGTATTTATGCAAATTAGTGAACAATATCAAAAATATGTCACAGAGTATTCTCCTGATTGGATTAAACCAAAGAAATACGATCACTATATTTTATTTAAAAACGGTAAAGAAATTATTATTGAGATGGATGGCGGATTTCACAATGAAAGACAAGGAAAATATGCCGCGAAATATGACAAATATAAAGACGATCTTGCAAAGGAACATGGAATAGATGTTATAAGGGTAGATTGTTCTTATAACAAAATTACAAAAAGATTTGATTGTATAAAAACTGAATTTATTAAAAACCTAAATCAGCATTTTGATTTATCTAATATAGATTGGGAATCCGCTGATGAAGCTGGTATTTCTAACAGACTTGTGGAAGTAGTAAATTATTATAACGAACACCCATTTATGTCAAATCAACAAATCGCAGATTATTATCATGTTCATGTCGTCACCATACGCCATTATTTGACTGTTGGTGAAAAACTTGGACTGTGTACATATGTTAGGTGCGATCCAAATAGATGGAAAACTTCTATACCATTAGCACTTTATGATTCTAATATGAATATGATAGGGATATATGTATCTTCGAAGCATATGGCAGAATGTATGAAAGATAAAGATTTTCACGCAAGCTCTATTAAAGAAAGCTCAAGAATCGGCAAGCCATATAAAGGCTATATTATAAAGCGCATAACATGGGATGAATATGAAGATTTACAAAAGGTACTTTAAGATAAGGAGGCGGTCATATGAGGGTTTTTATAGAATCTTTAAAACGTTTGTATGAAAAACAAGAAGTTTCTGAAGAAAAATTATCAGAACTAGCTTCTAAAGGAATAATTGATGAAAAGGAAAAAGATTATATTTTAGGAAAGGAGGAAAACAGATGTACACCATATTAGTTAAAAATGATGATACACTTATTGCTACCAATAAGCAGAACATTATGCATCGTTCATCTTTAGTTAGACAGTTGCGTTTTCTGGTTGATCCAGTATATGCATCTAAAGGATTAAATATGGCAGATTATGTATGCGTATTGGAATACAGAACGCCTATTAGCAATAGATACACTCCTGTCGTTTTGACTCCTTCCGAAGAATTGTATAAAGAAAAACTGGAATATGTATTGAATATAGATACCAAGATTACTGGTGAAGTAGGTCTTGTAGAAATGCAGCTTAAATGGATGACTGTAGACATGTTGGCTAATGGTTCTTTTGAAGAGGCTGTTAGAATTACTGGCTCTACTACCATTGAAGTACTTCCTATCAATAAATGGAGTGACTACATTGCAAGCTCAGATTTAGATCCTATTGTGCAGATGGTATTAACCAATCAGGCTCAGGCTGAACAGCTTAAGTTATATGCAGACTATTTACACATGGCTAAGGCTGACAGTATTAAGTATGATAAGGAGACTAATGAGTTGTCTCTTATGGGTTCTGGTAACAAGCTTGATTCTGTAACTTTAGAGGAAAGTGATTGTGATTGCGAAGAGGGAATTCCTGCAGTTGATTTTGATGAAGGAATTGTACCAGTTAAACCTGATGAGTTTGATAATGTTGTAGAGTTTTAAAATACATATACAGATGAGGTAATGGAGAACCGTTGAGTAATTGACGGTTCTTTTATTATACAAAAATACTATAAAGGAGGAAAACAAATGGCTGATGAAATTTTAAGGTCACGTCATGCTTTTGGATCTAGTCAAAATCTTGAATCTGCAATATCCGCAGGCAAAATCGACGCCTATGATATTTTGTTTCTCGATAGTGACACTGACCCCAAAATCGGATGGTTAGACAAGAATGGCGATTTAGTTTTAGTCAAAGATGAAAAAGCTGATTTAACAGAAGTTAAGGCTGGCATCGACAATCTTGAATCTGGTTTGTCTGATTTGGGAATCGCTGTTGACAAGAAAGCTAACGCTGACGAAGTTGATGCCAAGATTAATGAGTCTGTAACTGAAGCTGTAGATTCCGCAAATGCTTACACTGATGAAAAGCTTGAGGCCGCATTGGCTGAACATCTTGTCAAGAAGTACGAGATTTCTAACACCCCTGAAGGCACTCTTGTAGATTACAGAGAGAGTGAAATCAGAGTTATGTGTCCAGAAGGCTCAGTATTTACTAAACAAAATGTTGGTTCTACTGGTAATGCAAATATGTATTACATGGCTTTTAAGGCTTATGCTCCCAAGGGTGCTGTAAGTTTTAAAGAAGGTGACAGAGGCGTTATCATTGACGAAATGTTTACATTTGACAGTGAATTTGCTGGTACAGATGAGCATGGCAGAAATTATTCAGTGTGCTGGTTAGCACTTGCGTCTTGTGATGCTTCTGGTACATGGACTTATTTTGGCAAGAATTCCACAACTGAAAAATATATCGGTTGGGATTATGTTGTAGAGTGGTTCGATGCAGATGGTGTAATTATTGCATCTGATGGCATTAGAATTAATCTTTCTAACGAAGATTGCCACTTTGTCAATGAACCTTACTACATTGGTAAAATTATGAAAGAAGTTGACACAAAAATTGAAGAAAAGATTGCAGAAGTAGAAGCTGCATGGGAAATTGTTGAGTTTTAGAATGTCCTAATGGTGGAGGTGCAATATGGCAGATATAAATATCCAATCTGTTCCAAAGCTAGTTGCAACTACATCCTCAAGAGTAAGATTGTTGCCGATTAAAGACGGACAACTTGTATTCATACAGGATTTGGGTCGTATTGCTTTTGACTTTAACGGCAAAAGAGTCTTTTATAATCAGATTGTACAATTGGACACAGAAGCTGAGAGATTAGCCTTAAACGAACCTCTTTCTGGTTATTATTTTATAATTGACGAGGCCACCCTCTGGTTTTATAACGATGGATGGATTCAAATTACCGAGAGACCAAAAGACATTATGTTTATCGGTACTGAATTACCGGCACTGGGGCAGAGAAATAAACTCTACGTGGATACTGATGATAGAGAGATTTCTGTATGGGATGAAGAAAATGGTGAATATATCACTGTTGCGAACTATACACGAGAAGCCACTGTAGCAGATATTGAGAGTTTATTTGATTAAACATAAATTTAAAAAACTAAATATTTTAACTTACTAACGACACCACTAATTAAGTGGTGATTTTTAATTACAAAGGAGATTATTACTATGGCAAACACAAAGAAATACGTTTCATTTGACAAATTAAGTCTGTATGATGAGAAGATTAAGAAAGTCATTACCGATGGCGACGCTGCCTCTCTTGCAAGCGCAAAAGAATATGCTAATTCCTTAGCTACAAATTACGATCCCGCTGGTTCTGCAGCTACCGTACAGGGCAATCTGGATACTGAAATTGCTCGTGCAAAGGCTGCTGAAGAAGCTAATGCTGCTGCTGCTAAGCAGGCTCAGGACGAAGTAGACGCTCTGGAACTGGTTGTTAAAAACATTCAGGAAAATGCGTATGACGATACCGAGATTCGTGGTCTGATTTCTGGTCTGGATACCAAGAAAGCTGACAAGGATCAGGTTGCTCTTGACATCGCTGCTGCTGTTAAGGTAGAAGAAGATGCTAGAAAAGAAGCTGTTGCTGGTGTTCAGGGTGCGGTAGATGCTCTGTCTGGTACTCATGCAACTGATAAGGCTGCTCTTGAAGGCAAGATTACTGCTGAAGAAACTCGTGCTACTGAGGCAGAAGCTGGTCTGGCTTCCAGAATCAAGGCAATCGAAGATGACTACCTTGTAGAAGCAGACAAGACTGCACTTCAGGGTAAGATTGATGAGAAGGCTGCTCAGACTGCTCTGGATGCAGAAATCGAAAGAGCTACTGGCGTTGAAGAAGGTCTGCAGAATCAGATTAATCTGATCATGAACAATCCTGATACCAAGGATGTTATTGACTCTATCACTGAGTTCACTCAGTACATCGCAGACCATGGTGAAATCGCTGATGGTTTCCGTGCTGATATTGACAAGAACAAAGAAGACATCGCTGCTATGGATACTGCTTACAAGGCTGCTGATTCTGCTCTGTCTGGCAGAATTGACACTCTGGAAGCAATTGACCATGAAGCATACATTGCTGCTGATACTGCTCTGAAGAATGAGCTGAACGGTGAGATTGCTAAGAAAGCTGACTCTTCTGCTCTGACTTCTGCTGTTGAAGCTCTGGAACAGGCTGATGCTGGCCAGGTAGAGAGAATCGCTGCTCTGGAAGCTAAGTTCACTGGTGAAGGCAGTGTAGAAGACCTGATCGAAGACGCTATGCAGGGAGCAATTGACACTGCAGCTGCTGATGCTACTTCTAAGGCTAACACTGCTGAGAGCAACGCAAAGTCTCATGCTGATTCTCTGAACACAGCAATGAACACTCGTGTTGAAGCTCTGGAGGCAATTGATCACGAGCATGCTAACAAGGCAGAACTTGACCTGATTGTTTCTGGCGATAAGGCTAAGTGGGACGAGGCTTATGGCAAGATGCATGAACATGCTAATAAGTCTGTTATCGATGGCATTACTGCTGAGAAAGTTGCTGCTTGGGACGCTGCTGAGGGTAACGCTAAGACTTTTGCACAGGGTCTGAACGACGCTATGGATACCAGAGTTGCTACTCTTGAGACATGGCATGCAAATTTTGTTGAGTGTTCTCAGGAAGATATTAACAGCCTGTTCGCTTAATTTAAAGGTAATTTATAGCCTATAGAACAATAAAAACATATTGGGAGAGTCCTTAATTGGACTCTCCTATTTTAAAATATATTTCTAATAATTGTGTGTAATGCGCAAACATACAATTATTAAAAATTTAATATTCAAAAACGAGGGATGTCCAATGAACCAAGATTCAATAAATGAAGACTCAATGGATGAAAAGGATGTACTAGATTTTTTAAAACACGCCCTTGGTTGCACTTATATATCAGACCTACGAACAGCACAATATAATGAGCGTGCAAAACTAATTTTAGACAGAATAGACATGAGATATTATTCTCTAAATTCAATCAGGCAAGCGATTGATTATCTTTATTCCAATGCGTGTTCTGATTAAAACAAACAATAAATTTAAACTGATTTAAAAATAAAACAAATGAAAAATTCTCTAAAAATTCTAAATTTTTAAATAGAAAGGAGAACAAATATGTCAAACGAGACAAAAAAATTTGCTGGCTTGGAATCACTCCAAGCTTTTTTAGATGGATGTAAAACATTATTTGCATCTATCACGCACAAACATACAATGTCGGATATTACTGACTATACAGTAGACGAAGCACTCTCCGACTCTTCTACCAACCCAGTACAGAATAAAGTAATTAACGAAGAGTTTGATGCGATTGCTGATGCTATGGGCGCTCTTGAACTGGCGATTGACAGTAAAGCAAACAAAGAACATGTACATGACGCATATGAATCTAAGGATGATGCTCAATCAAAATATGATGAATTATCAACTGAGAAGAAAGATAAAGATATAATTGTTACCTATGCAGACAGCACAAGAACAACTACAACCCATACAAGTCAAGAAATTTATGCGGCAATTAATGAAGGAACTACTGTTTATTTTAATAATGGTGGCACTAATTTTCATTATTTGGAGGGAGCACCAAGTGTTGTTAATTTTTATAATTGCTTTTATAACAATAATGTTATGCAAGCAGATGTATATGAGATTCGTGGAAATAAAATTACTAACACTCATTTCCAAAATAATATTATTAAACAGTCTGATATAGATACTTCTGTTAATAATCTGAAGAATGATTTGCTTAACGGTGCTGGTGATGCGTACGATACATTAAAAGAACTTGGTGATTTGATTGATGATAATCAAGACGCTATCGAAGCACTCGAAAAAGTAGCTGCTGGTAAGGCTGATAAAACACATAATCATGATGATAAATATGATGCAAAGGGCGCTTCCACTGGTGCATTAAATGCCGCAAAAGAATATGCAGATACATTGGTTTCATCAGTAGCATATATTGATTTAAATGATAATACCTCAGTTACATTAACAGTTGATTTAGATGAATTATCATCATTAATTGGGGGTGTATAGTATGGCTGATTGGAAAAAGATTGAAGCGCAAATCCATACACTTATTGACACATCTAATGCGGTAACTGGTGAAAACCATAACAATCTTACTGATAGTGTGAATGAACTTGTTAGTGGTTATGGTCAAGGTTCTGGTTCTGGTAGCACTACTGTAAGATTACAAAATAAAACAGTAAGTCCTACTATTTCGCAACAGACAGTAAAAGCCGATAGCGGATACACTGGATTAGGAACAGTAACTGTCGATGCTATGACTACAGCAACTCAAGCTACACCAAGTATTAGCGTAAACTCTAGTGGTTTAATAACTGCAAGTGCAACACAAAGCGAAGGTTATGTTAGTGCTGGTACAAAAAGTGGGACTAAACAATTAACAACTCAAGCCGCTAAAACTATTACTCCATCAACATCATCTCAAACTGCTGTTGCAAGTGGAGTTTATACAACTGGTGCGGTAACTGTAGCTGCTATTCCAAGTAGCTATGTTCAGCCTAGTGGAACTTTAAATATTACTACAAATGGTACACATAATGTTAAAAATTATGAGTCCGCATATGTTAGCATATCAAGTTCTAATACTGGCGGAATTGATACATCAGACGCTAATGCAACTGCATCACATATCCTTTCACCTTATACTGCATATGTAAAAGGCGAAAAGGTTACTGGTAATATTGCTACTAAAACACAAAATGATTTAACAGCAAATGGAGCAACTATTACTGTTCCAAGTGGATATTACGCATCAAATGCTACTAAATCTGTGTCTACAGCAACGCAAGCTACTCCTAGTATTTCTGTAAGTAACAGTGGTTTAATTACTGCGTCATCTACTCAAACTGCTGGATATGTATCTGCTGGAACAAAATCAGCAACAAACCAACTTACTACTCAAGCGGCTAAAACTATTACACCTAGTACAACAAGTCAGACAGCAGTTGCAAGTGGTGTATATACTACTGGAGCAGTCACAGTTGGAGCAATCCCAAGTGATTATGTGAAGCCAAGTGGAACTATCAATATTACAACTAACGGAACATATGATATTAAAAATTATGCTTCTGCTATAATTAAGATTGAATCTGGAAGCGGAAGTGGTGGGAATACTGGCGGTGGAACTACTTATCCAGACGGATCTTTCATTCCAGTTAAATCTTTTACAGATGGAAAGCAATATGCATTAGTAGCTTTAATTGATGGTAATTATCGATATATTAATACTACTACTTACAACAACTACACTATGAACGCAACAGTTATTAATGTTGATGAAAACACTGGAAGTTATATTGTATTTGAATCGACTCCAGTTTTATTTACAGCTGTTGCAAGCGGTAACGGTTTCTTGTTAAAGAATGGAAACAGCTATTTACATGGTACTACTTCAAGTGGTACTGCATTAAGAGTTGGTACAACACAAGCCGTATGGACAGTAGATGCTTCTGAAAATGGTGGATTCTCAAGTGGAAAATATCTTGAAAAAGAAGACCCAAATGCTGTTTGGTTATTTAACAACTCTGGTGGATATGATTGGAGTATTAAGTTCGAAACATCTGGTAGCTTCGGTTATGACAGAAATGGTCGTGACAATACATATTCAACTGGATTTACTCCATTTATTTTATGCGAACTTGCTGAAGGCGGAAGCGATGCCCCATCTGGCGATGGTGGTGGAAATGATACACCTTCTGGTGGAAGCGGAAATGGAATTGAACTTCCAGATACTATTGTAGCTGGTGACACTCCAGTATTATCATCTTCTACTCTTGCACATACTTGTAATTCTACAACCGCAACAGCTACCGGCATTTCTATTACAGTACCAAAAGCTGGAACATATAGATTTAAATTTGGATGCGGTAGAACAAATACTTCTGGTACTTGGACAACACAGTTGTATAAAAATGGTACAGCTATTTCAAACGCTACTGCCACATGGAGTAGTTACCAAGGAACATGTAGTGCAGATGTTCAATGTGCTGCTAATGATAAAATTGAAATTTATGCACAATCAAGAAGCACATCATATCGTTCTATAATTACTCAATTGGTGGCTTGTATTGATTGGGATAATGGATTCTAAAATATAAAACAAACTAAATAAAAATGATTATTTTATTAAATAAATTTTTTTATGAGCGCTAGATTTCTAGTGCTCTTTTACTAATGAAAGGAGGAGTTTTTATGTCTTCAACAGTAAATGCTGGTTGGTTAAAAGATAATAATGGAGATAAATTTGCTCCTAAAACAATAGCTTCTCAAGTTGTTACAAATGATGGCATCTCTATTGAAACTGTAATTAATGATAAAGCACCTTTATCACACGGTAATCACGTACCCACAACAGAGACAGCAAATAACGCTAAATTCTTGAGAAATGATAATACATGGCAAACAGTAACGCCATCTAATATTGGAGCAGTTTCACAAAGCACGTTCGATTCGCACGATAGTAATACAACAAAACATATTACAAGTACCGAGAGAACAAATTGGGGAACTGCTTATACTCATTCACAGTCTACTCATGCTCCAACTAACGCACAAGCAAACGTGATTGAAAGTATTAAAGTTAATGGAACAACTCAGACTATCTCAAGTAAGTCTGTAAATATTACAGTTCCTACAAAGGCTTCTGATATTGGAGCAGCCGAAAGTTCTCACGGAACACACGTATCCTACTCTTCCACTGCCCCGGTAATGGATGGTACCGCAAGTGTAGGTTCTGCTTCTACAGTGGCACGTTCTGATCATAAACATCCTACTGATACAAGCAGAGCGTCTAAGACAGAATTTGATACACATGATAGTAACACAACAAAACACATCACATCTACAGAGAGAACCAACTGGGGTGCTGCTTATACACATTCTACTTCTGCTCATGCACCTAGCAATGCACAGGCAAACCAGAACGCATTTAGTAATATTGCTGTAAGTGGACAAACTACTGTTGCTGCGGATACCACAACTGATACTGTAACATTTGCCGGAAGCAATGTTAGCATTACAACAAATGCAAATACAGATACAGTGACCTTCTCTGTAGCAGATGGTAGTACAAGTGCAAAAGGTTTACTTCAATTAACTAATAGTACATCAAGCACATCTACAACAACAGCTGCGACTCCTAGTAGCGTTAAGTCTGCATATGATTTAGCTAATACAGCTAGTACGAATGCGTCTAGTGCACAAACCAGAGCAGACGCTGCTTATACTTTAGCAGAAGGAAAAGTCGATAGTTTATCAGACTTGGGCATTACCGCAACAGCTACTGAACTTAACTATGTGGACGGAGTAACTTCTGCAATTCAAACACAATTAAATGCAAAAGTACCTACTAGTAGAACAGTCAATGGAAAAGCATTATCATCTAATATTACATTATCTGCATCTGATGTGAGTGCTTATAGCAAAACAGAAATTGACAATATGGTATTTATTACAGTGGATGATATTGACACCATCTGCGGTACAAATATTCAAATGGCAAGTGAGGTGATGTTCTAATGAGTAATTTAACAAATGATTTAGTAGTTGCCAATAAAGGTGATTTGATTGCTATAGCGGATGCTATTAGAGCAAAAGCTGGTACTTCTGATAGCTTAAGTTTTCCTGATGGGTTTGTTGAAGTTATTAATAGTATTTTAGTGCAAGGTGAAGAAAGTAGTCCTTGGGTTATAACATCAGGAGATGGTTCTAAATTCGGCGGTGAAACGAGAGAATTGTCTTTGGATGCATATACAAAACTGACATGTACTCCAATTCTTAGTGATACTAATGAGTACAAATTAACATTTCAAGGTGTAGAATATTTTGCCACAGGTACATCTTATAGCACTTATACGCAAGTTCAATTTACTGGTATACCAATAGATGGAAATAGTACAATTACTGCTAATTTTCCTTTCCAAATTTACAGTGATTATATTAGAATACGCCTATCTAAAGGCACTTGTACTGGCACTTGTAAGCTTGAGTCTTTTAAATCTGCTTAAGCAGGATAATATATAAATAATAAATTAAGGAGGAAAAAATAGATGGCAAATACATCAATTTTAGCCGCTTTTGAAAGAATGTGGCAACATGTAGTTGCTGCACTTGGAAATAAAGCAGATACTGGACATGGGCATAATGTAGTATCTACTTCAGCAGATGGTTTTGCTCCTAAGAGAGATGGTAGTACTACGAAATTCTTAAGAGCAGATGGTACATGGGCAGTACCTTCTAGTGGCGGTAATACTGCTACTTATGGTGTTGCAACCTCTTCTACTCTTGGTCTGGTTAAGTCAGGCACTGATATTACAGTAGATTCTAGTGGTAATGTCTCTGTAAAGGATGATTCACATAATCACGTAATTTCTAATATAGACAATTTACAGTCTAGCTTAGATGCAAAACAAGCAACTATTACTGGTGGTGCTACTACTATTACTGGTTCTAATTTAACAACAAATCGTGCTTTAATCTCTAATGGTTCTGGTAAAGTGGCTGTGTCTGATGTTACTTCTACTGAATTAGGATATTTAGATGGAGTAACATCGAATATTCAAACACAATTAAATGCAAAAGTACCTACCAGTAGAACGGTCAATGGAAAAGCATTATCATCTAATATTACTATTTCTGCTAGTGATATTAGTGCTTATACAAAATCAGAAATTGATGCTATGACAAATGTGTTTGAAAAAGGAGACATTGTGGGACAAAACTCTAAGACATTCACATTACCAGATAGATTCGCTGGTATTTTGACAGTAGGCAGAGCAGACAAGGGATTTTTTGCTGTGTATTTCTTAGATTATTATTACACAATTTCAACGCTCACAATAACGGGTTCACCTGGAAATTATTACAATGTCACTAGAAATAACAATACATTAACCATATCGGTTACAGACACAACATCTGTAGCATATATGCTAATGGGTAAGTAGGTATAAAAGAAAGCGATATAAATAAAAATGACAAAAATTTATTATAATCTCATTATTAAGGATTTAAAAACTATTGACGATGTTCCCGAAAAATGGAAAGCGGAAGTGGAAGTAATACGCCTATCGGATTAGATGTTAATGGTTATCCAATTTGGAGTAGACCAACTGGAGCGCATGACGCATACAATGTAGGTGACATTGTTATGTACAATGGCGTGAAGTATGAATGTCTGATGGATGGCAATACATACAGCCCCGAAGAATATCCTCAGGGTTGGAAAGAACTGAATTAATGAACAAGTAAAGGGCATCCTGTGGGATGTCCTTTCTTATTAAAGGAAGTGTTTAAAATGAACGAAAAAAGGGAAAAGAAATTTGTACCGTTCTCAAAAAAGAACATTATCTATGCCAGATTGGAGGCCTATGTTTTCAGTCTTATTTTGATCGGCCTAGTTATAATGGATAAAGATGTTTCTGCTATTGCTATTCTTCTATCTTTGGCATGGGCTGGTTACAGGGTTTTACAATGTTATTACATTTGGCTCTGTAAACATGAACACTTGATGGACAAAAAGATCGAATACAAAAAGATGGGATTAGATACTTCTGATTTGGATTACGAAATGTCAGAAATTGAATCCGAAAACTTTGATGTCGAAGTTTATTAAATTAATTAGGAGCAAAAGGACAATGAAAGATAGCAAATTATACTGCTGCTACTCTGTTCCGCTTCGAGATTTTTTGATGAGCAATGGACTGCGGTACGAGATTTGTGCCAAGAATCCTAATTCAGATATTTTGATGTGGGTATTTATCAGAACGGAGCAATTAAATACATTATTAGAAAAATGGAGCCGGTCTACAAAATAGATTGGCTCTTTTATTATGCAATTTTTTAATGAAAGGTTACTAAAGATATGGGTTTATTAAGTACTGAAGTTGAAATAGGGATAACCGGTAAAACTGCTAGATATTATGAACAATTGGGATATGACATTCCTAAATATTTCGATAGACATGGAGACTTGCGTGTAAAAAATGGCACAAAAATTACAGTAAAAGTAAACGATTTATCATATGGTAGTAGTGCGAAAGTTGATGTTGAATGTGATTGCTGCAAAAATAAGTATCCAATGACTTATAGTAATTACAATAAAATTAATCATCATGATGGAAAAATTTATTGTAAAAAATGTGCCATTTTACTATTTAACACCGGCGAAAATAGTTCTTGTTATAAAAAGGACAAAACAGCTGAAGAAAGAGAAGGAAAAAGACTCTACCCAGAATACACTCAATTTGTTAAAAAAGTTTTAGCAAGAGATAATTATACATGCCAATGTTGTGGCAGAGATAATGCGTATATGGAAGTTCATCATTTAGATGGTTATGATTGGTGTAAAGATAAGCGTGTAGACGATACGAACGGAATTACTTTATGTGAAAATTGTCATTCTAATTTTCATGCCATTTACGGTAGTGGCAATAACACAAAAGAACAATTTGAAGAATGGATTGGATCACCGTTGCTTGAAATAGACAAATTTAATGGAGAAATTTCTTCTGCTCGAAAAATTTATTGCTATGAAGAAAATAAAATTTATAATAGTGCCACAGAATTTATTAGAACATATAAGCTTAAAGCGGTTTCTACTGTCTATTTTGTTTGCAACCAACTTCATCATTGTAAAACTATAAAAGGAATGCACTTGTTTTGGTATGATGAATATATAAATATGACAACAGATCAAATAGAATCACGAGTTTCAAACAAACCTATTAGGCGTAATAAAAAATTAGTCATATGTTTAGAAACAAATATGATATATGAATCCATCAATGTTGCTAGTAAAGAAATGAAAATACATGATCATAGTATATCAAATTGTTGTAACCATAGGCAAAACTATGTGATAAACCAAGATGGTAAAAAAATAAAAGTAATGTTTTACGATGAATATTTAAATCAACTCGAAGAATCAGCTTAAGCGTGATTCTTTTTTATTTCAAAAAGGAGAATTAAAAAATGAAAGAAAATTTGTTTAATTTAATTATGGCACTGATTCCGGTTCTTGGAGCAATTGTTACTTACTTTGTAATTCCTTATATCAAGACGCTGATTAGCAACGAACAGTTAGCACAGTATAAAGAATGGGCAGATATGGCAGTAAAATGTGCCGAAATGTTATGGAAAGAAAGTGGTATGGGTGCTGATAAGAAAGCTTATGCCGTACAGTTCTTAAGTGACATGTTCAATAAAAACAAAGTAGTAATTACCGAAGAACAGTTGAATATTTTAATTGAAGCAGCCGTTCTTGAAATGAATAGAAATAAAGTTAGCACAGAGTCAGTTTAATACTGGCTCTTTTTATTACATAAAAAGGAGTGATACCAATGACAAAGATATTAGGAAAATCTGTTGCGACTGCAAAACAAATGTCTGAATACCTGTTGTCTGTAAACAAGTCTCCAAAGTTTTCTAGGAATATTTCTGCACTAGAGTTTTGTCAGTTATTTCTTGACGTATGTGCCAAAGAAGGTGTCCGTGGAGATCTGGCATTTGCTCAATGCTTAAAAGAAACTGGAAATCTAAAATATGGTGGTGATGTTTCCTATACACAGAATAATTTTTGTGGATTAGGTGCTACTGGTGGAGTTCCTGGTTGTGTCTTTTCTTCTATTGAGGAAGGGATACTGGCGCAAGCACAACATTTAAAGACATATGCAACTAAAGATGCTCTGAACGAACCTTGTGTAGATCCCAGACGTACCAATTGGTTTGTTAATACAAAAGGTGGAACTGCACAGAATTGGGAGGATCTTGGTGGAACCTGGGCTGTTCCTGGTTATAGCACATCAAAATACGCTTCTTTAGAAGCAGCAAACAAAGCAAAAGATAGTTACGGTTATCAGATTGTTTCTATCTTAGATAAGATTTTAAAAATTAAAGTAAAGGAGGAAACAAGTATGTCAAATCCTATTATTGCATTATCTGCTGGACATGGCATGAATACTGCTGGAAAAAGATGCATGAAAGCTATTGACCCTAATGAGACCAGAGAATGGTATCTTAATGATAGAATTGTTGACAAGATTGAGCAGAAACTTAAAGCGTATAATTGTACCGTAATTAGGGTTAATGATACAACTGGTAAAGTAGACACACCATTGGCAACCAGAACAACTACAGCAAATAATAAAAATGCAGACATTTATATTTCTATGCATCACAATGCCGGTATTAAAGGTGGAACCGGTGGCGGTACTGTAGTTTATTATTATCCTACTGGTACAAACAAGCAAATTGCTACAAATTTATATAACCATATTATTGACCGTACCGGTTTAAAGGGTAATCGTGGCACTCCTGTTGCCAGTACATTAACATTACACGAAGTTCGTAAGCCTAAGGCAAAATCCTTTTTAATTGAAAATGGATTTATGGATTCCAGAACAGACGTACCAATTATTTTAACAGAAGCCCATGCAGAGAAAACTGCCATTGGTGTGGTTAACTTCTTGGTTAGTTACTTTGATTTAACTAAAAATGGTACAGTTGTAAATACTTCTACAACCACTAAAGATTATTCTTTAGTTTTCAATGCTACATATTACGCAAATAAATACGCTGACTTAAAGGCTGCATTTGGCACCAATGCTACTAACCTTTTAAATCACTTTAAAACTTATGGTATGAAGGAAGGCAGACAGGCAATTGAGTCCTTTAATGTTCAAGTTTACAAAGCAAATAACGCAGACCTTCAGAAAGCATTTGGAGAAGACTTAGTTAAGTATTACGAGCACTATATGACCTATGGTCACAAAGAAAATAGAAAGACTGTATAGGTGGTGCTATGGGAGAATTACTAGCACTTGCAGAGATTGATTGGTTCCAAGTCGCAATCGGTGTAGTTGCGGCTTTATTATTTTTTAAATTTGTGGTCTCTACATACGAATGGTTTGCAAACAAATATGGTTTTGAAACTAAGAAAATGCGTGAGAAACGTGAGGATCATGAGTTGTTAATCACAACATCACAAAACCTCGCAGCATTGCAAAAGAAGCATGACAACGATGAAAACCATCTGGAGACTTGTCTTGCATCTTTTATAGCAGAAACCAAAAAGGAAAACGATGCTTTACGAGCAGAAATGAAAATGTTTGCTCAAAATCGAGCAAATGATAGACAAGTTTCTATCGACAGAGAAAAACGATTGAATGGTCGTATTGATGATATGGCTGTGTGTGATAAGTCTAGAGACGAACATATTGAGCATATTAACGAGAGTCTTAAGAAACTTACAGACCTTGTAGTGGAAAAACAGATTACCGACTACCGTTGGGAGATAATTAATTTTGCTTCGGCAGTATGTGATAAAAGACCTTGTACAAAGGAAGCCTTTAAACATTGCTTTTCAACCTATGAGCATTATGAAAAGGTTCTTGACGAGTACGGCTTAGAGAATGGCGAAGTTGAGATTTCAATGGAGATTATCAATGAAGCTTATAAAGAAAAAATGACTAATGGGTTTTAATATTATCCCACAATACTAATGAGAGCGATCTAAAATGTTTTACAATGTTTTAGGTCGCTCTTTTTTTACTTTTCCCGGATGCCTGGCATACCCTAACATGCCATGTGTCTATTAAGTTTGATATTTAATTTTAAACAAATGAGTGCCTATGGCCAAGCGTTAAAATCCACAAGTACGGATGTTGGAGAATTAAGCAGACTAATTGGTGGACTTACTCTTGAACAGGCTCAGAATGCTTTGTCTACAAAGGGACTTTCAAAGGATAAGATGGCTGAAATATTGGCAAACAAAGGATTGGTTGCTTCTGAAGCTGAAGCAGTTGCATCAAAGATTGCGTCCACTACTGCTAATGGAACTGCTACGTTTTCACTGAAAGCTTACACTATTGCCATTTGGGACAATATAAAAGCAATGGTTTCATGGATGTTTAGTAATCCTGTTGGATGGATTCTGGCAATAGGTGGCGCAATAGGAATTGTGATTGGCGTCTTCAATCATTTTAATGATACCATTGATGAACAAAAAGAAAAGATAGCCGAACTAAGTGACGAATATCAAAAAGCTGTTGATGAATTGACGACTCTTGGTGACGAAATAGAAACAAATGATAAAAGAATAAAAGAACTTGTTAAAAAACAAGAAGATGGAACCATTACTCTTATTGAAGAAGACGAACTTAAGAAGCTTGCTTTGGCTAATAAACTATTAAAAGAGGAAGAATATGAAGCAGAAAAAGCAAAACAAGAAGCTGCACTAAAGTTAAATACACAAAACAGAGAAACGTTTAATCAAGAATATGGAACAGATTTTGACACAGCGCTACAGGCAAAATCAACTGAACCATTTTTGTATGGCGCTACTGAATATGAAGCAGATTCATTGACAAATAAAGACTTATTAACAACTATAGAATCTATGAATGCTTATATAAATGATGCCATTAATTTTGGTGATGAAGAACTTGCAAATTCTTTAAAAGAAAATCAAGACGAACTAGTAGAAGCATTAAAGACACGCTCTTCTTCTATTCTTTCTGGATTCCATGATTATCAAAAAGAACTATCGGTTGTTATGAATGATGATGGAACTTTTGATGATCCAAACGATCAGGCAATGTGGGATTGGATTGAAAGCTGGAAGAAAAAGATATATGAACTAACCGGTGACTCTGGTGCATGGAATACAATTCAGATAGAGACAATGGTAGATTCGGAAACTATTAAGACAACTCAAGACGAACTTGTAAAACGATTAAATGAAGGAACTTTAACAGAAGAAGATTTGTCCAATTATGATGGTTTAAACGACGCGTTACAAAATGCAAATTTAATTCTTCAAGAGGGAGAATCTCCAGCATCTGTGTATTTACAATACTTAAGAAGTATATCTACTTCTCAGGGAGAAGTAAATAAGACCAAACCAGATTTTTCATTTAATGATTCCAATAGCGAAGTTATAGACAATTATCAATCACAATTAAATAATCTAAATGAAGCTTTAAATGGATTACAAAGTGGATCTTTCTCAAACAATGATTTGGTAGATTTGTTACAGACATTTCCAGAGTTGGCAAACAAAACTGGTGACTTGTCTTCTTCGATTCAAGAGCTTATTGATGATAAATTTGTAAGATTGAGAAGTATACTTGCAGAAGAAGGTGCGTCTCCACAGATACTAAAGATGTTTTCAGATATGGCTAAAGAGGTTAAAAATTTCTCATTGGATAATATCTTATCTCAGATTACAGACTCTCGTAATCTACTTAAAGAAGCACAAGATGAATTAAAGCAAACTAAAACCATCACGGTTGAGACACTGCAATCTATTGCTACTGCTTATCCCAAACTGAATAATCTTATTAATGATTATATGCTTGGAAAGAAAAATGAAAAAGATATAATAGAAGCTTTACAGAAAGAATATAAAATAGACCTGGATAATTATAAGACTTATATTCTAACTAAAAAGGCAAATGATACTTCTTTCTATAAAGAAATCGTAAACGGTTTATCAGAGGATTTAATCAACAAAGCAAAGCAATATGGTGTGGAGTTAAAGAATTACAAAGATTACAACGAAGCAAAGCTGGCAATTGATAAACAGTACCGGTTAAAGAAATTTGAATTAGAATCTGAAATGAACGACTTCAAGGATTTGTATGCGAACTTTAAGCCAGGTACATCAGAAACCATATTTGGACTCAAAAATCAGAAACAAAATTTCACAGATGATTTTGAAGAGGTAAGGAATCCCAAAAACTTTTTAGAAGAATTTGATGCGGCAATTAAACTGGAAATACCAGACTTTGATGTTGATTTTCAAAGCGAATTTGAAGACAGTGAAGAATCAATAGATTGGGCAGCAAATTCTATTGAAAATCTCACACATAAGATTAATGGATTAAATGATGCACTTGAAAATGAGCATGTCTATAAAAAGCAATTAGAATTAACTAATGATTTGATAGATGCTCAAAAAGATTTACTTGGCCTACGTGAACGCGCAAAAGATGAATATTCTGATAGATATACAAAATCTTTAAACAAACTGAGTGCGCCAGAATTGGAAAAATATAAACCTCTTATAGAAAGTGATACTGCTCTCTCACTTGAAATGTTTAAGGGAGAAAATCAAAAGGAACTTTTTGACAAAGTGTCTGCAGCACAAACAGCTTGGAAGGCATATCAACAAGCTTTATTGGATTATCAGAATCAAGTTGGAGTTGTTGCCGATACACAGACTAGCAAGTATGAGTTAAAGCAAGGAAAAATTCAGGGCAGGATTGACCGAAAAGAAAACAAGAAGAACGACATTCAGAATCAGATTGATATCCAAGAGGCTGAACATGGTTATGCTGATGAAAGTCTTTATCAAGAAAAGATAGATCAAAATGATAAACTTATTATTGACTATAACGACAAATTAGAAAAAGCATATACTCGCCGTCAAAAGATGGAAGATAAATATGGAAAGTCTTCTCAGAAATATTTAGATGCAGATAAAGAAGTCCAAGACCTGGAAAATAGCGTTGCTGGCTTAACACAGGAACAGATAGAACTTAATCGTGCTCTCTTGCAATATCCAACTCATAAGTTAGAAGAAACAAAGAAACTTTTAGAAGAACAACTTAAAGATGCGCAAGAGTACAAGGAGAAAATATCTGACGCCATTTCCGGTGCCTCTGAACTTGTACAAGGACAAATTGATTATTATACAAAATTAAAGGAAACCACCGAAGAAAGTTATGATACTCAAATTAAGAATATACAAGACCAAAAAGATGCTTTGACTGAAACAAATGACGAATTAAAACAGCAATTGGCTTTAGAGGAAGCAAGATACAATCTTGACCGTGCTATGAACCAAAAGACCGTCAGGGTTATCAGAAACAAAGAATTTGTTTATGAAGCAGATGCTGGTGCTATACGTGATGCCCAAAAAGCTTTAGATGATGAACAGTATAATACTGCAGTAGCTTTTTTTGACAAACAGATTACAGACCTCGAAGATGAAAAGGAAGAAGCCCTCAAAGGTATTGATAAACAGATAAAATCCTTAACAACTTACAAGGAACAGATCGATAATATTATTGATGGGTATGAACAAGTATTAAAATTACAATCTCTTATAAGCATGTTTGGAGAAGATTCTGTACAGAGGGTTCTTAGTGGCGATACTTCTATTGTACAAGAAATGGGCACCGACTATGTTGATGCTGCTTCGACAGAAAAGACATTGCAAGAACAGATTGATTTGTACGCAGATGAGATTGAAGCAATTGAAAAATATGCTTTAGCATGGACGGGATCAAAAGATACCATTAAAGATGTTAAGAAACAAATTGAAGATATTGTTAAAGATACCGAAATAGAGTCTAATGCCATTGCAACAAGAAATGATGCTGCAAAATCTATTGCAACAGAATGGAACACAACTCAGCTTGGTATTGCAACAGAACTTGGTCTCATTGAAACCGGGCAAATGGATGCCAAAGATAATGAAGAACTTATTTTACAAAAAAGATTAGAAACACTTAAAGCTTTTGCAATAGAAGCAACAGGCTATTTGAACGAAATTACTACTGCTCTGGGCGCTGCTGAAAAATTAAAAACAGGTTTTAATAACAAAGAACCTTTACGAGTTGGTGCTGGTGCAATACTCATTACTAATCCTCAAGATAGTCTAGAATTTCATGATGGAATGAAATCTGGATATGTCGGTGATCAAAAAACTAAAGATACTTTTAAACATATAACACTTACAAAGCTAAAACCAGATGAAGTTCCTGCGGTTCTCCAAGTTGGTGAAAGCGTACTTACAAAATTACAACAGACAAATATCATGGACAATATGAGAGCCGCCTTTATAGCGGGAGCAAAATTGCCCAATGTTCAAAATACACAAACAGCCAATCACTCTTCTATGCCCTCTGTGACACTTAATGGTGACATAGTGGTACAAAATGTGAAAGATGGAGTGGATTTGGCATATAAGATAAAATCCGAATTCTTGACCAAATTAAGTCAAGAGCTATATAAATAACATTTTATAGGGGAGTAACGTTTATTGTTACTCCCCTTTTTTTACTCTGGGGGAATCATATGAATGATAATGAAATGGCACTCAGTATTTTGGTAAAAGGCATTGTCTCTACCGTGAAGCAAACCATTAACCAAGCAAAATTTAATAAAGGCATCACCGGGCGTGTGATAGGCAAAATTGATGAAAATCATTATATAGTACAAGTAGCAGGACAGACATATACTGCCCTTAGTAGATTTTCCTACCAGGTGAATGATGTTGTGAAAATCATTAAGTGGAATAACAATTTTAGCGAACTTTATATCATCTATTAAGGAGGGATCTGTATTGAAACCTAAATTCATACGAGGTAGCGATTATGCTTTTGATGCTACCACAGAGCGTATATTTGAATATTCTTGGAGTAATTCAAACGTGCAGTCAGTTGGAAGTATATTAACTGTAAGGAACAATTCAACGGATAAAATTGTTTATACCGGAAAAACGGATTCTTTACTTTTAAAAAGCGTTCTACCTGCAAACACTCTTACTAATGGCACATTATATAACGCTACCATTCAAGTTGTTGATAGGAATAATAATATTAGTACAGCATCAGATCCTGTTTTATTCTATTGCTTTACACAGCCAATTATTTCTATCACTCTTACAAACGACGAAGTAATTCAGAATTCATCTTGTGCTGTCGGGATTATTTATGAACAACCAGAAGGTGAAGAACTACAAGAGTTTAAGATTAATTTGTATAACGGGTTCCGAGAATTAATTTACACTTCCAATATGAAATATGACCCATCTTCTACTGTTACATTAAACAATCTGGAAGACGGCATGGCATATTATGTAGAAGCAATTTGTAACACCATTAATTACATGACTGCAGAAAGTGGACTGATACGTATTAATGTAGAATACATTAAACCAGACATGTATGCTTACATATCAGTGGAAAATAGATTTAATTATGGAGACATAGTATTTACATCTAATCTTGTTTCTGTGGAAGGACGTTCTGAAAATCCAAAATATATAAACAATGAATACGTAGATACCATAAATGGAACTCAAGTAATATTTGATGAGAATTTCTCATTAGATAATAATTATAGTCTTGTTTTAAAGGGATACAACTTTCAAAAGAATAAAATTTTTATGACGCTAAAGAATAGAAATAATGCTATTTCTTTAAGATGGCGAATAACTGAAAGTAACCAGTACTATGTAGAGGTTTCGTCTCAAACAAACAATTTAATAAACATATTTATGAGCAACCATATCATATACACAGATACCATAAAACTAAAAATCATGGTGCGTTGTGTTGATCATCATTTTGATATTTTTATACGGGAGGATGTCACATGATATTTTTAGGTAGTACATTTTTTAGTGGAGACCAGTGTGGTGATATTAGTGCAGTAAACGCTTCAAAAATAAACTCTGTGACATTACAGAATGGTATATATGATGAATTATTTACTTCAAAGTCCACTCCAATAGATATGGACAAGTTGCCATTGGAATGGAATTTTGATACTGTTTTTTATGCTTTGTTCCAGAACAATTTATTAGCTGGCAACATTGGATTTGCCATAGACACTATTACTTCAATTCGTATCAAACAACGAGAAAAAGGAACTTTTGCATGGACAACAATAATTGATGTTCCTATAAAATCTATAGAGGACTTGCAATTCATTCGCTCTTATCCTTATTGTAAGGGAAATACTACATATGAGTTCTCCATGTCTCCTATTCTTAATGGAAGCATAGAGGGAAATTTAAATATCATAGAATGCGAATCAGCTTTTAATGGCGCGTATATAATTGAACCAGAAGCAGCTTTGCATATATTCTTAAATTATCAGATGAGCCAACAAAGAGAAAGAAGTGGTACGGTTATACAAACACTTGGCAGACGTAAACCGTTTTATATTTCTAATGGTCAATATAATTATGATAGTGGTTCAATTAATGTTACATTTATTCAGATGGATGACCAATGTGAGTTTGATTTGAAAAACGGAGCTAAGTATAGAGAATATATAGATGATGTATTGTCTGATAATCTGCCGAAGATTTTAAAATTGGATGATGGTAGGATGTGGATTATTGGAATTACAGATGTAATCTCGCAGTCTGATAGTGGCACAAAAATTCCTACACATACCATTAATTGGACAGAGATTGCTGATTGTAATGATGCGTATGATATGTATGTGAATGGTTTTATAGATACTTTTGTGGAGGTGTGATATGGCATATAACATACTCCAACAAGACATTGATATATTATTTCAAAGTCAAAAAGAAATATTCTCCAGAGTAGAAATTCTCGATGTCAATTATAAAACGCTGGTAGGAATTGAAGGCATTTTAATTTCAGACTCCTATTCCATTGACGCAGAATCAGATATCAGGCGGTCTTATTCTTGTGAAATACATCTAGAACACGATTCTTATTTTATTGATCAAAGATACAAATTAATGACCAGATATATTCGTCCGTATATTGGAATTAAATATATTAGAACCGGAGAAATTATTTGGTATCTTATGGGGACATTTTGTTTTGTAGACACCAGTTGGAAATACGACTCTTCTTCTCACACATTAAGTTTGTCATGTCAGGATTTGATGTGCTTGGTAAATGGAACAATAAATGGAAACGCAGCAGATGCGCAAATTAAAATTGTAGCGGGAGAAAATGTTAGAGATACTTTTATTATTCTCCTTGATGAGATGCAAATTAAAAAATATCTATTAATCGGAATTGATAAATACGTTCCTTATGATTTGGAATTTAGTGGCACTACATATTATGAAATTTTCACCAAGATGTTAGAATTATATCCAGGATATGAAATGTTTTTTGATATTGATGGGACATTTGTTTTACAGAAAATAAAGACAGGAAAAGATGAAGACCATTTAATAAATGACGAGATTATTCAACCGTTATTGATTTCTGATAACGGTTCTTTTTCATTTGGGGAAATCTACAACCATATTAAAGTGTATGGCCAATTAATTGAAACAGACAGAGATTCTATTTCGTGTACTTATATTGATAATGTTTACAATGCAACTTTTGATAAGCTATCTGCATTAGAAAATAATACAACATATTCTATTACTATCCCATCTTCAAATAACGCGAATGCAAAGCTTAACATAAATAATCTGGGGGCAAAAGACATTGTTATTGATGACGGAGCTATCATCACAAGCAGTACAATGCAACCGGGAAAATATTCTTTCCGATACAGAAAATTGAAAGATGACTTTTTGTTATTGGGAAAATATCAAGTGTTTGGAGAAGCTTGTAACCGCGATCCTAACCATCCATTTAGTATTAATACATTAGGATTTGAAAAAGTAAAAGTGTTACAAGACTCAGAATATGAATCTCTTTATTCCGACGATTTAGCAAAACAGATGGCAGAATATGAATTATACTTATCATCAAATTTATCAGAAAATGTTTCATTGGAAATGATAAATATTCCTTGGTTAGATGTAAATTACAAAATAGAATACACATCAAAAAATTTCAATGAAACAAACAGTTACATAATTAAATCAATTAGTGGAAGTACCTCTTCTGCTACCATGACAATCTCTATGATTAAATATTATGTTGATTATAGAGAAACATAAAGGAGAAAATAAATGGGAACAATATATGCAGATTTAAATTCAGACTTCCCGGATAAAGTGTCTACCATGACAAGAGTACAAGACGTATCCGCAGCAATGAAACCTTATGTAGATGAATACTATGTATATTATAACAGAGGTGATTTTGATCGTGCTAACGAGGTTATAACTGCGCATCCAGAATTGCTTAATATGATCGTTAACGCAAAAATATTTAACGACTTAAGAGATGAAATAATTGCTGCGCAGAGAGTTTTCAAAGATGATGTAGAGAGTTATATTTTTAATGTAGTCAAGAACAAAGGTGACTGGAACGCATCAATAAAATACATAAAATATAATGTTGTTTATTATAAAGTTGAAACCACTAGATTTCCTTATTTAGCAATTGCGGATAATATTCCTATTGGTTCACTGCCCACTGATATAAATTATTGGTATCCTCTTGCCATAAAAGGAGAACAAGGAGAAACCGGATTAGGATTAACACCAAGAGGGTATTGGAATGATAGTACACAATATTATAAAGATGATATGATCGCTTATAACAATGTATTATGGGCTGCATTAAGTGATAATATTAACTACCTGCCCGCAGAAGGTTCTACTGTATGGTTAAAGATGCTTGCGTTTAGTGCAGAGTATTTAACTTACGATAATTCGAAAAGCGGTCTTAAATCTGTTATGATGCAAGATGCAATTGATGAGGTAAATGTTAAGGTAGACGATTGTTTTATATCTGTCAGTAACGGAAAAAGTTTAGTTGCATCTGCGATTACTGACAAAGGAGTTACTACGGATGCAACTGCTACTTTTGCTACTATGGCAGGTAACATTGATAACATTTCTACTGGCGTAGAAACATATGATGCCACTGCGATTGAATCGGATGTATTAAGTGGAAAAACTTTTTATAAGGATAATCTTAAAAAAACCGGAGTGATGTCAAGTATAGGTAATGCTACAAAAACAATATCAACAATTAATGATGAATCAACTGGTCGTAATGACAAGATTGTAAATATGTTTGTAACAGATGGTGACGGTGCAATACAAACAACATTCATACCACCACAAGGTTATTATGATGGAGTTAATTCAAAAGTAAATTTAAGATTATGGGGTGTTACACCTGCAATGGTAAAAACAGGACAATCCATAGGAAACGTAACTAATCCTTGGTTAACTGGTTCTTACACAAGCGATGGTACAGTGAACGCTGGTGATATTTTAAATGGAAAAGTTGCTTATTCTAAAGGAAACAAAATTACTGGTTCCATGGCCGTCCGAGATTCCATTACCTCCGCAGTGAGTATGGTGATATCTTCGGGAGCTTTATATGTGAGACTTACTCCAGGTGCTTATTTGACAAATGCAAGTTCTGGATATCCTGAAATATCAATACCACAAGCAACATTAGCATCTGCAATTGGTCTTACAGCAGATAAAATTGTTGCAGGACAAACCATTTTAGGTATTGCTGGTACTGGATACGGTAAATGGGCTTAAGGGAGGTGAAAAAATGTTAACAGCTTCTCAAATGATTACATTAAAATCAAAAATAAAAACAGAAATGCAAAGAAGAAATGGTTATGGTTCTTTAAGTACATTTGCATCAACTACATATGATTTTACAAATACTCCTTCTTCTAACGGAACTATTTATGCAGAACAAGGGCAGAAAACAATTGATTTACTATTAAAAATAAAAGATATAAAAGGACTTAAAAATGTAGTACAAGGAGAAGATATTCCAGGGAATTATATAACCCCCGATTTAATAACAATGGTTGATAATTTAGCAACAGAAGCTATGACTGGAAGTTCTTCTTGTAGAGGTGCATGTACTGGTTTATGCGTTGGTACTTGTACATCTTCTTGCTCAGGTTGCAGTTCTTGTAGCGGATGCTCTGGCTGTTCTGGAGGTTGTGGATCTGGTTGTTCTAAAACATGTGAGAACGAATGTAGCTTAGGATGTATGACAACATGTGCTTATGGATGTGGTGAAGATTGTACATCATCTTGCGGAATAGGTTGCTCTTCTACTTGCGGTACAGCGTGTAGTTCCAACTGTTGGGGAGCATGTTCTTTCATATGCTCTACATCTTGTAGTGGTTATTGTAAAAGCGCCTGTAGTTCTGCATGTATGGGATGCTCTGGGGAATGCCAAGGCTGTGATGGATGTAGTGGATGTTCTGAATCGTGTGCTGGTCAATGTACTGGCAGCGCTAAAGCAAGTCCTTGTTCCGGATGCGGTACAGATTGTACATCCTGTTCTAGTGCATGTAGACGTGCATGTGTAGGCTGTACTTCCGGATGTTCTGGTTGTCAATCAGGATGTAATGATGCTTGCTCTTCTGGTTGTATGGGTTGTTCTGGCGGTTGTTCTAATATCTGTGTTGGCTGTGACGGTGCTTGTACGTCTTCTTGTGGCGGTGCATGCAAGACTCAATGTGGTTCATGTTCGGGTACGTGTATGGCAAGTTGTTACGGTTGTTCTGGGCAATGCCAAGGTTATTGTGGAGGCTGCTCCGGGTGTAGTAGTGGATGCTATGGATGCTCTTCAAGTTGCTCTTCTGGATGTTCAAAATCATGCAGCTCAACATGTTCAACTACATGTTATAGCAATTGTACTAGCGGTTGTTTTGGAACGTTAACAGGTTCCACTTAATAAAAATTGAATATTGAAAAATAATAAAAAAACCTTAAAAGGAGAATGATTATGAGAAAAATCGAAGTTATTAATTTAGAAAGTACACACAAGGAAGCAGTTGATTATTTGGCAAGATTAGCTTATGAAGTACAGGCAAATAAAGATGTTATTACAGAGTTATTAGAGAGAAATAAGGATAATGTCATCTTTTTAGATAGTCCCATTTTTAACGAATATCATAAACGTTTTGAAAATGCTGTTGCTTCTTCCAAGATTGCTCAAGACGAATTTGCAAATAACGTTTTGCCTGAAAAATTCAAAGGGAATACTAATGCAGTTTGGACTTTAACCTATAATACATATGAATTGCATATCGAATATAATGAGTAACAATCTCATGAGTAAAAGGAGAATCTAAATGGCCAAAGTGAGTATGCAATATCAAGATATGATTGCTAAATTATATCCCGAATTAGCTAGACAGGACAATCCGGAATTGGGTAACAATGACAAGACGCTGAGCAGAACAATTACATTTCAAGTGACTGATGATTGCAATCTTGCTTGTAAATATTGTTACCAAATTAATAAAGGAAAACGAAGAATGTCTTTGGATACGGCAAAGAAATATATAGACTTATTATTAACTGGAGAAAAAGGGATGAAGGAATATCTCCATCCTGAAAACTCTCCTGCTTTGATTATAGAATTCATTGGAGGAGAACCATTTCTAGAGATTGAATTAATAGATCAAATTTGTGATTATATGTTTGACAAAATGATAGAAATGGATCACAAATGGTTAACCATGCATACCTTTAGTATTTGTTCCAATGGTATTTTATATTTTGATCCTAGAGTACAAAGATTTTTAAATAAGCACAAAAATCATTTATCATTCTCTGTAACAATTGATGGAAATAAAGAGTTGCACGATTCTTGCAGAGTGTTTCCTAACGGAAGTCCATCATATGATTTAGCAGTCGCTGCAGCAAAAGATTGGATGAATCAAGGCAATTATATGGGAAGTAAAATTACCATTGCGCCGGGTAATGTTGATTATTTATATGACGCAATAATACATATGATAGACATGGGATATGATGAGATAAATGCCAACACTGTTTATGAAAAGGGATGGGATTTAGACTTAGCAAAGAAATTTTATAAGCAACTAATTAAGATTTCAGATTATCTGATCGAACATGATTTGTATGATAAATTATTTCTGTCTTTGTTCAGTGAGGACTTCTTCAAACCAAAATTAGAATCTGAAAATGAAAATTGGTGTGGAGGAACAGGTCTAATGTTATCATGCGATCCTGACGGATATCTATATCCTTGCATTAGATATATGGAAAGTTCATTAGGTTGCCAAAGAGAACCTTATTGCATTGGTAATGTCGATGATGGAATAGGAATTACTGAAAGTGAGATTCAAAAAATAAAATGTTTGAACTGTATTACCAGACGTTCACAAAGTTCAGATAAATGTTTCTACTGCCCTATTGCTAGCGGTTGCTCTTGGTGTAGTGCTTACAATTATCAAGAGCTTGGAACCGCTGATGGTAGAGTTGATTATTCTTGTATAATGCATAAAGCAAGAGCACTAGCTAATGCATATTATTGGAGCAACATTTATAAAAAAAAGAATAATAATAAGATTTATAAATTATATTTACCGGACAGTGAATCTCTGCAAATAGTCTCCCAAGAAGAGCTTGATACACTCAAAAATAATCCAAATATAGAATACGTTAACGACTATGATACATATTTTATAGATAACGAGTAAAAAAATTAGGCTCTCACTTATAAAACGGTGAGAGCCTTTTTTACTTTTCTATTTGGTTTTCATCTCTAACATTTTCTGCACATCTTCAATTGTAAGACCGCTATCTTTAATTGCTGCCCAAGCTTGTCTCATTTCCAAGTCGTCTTTTTCATCGTATAAATTTTGTAATTGTGATTTTAATTCAGCGAGATGTTCTTCCGTTGAAGCAATTTCTAATTTAGTTTCTTCGATTCTTTCATAAACTGATTTTGATTTTCTTGCCATAATGATTCTCCTTTATATTTAAATAGTTAATAGGTACAAATTTATTCTGTATCAAATTTATCTTTTAATTTTAAATACATTTGATATAGTTCTTCGTCTGTACTGGATTCTTTTGGAGTCTCTTCTTTGTTGTTTAAATTAAGAACCAGATCACTAGCAGTTTTTATTTGTTTTAATGCTTCTACGTTTGTATGAGTGTATATATTTTCTGTTCTAATCGCAGTATGCCCGGCCATTAAAGCTGTGTTAACTACATTTGAACCAGGAGCAGTATTTGCTAATGTAATAGCTGTATGACGTATTGCATGTACGCTTAATCCTTTTTGTGTTACTCTTCCATCTGGCAATACAGTTTGTCTTACATCTCTATCAACTCCAAGCTTATTACATAATTGTTTGAACTGAATTTCAAATGCATCCATGGATCTCATTTTGCCACTTTTAATATAAGATGGGAACACTAAATTCATAGGATTGTGTCTGCATTTCATTGCCGTTTGTTTAATCATGTATTCAACAATTTCTCTGGCAAGAGGTGTCATATAAATTATTCTCTGTTTTTCATTCTTAGGAATTTTTATATATTTTTCTAACCCTTTCGTTTTGTCATTGTCTATGAATCGTTCGCTAACAGCACTTCTAATAATGATAATATTTTTCTCAAAATCAATATCATCAATTGTTAATGGCAATAATTCTTGACCCCTCATCATCGTTTCTAAAATAAGAACTACGGCAGCACTATATTCAGAAACATTATTTTTGTATGATTCATAGAACTTGGCTATGTCCTCGTATGTAAAAATTTCTTTTCTAATTTCTGTTTCTTCTTGTCTGAAAAATTCATCTTTCTTTTCTTTTTTAGTTCTAGCAAATGCAGCGTAATCTTCTGCTAAAAGCGACTTTCCATATAAATAAGTGCTAAGTCTTTTACAAAGTTGAATAGGAAGCGATGCTGTTTTTCTACTCTTTTCATGTATCAATGTGTCAAAAAACAATTCGAATTCAACGGTGTTGATATTACTCAATTGCAATTTACTAATTTTATAATTGTAGAAATTAGCATTCATGGTATAAATATAGCTTTTATACGATGATCCAGTAAGTCCGGGCTTTACCTCCTTATCAATAAATTCTTCCATGTACGAGCCAAATGTTTTTGTTTTGTCTATTTTTATCATAGCATTTGCTTCGAACATTTTTTCCCATGCGAGTAGGGCTTGTTTACATTTTTTTATTGCTTCTTTTTCTGTTTTACCTTTTCGTTTAATACGTTTAGGTTTTGCCGAGCTTGATTCTGGGTTTATGTATTTACTTTGTATTATACACTCCCAACTACCGTCTTCTAATTGCCTGGTACTACCCTCTCCATTTGCATTTTTTGTTGGTTTACTTGCCATTAAATCATCCTTTCAAAAAGTGATATTTGAGTGATAATCAAAAGTGATATATATACATTATAAAACATAACAAAAGGTCATTCAATTAGCAAAAATTACTAAATTTGAATGACCTTTCATGGCTTTTTAACACTTTTTATTGTTGAACATTAACAAAGATTTTTATATTACTTGTAATTAACAATCTTGCCGAAGTCGGGCTTCAGGGAAGCGCCGCCTACCAGACCACCGTCGATGTCAGCCTGTGCGAACAGTTCGGGAGCGCTGGAAGCAGATACGGAACCGCCGTACTGGATGCGGATTGCAGCTGCAGTAGCGTCATCGTAGATTTCAGCGATGCAGTCACGGATTGCCTTACATACTTCCTGAGCCTGCTCAGTAGTTGCAACCTTACCGGTACCGATAGCCCAGATAGGCTCGTAAGCGATAACAGTCTTTGCAGCCTGCTCAGCGGTAACGTTCAGGAAAGCGATCTTGATCTGCTGACGGATGAAGTCAATGGTAACGCCCTGCTCTCTCTGAGTCAGAGTCTCACCACAGCAGATGATGGGAGTAAGGTCATGCTCGATAGCCTTGAGAACCTTCTTGTTAACGGTCTCGTCGGTCTCAGCAAAGTACTCTCTTCTCTCGGAATGGCCGATGATAACATACTTAACGCCGGCATCTACCAGCATAGCGGGAGAAATCTCGCCGGTGAAAGCACCCTTCTCCTCGAAGTACATGTTCTCAGCACCGATGTTGATGTTGCTGCCCTTAGCAGCTTCCATAGCGGGGATGATGTCGATAGCGGGTACGCAGAATACTACGTCAACTTCATCATTTACTACAAGGGGCTTTAAAGTATTTACTAATGCTACTGCCTCACTGGGAGTCATGTTCATCTTCCAGTTACCGGCAATGATTTTCTTTCTTGCCAT